GTCGGCAAGAATCGAATAAAAAATGGGCAAGGTAGTTAGCCTTGCTAATGGTGTGTGATTGCGCAATTATAGGCAGATGATTAGGGCAGATGATTAGGATTCCCCCAATTGCCAGGCATTAGGCGAGCTATTACCCTCCCATTGCATCGCTTTATCAGTCGCTATTCCAGCGCATATGTAGGACCCATACCCTCCGCTTTACCACTTAGGCAAGCGGGTATTAGTAGGCGAGCTATCACGCTTTACCCGGCCATCCCTACCATATCCCCCACCATCCTGGGCAGGCATTCCTTGATAGCCCCTATCACTACTAGGCTTACTACCCATAGCACTAGGCATAGGCACACCACTACTAGACATAGCACCATTGGTCCTATCACCTAGGCTAGGCATACCCTTACCACGCTTACGCCTTATAGCCTTAAGCCTATTACCCAACCGCGCACCCGCACTCTCATTGCACGTACCATGTTCAATGCGGGTAGGCCCATTGCTGCCACCCATGGCGACGCTTATCACATGGCCTAGCTGTAGTCGCTGCCATTTGTACATAGGGCGATTACAACGTGGGCAGGGTGAGCCATTAACCATTGCGTCAATAGCCCTAGTCCTGTCCTTTCTATGCTCATATCCATATTGCGGCTTACCCATGGGTACACACTCCATATCAGATAGGCAGGCTGAGAGGCTAGGCAGGCTAGCTCCATAGGCAGGCTGAGAGGCTAGGCAGGCTAGGCACATAGGTATCGTTACCTAACCGTGACATACTGGGTATGTAACGAGTGAACACCGTTAACTTTTGAAAAGATTTAGTCAGTCAGGATTCCAGACTTACCGCTGTATGGGCCTGAGAGCAACGCTGGCACTCTGAGAGTAAGCGTGTGCAATGCTAGCTACACGGTGCTGCCGCACCGGGCGCACAGACCGTCTGAGAGCCGCGCACCCGCTGAAAAGAAGTTTCCGAGATCCCTTGACAAACCCCAAAATCCTGACTAAGATGGTGCGTAGCACCACTTAGACAGCCGGGAGGCACACAGAATGACTCGCATCGAAACTCTAGCCCAGAACATCCGCGATGCATGGAACGCCGCGAATGATGACCAGAAAGCACGCGGAGCGGTTTGGTACACGGTCGCAAACCAGCTAGCGGAGCAAGTGGGGAATGGCGACGTTCGCAAGGGTGCCGGAATCATAAGCGCACTCTCACCGCGTATGCGCTGGGAGCGCAACGTGCAACTCGCAATCGACGCAATGAATGGCAAAGAGGTTCGCGGCCTAGGTGCCAGCATCCGTAAGGTCGAAGCCATTCTGAATGGTGCCGACCCGGAATACGTTCTGCCAATGGGTTCCAAGACGGGCCATTTCTACCGCAACATGGTTGACCCCACGGACACGGATGCCGTTACCGTCGATTGCTGGGCATACCGCGTGGCAACTCGCGAATGGAATGCCGCTGGCCCCAAATCAGCCAAGGATTACTCAGAGGTTGCTACGGCTTACCGTATCGTCGCGAGTGAGCTAGACATGATCACAAACCACGTGCAAGCGGGCACATGGAATTGGGCACGCGAGAATTCGCACTAGTCCAAAACGTCACAAGGTGCCCCGGTAGCGATACCGGGGCATTTTGCGTTTCTGGGCTGAGAGGCACCTAGGCAGGCTGGCAGGCTGAGAGGCTAGCTGAGAGGCACCTAGGCAGGCTGGCAGGCTGAGAGGCTAGCTGAGAGGCACCTAGGCAACGCTGTGAGGCTGAGAGGCTGGCACGACGTACCCTCTAGAACGCGCTGAGAGCGACGCTAACGGCATAGAACCTAGGTCTAGGCACATTGTCTAGGGTCGCACGTTTCAAGCGCTTAGAACGCTGTGAGGCTGGCAGGCTGAGAGGCTAGGCAGAGTGACCGATGCAACCAGGTACGAAACGCTGTGACCTGCGGTTATGTAAATCCCCAGAGTATTTTCAAGATTCTTTTTAACGCTGTGACCTGCGGTTATGTGGTGGATAACGCTGTGACCTGCGATTATATACCCGATAAAGGATTTGACCGATCCCTTGCCAGGGCTTACATTTATGAATGTAAGGCAGTGAGGCGCCGGGCAGGTTGCAAGAGCCGGAGCTAGAACCGAAAGGCCAGCAATGGCGCGTCGGATGCTCCCAGACTTTGACCTTAGATGGGTGGCCAGTATCCAATCGCTAACCTTATGGGGTAAGTACAAAGAGGTTGTCTGGTTTACTAAACCTGAATGCAGTCTTAGGACGTAAGTTACAAACGGGTAAGGGATGCTAGCAATAGCGCATTAATGACCGGGCTGGTTCGATTCCAGCGCTTACCGCTAGGCGGAATATCCGCACCTAAGTCCCAAACCTAGTTATCTGTCGGATGTAATTCTAGGGGCGTAAAACGGGTTCCGATATTCCGCTGAAAGTGTCCGCACTCAAGTAAAGGAATTCGCGTAATGCGTAGTGCTCACCTCCATCCGCGAGGTTTGAACAGTACCCACTACATGACTAAGGTTATGGAATTGGTCGAAGATTCCCGGCCATGCATCCATATCTTCGTCAACAATTTCCCGCTGGCAGTTCTCATAAGCATCATGGTTATGGGAACACTCGGAATCTTCATTCCTGCTAAGCACTAAGGATTGGCAGCGCGTGGTTACGTAGGCTGTAAGCGTTGCGACGCTTACGACATTCTAGCGTCTGCCAAGTAAGCATTACCGGGCTAACGGTTCCTCGCAATTTGAGGATTGGGTTCGATTCCCAATAGCTCACTATCCCAATCCACCTAACTAAGGAAACACAATGTCCGCTAGCGAATGGAATGCCAAAATGCAGCGCGATGAAATGCGCCGTGTTTTCTCTGCCAAGTTCGTTATGGCCAATGGCCGTTACCCGACCAATGACGAGTACCCGGTCTAATGGGTGCCAGCGTCGTAAACTACGTCAAGTCGCATAGCGACGTTATCGACTGGGCAGAGGTTAATCTGTCCAGTACGCCCAGCGAAATTCTCTGGCAGGCATTCAATTGCACGCCTACCGGGGATGCCAAGATCGCTATTCGCAAAGAGCTTTCAAATCGAAAGGAATTCTGACAGATGGAGTACGTCGAATTCTGGGCTACCGGGCGTAATGCTCTGGTCCTGGTTATTCCGGTAGTGCTGACGGCAGTGCTAGTCATTCTGGCATTGGTGATCCTGTAATGTCCACCGCTATTGTCGGCGCGATATCCGGCCTAGTTATGCTCATAGGCTGGATATCGATTATCATCACACTCCGTAAGCCTGCCAATTCAACAGAAGAGGGTTAGTCAAAATGTCGAATTCATTCCGTGTCCAGAGTGACGTTCTTCCCGGCGCGGCTAAGCTGGCCGAGGAATGCAACGAAACTGCGCAAGTGCTTATGAAGATCGTAGGTGGCGACAATTCCGTCAAAACGTGGGCGCACCTAGAGGAAGAAATCGCGGACACCCTCGCCGCCATCGCGTTCTTTCAGCAGCACAATGCGACCGACGTTAAGGGAATTTCCCGGCGCGTCGAAATGAAGCTGACGCGCTGGAATGCGCGTCGCACGGTACGGCGTTCCCGTAAGCAGCGCGTTAGCGCGTGAGAATTGGCCCATATCCGGGTAATCCGGGTATGGGTCATTTTTTATGCCCTCGGTGTCAACCAAAGTTGACAGTCAACCTACGTTGACACGGCAACGCTGGGCAGGCTGGCACGCTGGCAGGCTGTAAGCCTCTCAGATCGATTCTAAGCCTCTCAGAGATCCGACCCTAGCAACCACACCAGGAAGGCTCCGAACGCCCGTTAGCGTTGCTCTCAGAGCGTTCTAGAGGGTACGTCGTGCCATGCGACCCTAGCGGGTAGCGCTGTGAGGCTGTCAGAGCGACGCTGGCAGGCTGGCACGCTGTGAGCTAGGCAGGCTGAGAGGCTAGGCAGGCTGGCACGCTGTGAGGCTGGCAGCGATTACGTAATGCCCCGATGCAATAGAGTTAGCGAATTACCAAACTGTCCCAATGCATCTTCGATAGTTGGCGGAATGACATTCTGTCCGCTGAATTCTCTGCGGATATTCGCGGCAGTCAGGAAAAAGAGTTTTCCTGTACCTGACGCAACGACAAATGCCGGTTGGGTTACTCCCGGCACAATCCAAGTATCATTTTCAAGCGGTGGCCAATTAGGCGGCGCAACTTGAGTAATGGTTGTGTTTGCGTTAGTGGTCGGCAACCACGTTTTAATTAGAACGTGGTTACCGTCACCGTCAATTGTTACGCCGTCCCATGGGAGCGATACGAGTACATAACTACCATCAGTGCTTAGCTGTTCAATTAGAACATTGTGCATTGCTACGTCTGCATGATTACCAACCGCTAGTGCCATAGCAATACGACCTTTCTTTTATCTACGTTTACTGGCAAGCAAATTGTGAAGACTTCCCGGCATTACGTATCCCGGCCAACGTTCATCATTAAACAAATGATATTCAGCATCGTTGTAAGTCTGGTCCACTAGTTGAGAACAGATCATGTGTTTTGTACTAGCTACATAATCCTTGAGACTATTAGTTGCTGGCAATAGGTTAAGCTTCTTAGCCGCAATAGCCGCATAATCTGGCCACGAATAGGGCGTACCTACATAACCATATGCCGCATTGACAATGCGAATACGTTGCGCAGCGGTGGGATTGATGATTCCACTCGACCATTCAACGTCTTCATTGTCATAATGCCAATCGGTTAGAACCGTGCCACCATTGGAAGCCTCGATTACCTTACCGTCACCAACATAAATTCCCGCGTGTTCATATTGACTGAAACCCTCACCCGCTGCCAATTGTGCTAGGCGGATAGCACCGCCATGCTTAAGCCACTTGCCAGTATTGCGGATGTTGGGATTCTTACCGTCGAAACTGACTAGAAAGAAATCACCGGGTTTGGCGTTGGGTGGAATCATTAGCGGTCCTTTGTGTATTAGTGGCCGGGCGAATTTGGGGAACGGTTACCACGCGGGTATTTAGATCCGGCGTTGCTTTCATTCCCGGTTCATTTGCGTATAGCGCGGCTAGCTGTTTATTGGCCGCTGATTTACTTGGATGGCAACCCATTTTCGATCCGTCAGAATCTTTAATCACGCCCCACGGTTTACCCGCTGGACATTGTTTAGTCTTGGCTACGTGATACGGCATTACAGATCACCTCTCAATTGGATCACTACGCCTGGAATGTGCAGCCATGCGGAATGTCCTTTAACGTAGAACAGACCTATCCTTAGATCGTGCGAGTCAATTACGACGCGCCGATTAAGTGAATGCCATCGAATATGTTTCATCGTTTGATTTCACAAACATCTGTTGAGCAATACAACTCACCTTCGGCCGCAGGCATTCCCGCGCTAGGTGAATACAGCAAATTCCAGTCAATAGGCTTTACGTTAGCTCGCATAGATTCCCATACTTCCCGCGATACGCGCTGATATGGTGCCTGCGCATAAACGCCATCCGCCATAGGCATAACGGACAGACTTTTAAGCTGTCCATCGAATGTCGCTAGCAATGCTGGAATCTGTGATTTCTCAGCTTCGCTAAACGTTACCGTTACCGACACAGAATTATCGGACCAATAGCGTTGGCACAGTTGCGCCAGATGCGTTTTTTCCCATATGGATACGTCGCGTTCCGATCGCATTTCCGGTCCTTCTACGGGAAGTGAAATAACGACGGTCGTGTCTGGATTCATTTGTGACGGTTCTACAGGATATCCGGCATCGCGCATAATCTGCACAATCGGGTTAGTAACATTTTCCCTAACGGTCCTAACGTAGTAGCCGGATTCACGCGGCCAATGACAGCCGGGAGTTACGCCAAACAATAGGCTAACGGTTCCGCTAGGCTTTACGGTAGTTACCTTAATGGATTCCCTAACACCCAACCATTCAGAGTATGTTTTGTCCCAATCGCGGATAGCCTGGTATCCGGCATTCTGCCACATTCGCAATTCAGACCAACCGCGAGACTCTACGAATTGTGCGAGTCCAGTCATGCTAGTTCCGATACGCGCATTGCGCCGCATTACCGCATTGGTTTCTGGCCATTGCGTCATTAGCAGAGTTACGCTCTTGCCATAGAGGTAAGCGAATTTGAGTGTACGTAGGTAATCGTCCATTGAATCATGGTGCGTTGGGTACGTTTCGACCAATGTGCAAAGTTCATTGTTTTCTAGCGGTTGCTCACCGCACGGATTGACGCCCATTGCGCGCTGATCACGATTATTAGGTTCGTCTGCCAGCCTGCCATACTTGCGTACAACGTCCAACCAGATAATTCCCGGTTCGCCATTAGACGCCATGCGTTCGGCAAGGTGTGAATAATCCTGCCCAGACTCCGCGATAACGGAATTGTTAGATGTGTATCCCCATCCGTCAGGTCCCATTCGCTCGGGGTTAATTTCCCAATCCTTTAGATCCAAGAATGCGATATCGTTAGCGTCACCCAAAGCGATTTCTGCGGATGATCGAACATTGGCGGCGACAACGCATTTACCAATCATGTTCATAACGTCCACGATATCGACAGATGACAATAGTTCGCCAGCCCGGTTATCGAGCATATCGCGAATTCGAGTGTGCAATTTGATTAGCGGTTCCGGCCCTGCCGACGTTCCGCCAAATCCAATGATAGGTTCACCCTCTGCGCGGATAGCGGAGTAATCAAATACCGGCCTGCGTTTTCCGCTTGTGAAATAGGAATCAAGCAATACGTCAAGAGACTTACACCATCCCTCGCGACTATCCTCAATTGTGCGAGTAAAGCCGCTAGGTGAATCCGGGTGATTCAATGTAATTTGGTTTGCGCCTCTTGTGTCGAATCCTACGCCTACGCCCAGCATTGACATATTCATCAAACGGCTAAACGGACTCGATAGCTCGTTATGCAAATCGTAGGTAGAAATGAATCCGCAATTCTGCAAAGCGCTGGAATCATTACGACCGTTAACGAATTCGGTGCCCATCATCCATAGACCGCGCCCCGGAGGTGACCACTTGCCATCGAATACGCGCTGATATGCTTCCTGTGCGCTTATCTGTGCCTGTTCTTCATTCCATGGGAGTCGCAAACGTCGCGTATGGTCTTTTTGAATGCTATACATTCCTTCGATAACGCGGCGCAATCCTTCGTAGAATCGTTCCTTAGCTCCATTGGCCTTGAGTCGAGAATACTTAGTAACCCAGGAATGTTCGCCCAATGTATTACCCGCACCCATAGGGAATCCCCAAGATGGTGTCTTATTCGCATAGGGCTTTACGAATTCGTCATGCAGTCGAAAACTTAGATATGGAAATTCATTGTCGCGTTCCCTGGATTCGCAATCCTTTGTGCGCTGCTTTGACCAATCCTTCAATGCGACTCCCGATCTTCTTTAGTTGTGTATTGCATGTTATTCGTAGAAACTCTCCGGCGTCTCAATTGGCGGAACTATCTTATGACTCTCAACGAGATCTTGCATAATCCCGGCATCACCCATAGCGCGATGATAACGCGATGCGAGATTGCTATTAGAGCCGGGCTTTTCCTGTCCAACCCATTTGCGATCCTTGGCACTACTGCCAATACTCGGATGCCACAAATGAATTACGCCACTGGGCACAGTTTTATGCGGAACGTATAGCGTGTCTAGCGCGTGCATAAATGCTACATCCTCGCCACCCCAACCGTAGAAACGAATATCCATTTTTCCGGCAATGGTGAAAGCTTCTTTGGGCATGATCTGAATAAGTGCGCCGAACCAGTGACCGATATCGGTTGCGGTGGATTGCTCCAATTGATATTTGGAAGGCTGCGCCGCAAAGAATCGCGGAGGGTCGGCCGGGTTAGAATTCAGAATTTCAAGTGACGCTGTTTCTGTCAATCGGTAGAAATGACGGTAAGGCATAAACCACAAACGATTACCGCGCTTGATTTCTTTTCTGATTTCCTTAGCACAGTACTCGATTACATCACCGGCCAAATAGCAATCGGCATCGAGAATTACAATTACGTCGCCTTTAGCTTTTTCCGCTGCTTTGTTTACTGCGGCAGTTTTGCAGAAAGGAATGTGATCATCGGAGCTGACGATAATTTCCGCGCCGGGTAGTTCATTCTCCCAATAGCACCTAAGCCAATTCCAGGTTTCTGCGCGGCGTGCATTATCGGCTCGGAATGGGACTAGCAAAGAAATTCCGTGGCCAGGCTTGCGCCGCCTATTGACAAAGACGTATGCCAGGATTATCAGGGTAATGATCATCCCGATGATTCCCGCTAGCTGTTCCCATGTCATAAGCTGCCAATCAATTTATCTAGTGTGCGGTAAGCGTCCCAAAGCTCATGTTTGCGATTCCCCACGTTTCTGTTATTCGCGTGGTAAGTCTCACCGACAACGAGTTTCGCGCCGATCGCTGCGGAGTAATCCTCGAATTTGAATAGGCCACCCTCTTTGTCGAATCGCGGCGTGTATTCAAATCTGCGAGGTATCCCGAATGAGTCAGCAACGATAATCCCGTGTAGTGAGCTTGAAACGATCTTCTTACATCTGCCTATAAGTTTGATCACAGTTAGCGGATCATCCTCGGGACGTATCACCTTGGTAGTCCAACGTGAGTTGTACCAAGTTTTATTGATTGAAAGACTAGAATCTGACCAGTGAGGCACTATCCCTAGATCGATGTCTCGACGTTGCGGACCAACTAGCTCATTCGCGAGCAAACCAGGATCACCCAAAGCTACATCATGCGGCCACGCCTTAGCGCTTAGCGGACCGCGTAGGGCTAGAACGCGCTGAGATCCACCGTAAAGCCTTAGAACGCTGTCCGGGTACAACCTGCCCGCCCCTAGGATGAAACCGTCGTACAGAGGCGGCAAGTGCTCTAGCACGCTACCGACAGAAACCACGTCAGACTTACCAATGCGTTCCCATTGCGCGGTATGTGATGTGAAGTGATTTATCAAGAGAGGCACCATTGCATCCCCGAAATTTTCACGTCCTGTCCACCAATACGCTTTCACAATTGACGGAGCTTTGCGGCGCATAGTGATATCCTTTATGTAGAGACGCCAAAACGCACTAATGCGGTGAGGCATTAGCGCGATTGGGTTGTTCAATTGTCATGTTTTGAAGAGAACTCTTCAAATTGCGGAGATTACCGCGAACGCGAATGCGTTTTATGAATTTTTATGAGCTGACTAGATTGGACTCGAACCAATAACCCTCGCCTTAACAGGGCGGTACTTTGCCGATTAAGCTACTAGCCAATGTAAAACTAGTACCCCTTATTGGATTTGAACCAATAACCTCTAGGATCTAAGCCTAGCGCCTCTGCCAATTGGGCTAAAGGGGCATTAAAGATTGTAGCCTTTCCGCCGTACTGTAGGCGCGGAATTAAGAATACGTCTATTCATAGGTAGTGGTCTGCACACCGCATTCGTACAATCTAGCGCATCTAATCGGACTCGAACCGATAATTCAGGTTTCGTAGACCTGTGTGTTATCCGATTACTACTATAGATGCATTGTAAAACTGTGCCAATGCCTCACCGTCAATGTCTGCGACATTCCCCGTAGGGCACACTAGCTTGAGCTTAGGTTATCGGCACTGGCACTAGTAGGCGTAAAAGGATTTGAACCTCTGATCTTTTCCTTATCAGGGAACTGCTTTTACCGGACTAAGCTATACGCCTAAAGCGGGACTAACGGGATTTGAACCCGTGGCTTCTACCGTGACAAGGTAGCACTCTAACCTAACTGAGTTATAGCCCCATTGTATTAAATTGTAAGTGGAGGCGGAAACGGGATTTGCACCCGTCTGGAAAGGTGTTGCAAGCCTTCGCCTAACTGCTCAGCCATTCCGCCATAGTGGGACCGAAAGGAATTGAACCTATGGCCTATTGGATTTCACCCAATCGCTCTACCTAGCTGAGCTACAGCCCCATGTAATTCGTATTTAATTGTATTAGTCGGGATGGAAAGAATCGAACTTTCTATCTCCTGGTTCCAGGCCAGGCACGCTACCATTACACCACATCCCGTTATATCGCTCAATGGCGATATCGATCAATTGTAATACTAGAGCGGGTAGCCGGTATCGAACCGGCAAAATCTGCTTGGAAGGCAGATGGTTTACCGTTAGCCTATACCCGCGTGACTTAAACGGTCAGCAGTCGCGTAGCGTGCTGCTGTCCTATTCAGTTGTTTATTTAATTGTATCATACGGTACTGACATTCTAGAGCCCAGTATCGGAATTGAACCGATGACCTGCCGATTACAAAACGGCTGCTCTCCGCATCTGAGCTAACCGGGCATGTGCGGTTTTACCTATACAACCGCCAAGGTGACAAACTAATCCAGGTAGTGAAGTAACCCGCTACCCTTTAGATATCGGATCACCGCCTAGGTAATCAAACCCCAATACGACCAAACTCTTGAATAAGATTGCATATCGTTCACATAATCCCCATTCTGTAGTCTAGCTATTGGATAGATTCCTAGGTTGTTAAATTGGTAATGGCTCCCGCGTCTAGAGTCGAACTAGAATTGGCAGGTTCAGGGCCTGCTGTCCTTCCATTTGAACGAAACGGGATTAGGCGTTAAAGAATTAACGCCGCGTTACAGCAGAAACTACGATTACAACCAGCAGAATAATAGCAACCCACCATAGGACGTGAAGCGCAAATCCTGCGCCTGCAAATAGCAGCAGCAATAGCAGCAGTAGAATTAGAAGTAGCATATTTCCCCCCTTTCTTAACGCCTAGGTGGCAAAGGACAAACAGCAGGCAGCAACTCGGGTGCAATGAAATCAACTAGATCCGTCCACTCTGTTCCGCCATCGTCAACATTTCCGTTGATTGGATTTCCGTCCATCTTTCGCCTGTTAGCAAAGAATGCGGCAGACATCATATCATCGGTGTCCATATCGTTCTGTTCACAATAGTTCACATAATCTTGTACCGTGGTCATGTGATACCTCCCTTATCAATAGCTGGAAATGTAGGAATCGAACCCACGTCAACGGGTTTGGAAGCCGTTGTGTTACCACTACACCAATCTCCAATGCGGATTACACTTAGCTCTTTACCGGCCGGATTATCTGCACCGTGTAATCCTTCCCTGTATGGTCGTGAGAATCATACAGGGATCTTAGACCTAGATCACGAGGAAATAGGTGGTCTAAATTAGTACCGCGAGCGGCGCTTTGCCGGGGTTTCCTTAGCCTTATCGGCCTTGTAATGCTTAAGGAAATTCAGTTCACCCCAGGTAAGTGTTACCTCATTGCCATCACTAACGAACGTAATGGTCCTATCATCAAAATCTACAACAGTCATTGCGACTCCCTAACGGGCATCCCTTAATTAATGTGCCCTAGGTAGTAAAGGGATTCATACCTACCCAGGATTCTAAAAGTTTATGGGTCGTTTGCCCTCGACCTAATTGCCGCCTCGCTAGTTTATAGTCTGCCTATCTCAAGACGTTCCGCCCAGACTTATTCAATTAGTAGCGGGTACCGGCTTTGCTCCGGTGGTTTCAGTTTATGAGGCTGACGTGTTACTGAACTACACTAACCCGCGATGAGGGGATTTCCTATTTAGATTATAGTAGTTTTTGGAGATCCCTTAAAGTCTAACTACTCGGGTGTCCTACGAGATTCGCACTCGCTATTGCATTACGCACGGATTCACAGTCCGATCCCTCAGCTATTTGGGTCAAGACACCATAGCGTCCAACGGACGCGATAATGATTACCAATCGTAAGATGGTAATCAGCATTACTTAAAGATTAGTTAGTCAGAACTGATAAGAACTAGCAACCCAAAACCAGCCGGGGCTATCTTAATAGATGTTACTGGCATCTCTCCGCGATTCCTGATAATCTCTGATGTAAGGTCAGGAACCTTAAGGAATACGTCTAGGTCATCTGGCAGCTTGTGAACTGCTGCTTTGAATTCTGCCATATTCATATCTGGACTTCCAATCTGTAATAGGTGATAGTTTCTCTGGGTATCAATCTGATACCTCGGACAGTCACTAACAAACATCCTGTTTTTATTCGTGGAGCATAACGGATTTGAACCGATGACATTCTGATTGCAAATCAGACGCTCTACCAAGCTGAGCTAATGCCCCATTGAAAGAACTATTTCACTATCATTCTAGTCCGTTGGCACGGTGGATAGTTTCGTTTGGCTGCCAAACCTCTACGCGATTAATCCATAGTTCTCAAGTGCCGGATACTGGATTTGCACCAATGAAACCAGAGGTAACGGTTTTACAAACCGCGAGCTTTGTCTACTTGCATAATCCGGCGTGTCGTACAACGATCGTAACAGTCGCCACTGTCATTTTCTCGAAGTATCTTCACCTACTAGGACGGGCAAGCACATCGAAAAAAGTGCAAAACACCAGGTCACAAGCTGTCTACCTGCGACGTTGCACCTTACCGCCGCGTCGTGCCCGTCCTAAATAGTAACGATCGCTTCACCTCCCCAAAACTAGGGCTTGACATCTGCCCCAAACTCGACTAAGCTGATCTTAGATCAGCAAACAACCTAGTCAGGGAGTCAAGATGAGGGCAGGCGGCGAAATCCGGGGGAGCGCAGCGGACCGACGTGCGCGGCGTATCAAGCTCATCTGCACCTATGGCGACGGCGTAAAGGTTGCCTGCGTACACTGCGCCAAGCTGGTTACGGACACTGGCATGGAGGTTGACAAGATCATTCCCGGTAGCCAGGGCGGGCGTTACGTCTGGGCAAACATCCTTCCTAGCTGCTGCGACTGCAACCGTAAGCGCAGCGACAAGACGACAGTTGCGGAAATTCGCAAACTGCAAGGAATGCTGATTCTTTCCTCCGCTCGCGAGCGTGCGCAGTTCGCGGAGCTGGCACTATGAGGCGGCTAGTGGTCACCGCACCTAAGCGGGCAATGCACATTTACATAATGACATCGGACGGGCGCATTATGGTCCGTAAGGCGAACACAGGATTTAAGCAGCGCGGAATCGTTGCCAATCCAGCGATGCGAAACACGCAGACGCTAGTAGACATCGCATGGCGCGATGGTATGCGAAAGGTCGTGAAGTAATGGCGAAGATCTCAGCCAACGGTGCGCATGAGATTGCGCGTATCCGCGTAGCTAGCCCTGCTGGGTATCCTTACCTCTGGGTGATGTGCAGCGATGGCCGTGTTCTTACCCGCGCTACCGGCGAGCTAGGCGACGGCTACACGGTCGCGTATCGCGGTCTGCGGCGCAATCTGCGTACCCGTGAGGCACTGCTAAGGATCGCTCAGATTCGCGGCTACCGCGTGCTCTGAGCGCTCTAGGCAGGCAGGACAGCCCGGATAGTGCCGTAGGCACACGTGCGGCTCTGCCGCTTGACACTAGGTCGCCGGGCTGGTATTGTTGTACTTGAGACACCGGCCACGGGACCGTGAAGGGCCGAAGCAACCCTAAAAATAGGGAGGTGTCCGGGCCTGCCGAAGCACCGAAGCACCCAAAGATTTTTCAAACTTTCTTAAACCCGCAGGTCAGAGGCACCACCGAAATTTGACAAGCGGGCCGAACTGCCGTAATGTAGTGAATGTAAGGCACCGGGGAGCAAGCGGGAACCGGGAGCGCACGGATCTTGAAAACTCAAAAGTGGCTGGTGTACCGGCAAGGGGTTGCGGTAGCGATGGTTCTCAGATTCGCGATGAAAGCTCCGAGGGTTGATAAATCCAGCAAATGATTTTAGCTGAATTCGCGCTAACGCTAGATGCAAGCGCTCCAAAGGCTAAATGAAAGGCTCACAATGTTCGATGCAATGACCGTTCGCGACCAAATCGGAATGATGAACGTGCTCGCAATATCGGGCGGTCGGTGGTTTTACGACAATTCGGAATGCACGGTAATTCTCCCCGTGCGCTACGGCTATAAGGTCGTCGTCAAGTACAATGAGGGCAGCGACGATTACACCGTTACCCGTCTGCACGTTCGCGGAACCAAGGTCACCGATAAGGGAACCAAAACCGGCATCTATTGCGACAATCTGGGCGAGGTTGCCTATCGCGCTAGCTGCTATCGTGACGAATTCTGAGAGGGAACAATGGTTATAGGTGTCGCGCTTGTAGAGCGCAACGATAGCGGCGGCGTCAAATTCAGCCTCACCGATGATGATAGCCGTATTCGCGCTTACGTCGAAAAGGCTATGGGCATTTACGCGGTGCGCGATTCGCACGATGAGCCGGTGCATGTCGGTTCCGCTCTTTACCGCAGCGCACTAGCGGCCACTCGCCGTTATGAGGAATGGGCAAAGGCGCATGGTTAAAAGGACCGCGTTGCCATTCGAGGAACAGCGCTCATATAACGGGGCGCTTTTCCTCATTCAGATAAACGTCGAGCAACTAGAAAGGCTCTTTATTGAGGTAATCGGATTTGATGAAAGGCGTGCTAGGCTAATCCCTTTCATCGTTAACCAGTATGGCCTTTCCGCGCAGCCTGCTAAAGGTGGCCGCGTGGTTGTGCTAATGAATCCCGATCATGGATATGACGTAGCACTAGACGTTTTTTAGGAGACGCAATGAATAGCCCGGCGACCCGCGACTTTCTGTGCAACCTGGAAAAGGATGAAATCGCACAGGAATTCTGGGTAATGAATTACCGCCACGCGCTGACCTTGGCCGTGCCATTCGTGGCCGCGCTGCTTATGGTCATTGCCGCCATCGTCGTTAGCTAAGAAAGGACAAACGCAAATGACCACCTACGTTTATCACGCTTATCTCGGTATTAAGTGGGAGTCCGGTTATGACTTCGGGCTATTCCATAAGAAGGCGGACGCTAAGAAGGCGTGCCAAGACGAGCAGGGCGATACGGTAATTGTCTGGAACAATTCAGACCGGCACCGTTCATTCGCTCCGTCGTCACTATTCAGCGACGGTACGTGGACCGTTACGCGCCGTCCTGTTCACTGACGAATAACCATTCACGTTAAAGATACCGTATTCCGATTGGGGTCCTGGCGGAAAGCAATGCAAGTTGCTGACCATATCAGTGCAGACTTTGGCCAGGAAATAAGGATGATCACCGGGAGGGCGAGCGCAATACTTGGCCTTTGTGCCAAGCAAACGGCGATCGGATAATGCGGGAGTGAATAACAAGCGCCGTTAGCTCAGAGGATAGAGCAACGGTTTCCTAAACCGTGTGTCATAGGTTCAAGTCCTATACGGCGCGCTCTGAAATTCAAGCACAATGAAAGGGCATCACATGCTCATCGTCTTTATTCTTATGATCGTGGTTATCGTCGCGGCGTGTGGCGTCGCCATTCTGGAATGCGGGAGGTAAACAATGATCAGTTGCGCGGTTAAGCAAATCGCTTACAAGAGGGCACAGGGACCGTGGGGTGGCGCGACAATTAGCGCCGATGGTTTCATGGTGCCCGATGGTGCCGACGCTTACGCGGTCGCAATTAGCGGCACGCTTTCCATTCACGAGAATGCCAGCTTTGCGACATTCGTCGCGGCATTCGATATGATAATGGCTGACATGGGCGAGGCGGATTATGTCGGTGTCTTCCATGACGATGTTAAGCTGACCATTGATTTCAACGTGGTTGCCGTGGTCGATTCGACCGATGAGGTTGACGCGCTGTACGCCGCTGGCAATCCTGTCACGGGTGGCGCGTATTACTTCGCCACGGGTGACGGGTACTGGCCGCAGGGAACGCCGTCAGAGTACGCCTGAGATCGATTCTAAGCCTCTCAGACCGCTAGGGTAGGCGATCATACCGGGTCGCCTGCCAAACGCCGTCAGCGTGGCTGTGAGGGCCGCGCAGACAGACAGGATCGCATCATGCAGACACAGACTCTCACCCGCGCAGAGCGTGACGAGCTTACCAAGGTTCACCGCGCTATCGCCCGGATTCACAAGAGGGTTAACAAGATCACGACCGCGCAGCACGCACGGAATGAGCTGTCAACCGCACTAGACGCGCAGCTCGCAATCTCTGACGCGCTGGTTGCCGTCAGCAAGGCAATGGAGGTTTAATCACAATGGTCAGCTACGCGCAGGCTCGCGCAATGGACCCGAATTACAACGCGGATGAAAGCTCCTATGCATGGCGCATTACCCGCGATCACCTCGAATCCGAGACTGTTAGCATTCACGGTCCGCACAATGCGACCGATGCGCAGCTCGCAATTCTCGCGCACCCAATCAAGAATGCGGATCAGCTTACGCGATTCCGCATTTACGATGATGATGACGAGCTGTATTTCTCGGGCGTATTCCTGGGCGATTCCGAAAGTGAGGAAGCGTTCGGCCCGTTGGATGATTTCGGTGCCCCGGACTCTGGCGCTACTCGGATCGATTACCTGCGAGGCGAGGTGTGGGAGACGCTGTAACAGGCTGGCGAGGCCAGAGTTTTTCTCAAAGTTTTTCGTTTGCCCTGGTCAGGGGCTTGCTCACGATTTGACAAGCTCCCGGCCAGCCTGTAATGTAGTGGATGTAGGGCAGAACGGGCAGGTCGGGACTGAGAACCGAAGGATTCCTAAGTCGGAATCGCGTGGTCAGAAGTCCACCTTTGATGGTTCTGCGAATTACCTACCAAGATCGGCCAGCCTCGCATGAAAGGCTGGCAACGCAGGCGATTAGCTCAGTTCGGTAGAGCGCTGCTCCTACAAAGCAGATGCCATCGGTTCAAATCCGATATCGCCTACTCAAACAAGACAACGGCATAGACCGAAAGGCAAAGCAAAATGAGCACTCGCGAAATCGATCTCACTCCTGCTGAATTCGCACTCACCTCCAACAAGATCGCCAAGCTTAACGCCCGCGCCGCTAAGCGTGGCTGGACTGGAATCCTTACCGTTAGCGGCGAGGCTTTCACCGAAGTTACCGACAATGGCGTTGGCCTCAAGCGTGAGCGTCAGATGGTACACGTTACCATTTCCGGCAATCCCCCGAAGTACGACGGCTGGACTTTCCTCGCTCGCGCCGATTGGGCCGATGGCGGAATGGTCCTGTTCACCGCGCCCGGTGTCGATGGCATCGATCGCTCGGGAATTACCGAAGGTTCGTGCGATCACTGCGGAATCAACCGCTATCGCAAGAGCACTTACATTGTCCGCAGTGACAATGGTGAGCAGGTCCAAGTCGGATCTACTTGCCTAAAGGATTTCCTCGGGTGGAACACTAACCCGGTGTGGGTCATGCCGCCGTCCGACAATGACCTGTTTGGCGAGGGTGGCTTTGGCCATTCGGCCCCGGTCTATTCCGTCGATACCATTCTGGCCGCTGCCTGGGCTTGCATTGAGCAGTTCGGTTATGTTCGCTCCGGTGATGAGGGCGCGACTAAGGGAACGGTGCTTGCCGTACTCGATCCGCGTACCCCTGCTGAGCGTGAGCTTGCCCAGAAGATTCTGCCGCACGTTGCGGAGTCTGCCAGTGCGGCCACCATGATTCGCGAATTCATTCTGTCGGATGAATTCTCGGGCTATGGCGAGTACGTCACGAACCTTAAGAACATCGCTCGCAGCGAATTCGTTGAGCCGCGCTTTGTCGGCTTCCTCGTTTCCGCTCCGCAGGCATGGGCCAAGTCTCGCGAGCGTTCGCTTATCAAGCAGCGCGAGAATAACGAGCTTACCAATGAATTCCTTGGCGAGATCAAGGATAAGTTGGAGCTTCCCGTGACGCTCAAGTCCATTCGCTTTATCGAAGGACAGTTCGGCGTTACCTCGCTCTATTCCTTCGTGACCGATGATGGCCACCTGGTTAAGTGGTTCTCAAGTCGCGCCGTGTTCCGCGATGGTGACGTTGACCGCAGCTTCACTCTCAAGGGTACCGTGCGTAAGCATGACGAGTACAACGGGACCAAGAGTACCGTTCTTACCCGTTGCTCGGAAGTCTGACACGTCTTGCGTCCGTAGGACGCTGAGAGCAACGCTAAGCCGTCCGAACGGGCCGACCCTAGCAACCATGTAGGGTCGGCCCTGATATCCGCTCAGAATCTATCTGAGAGCTGTCTAGCGCCATAGGTGCGCGACGCAGCCACGTAAACCAGAGGGAGACAGATCATGCAGCCCACCGTTCCTAGCCCTGCCACCGTCCGCGCCAGCCTCACCATGGCCCGTATCAAGCGGGACAATGATCGCCGTAGCGCTCTGCGCCGTGCTGGCGTCTCGGGTGCGCTCACCCGCGCAGAGCTGGCCGCGCTGCCCATCCTTCGGGACAATGCGCCCCACGCTAGGCGCGTGCGGTAATGCCCACGTTCACAGCGGGTGATACCGTCGAGTTTGAACACGTCAAGTGGGCGGCTGACGGTAACGGCGAGCTTACGATCTTCGTTTCATGGATCGTTGAGCCTGCCACGATCACGCGGGTATGGACCCGTGGCCCTAACGTCACTCTCCGTACTCTCAGCGGGAAGATCTTCGTTCGGAGGGTAGATTCCAAGTCGATCCGATGGAAGTAATTTTCAAGATTTTTCATCGTCGCAGGTCAGCGGCCTGGCCAGGATTTGACAACCGGGTCGCCGCCCTGTAATGTTAGTGATGTAAGGCAAGACGAACGGGCAGGTCGGGACTGCGGCCGAAGGATCTCTAAGTCGGGATCTCGCGGTGAGAAGTCCACCTTTGATGGTTCGTCGCAGTAAGCCGAAACGAACGGCTAACCTCGGTAGTGGGGCCAGGGTGCGATTGGGCACCGCCACGGGAAAGGTTAGCAACCATAAACTAAACCACAAGCCAAAGCGGAACACGTGGCTAAGGGAATTCGCATGGTGGATTCCCGGCCCGGCGAGGTGACTCAATGGGCTTAGCAAGTGCCAGGTCTTGTGGATTGCGGCTAGTTTCGATTGTCCATAGGGTAATCGTGTTTCGGGACTTAGCCGCGTAAGCCAAACTGAGAAAGTCCTTCTTCTTTATCTAGCTTTAGCGGCCTACGGGCATCGCACATAGTAGAGACAGAGACTAGCTCAATGGCCGGTGATAACGGTTGTACGTGGATTGTTAGGGACGCTTAGGCTCGGGCTTCCGCCCGGATAGCAACCGAAACAATGACGATTACGCGGGTTCGATTCCCGCATTCACCGCTAGTGCGGGCAGGCAAAGAACCGGGAGCCGTCGCTGAATGCGATAACGGCAGGGGGTTTGTCCGCACATAAAGTTGGACAATGGGAACCGTCAAGAGCCTTTAGCCATAGATTAACCCTAGGCTGGCAGCTACGGCACATAAGCGCGATAAGCAGACAGCAACCGAAAGGGCCTGTTTGCTGCCTTGCGTGAGCGGTGTTTATGAACTGTATTCAGTGGGCGAATGGTGAAAGATCCGCGTTAGAGCGGGCGCGTTTATCGCAAGGGAGCGAAGCGGTTAAAACGGCTGACAATAGCTGACGGTATCCGGGGCGTGCGCACAATCCGGGGAGAATAAATAAGACGATAGGTCGGCCCATTGTTCTCAACTCTTATCCACCACACAGCAGAAAGGACAGGCTAATGATGCAAGAGATAAAGACCACTTACACCACAGTTTGTAAAGACTGCGGCGAGACTTTCACCGAAACTACTACTACGGGTCCTGTCAATATCTGCCAGCCCTGCGCCAAGGTGCGGAGTGCCGCGATATTCGCGATGCCCAGTGAGTAAAAATTCTGTGGGCCGGTATTCCAATAGGCAGAGAAACCGGATTCAAACCCCGGACAGTGAGGGTTCAAATCCCTCCCGGCCTACTATAAAAACTTGACCGCTGCCGATCATAGGGTTCGCGCCCGAAGCTGGCGAATGATTGGACTAGGTATCATGGGTTGCAAACCTGGCCTAGTGCGTGTATCGGATGGGTTAACACATTCGTTACGGGTTGGGGTTCGATTCCCCCAGCGGCCTCTAATTCAAATCAAATCCACCACACGAAAGGCCCGATTCCAAATGGACCCGGACTACGTTTTCAACCTTTACAAGCTCGCGGTGCGCGATGGTGACAAGGCTCTTGCCGCCGATTACATGGCGAGCCTGCGTCAGTACATGGCGAATGGCGGGTATGCTCCGCTCGGTTGGAGGTAATCAGAATGGCCCGGCGCACAATTCATCTACCCGCCGACGTGAACCTAGCGCACCTTAAGCGCATTCACGATGATGCCACCGCGCTGCTAGACAAGTATGGTCTAGCGGCTAGGGGCTGGACAGCCGTTTACGACAATACGAAAAGGCGGGGCGGGCAGTGCCGTTACGCCGCTAAGGAAGTCGGGTTTAGCGTTCACCTGTTCGCTATCTGGACTTACAAAGCAGCAATGAATACCGTGCTGCATGAAATAGCCCACGCACTTTGCCCGAACCATGGGCATGACAAAGTGTGGAAAGCTAAGGCTATCGAGATTGGCTGCACTGGTGCGCGTCAATACGATGGCGCGGCGCAAGGTAGCTACCCTAGCCAAAGGCACGCACGCAACTGGGTTGGTACCTGCCCGAATGGCCACACTCAGACTCGCGCCCGTCAGCCATTGACAGGTCGTAAGTATAGCTGTGGCAGGTGCTCGCCCGGCGTATTCAGTTACGCCGCTATTATCACATGGAGGAAAAAGTGAGCGCTCTATTCGGAGTCGGCAGTGATCGCGAAAAGGACGATCTTGCCGCGCAGGAATTGGATCAACTCGAAACTGTCGAAGAACTGCGGCAACTAGCGGCCGAGGATTTGGCCGCTGAATTCGGCACCGACGTTTCAGAATGGCTGGTATGACCTGTGTGCAATCGTCACGCCCAGCATGAGGTAATGCTACGGTGCGAGCATAAGCGTCAGATCTGGCGCTGCCTTTTCTGCGGCCACCGCACACAGGAAAACGGAAAGCTGCCCATCGCTTCACGCTATATGCCTTGGCGATGGTACACAGAACTTCGGAACCGGCAACGTGCCATAGGTTCCTATCTAGTAGTCATAAACCGGGAGGTATAATGATTCAGTCCACGCTAGTTAACATTCGCGGAGATTCTTCCCCGATCGCTTTGGACGTTGGGCCGATGCCCGACAATACCTACGCCTACGGATTCACCGATTCGGATGGGTGGGTCATAAGTGAGGCTCGTTATGCGAATGCGGAGAGCGCTAAGCACGATGCGCGGCGTCCGCAGCAGATGAACCTTAAGGCTAATTTGGAGCCTCTACCGTGACACCGGATGAATCCGAATATGCCTGGGCTCATTTCGATCTAGGCTACGGCGCGGATGGTCAGTGGCGCTACGCGATAGGTGATCACCTTAGCAAGAATGCTTTTGCTAACAAGGTCGATGCCTACCGCTACGCCACTAGGCCGCAGCGTCTAACTGATGATGGTCAGCTAATCCCCGATATTAGGTGGTCGCCGGAACTCAACTAAGACAGCCGTCCGATCGAAACTACTAGTAAACAAACCATAAAACGCAGCACAACATCCTATGGAGGATAACTACCATGGCTCAGGCTAAGACTCTTACTCAGGTCGGCTCTAACGTTGCTTACAGCGTGGCCGGTTCCAAGCTTACGATCGTGGTTGACCTTGACCAGGTTGCCGACGCTCCCGCGCCCGGTAAGAAGATGAGGCAGGTCGCCAACTCGGGTGGCTTTAGCGAGCTTCCCGACGTACAGGTCGATGGGCTGAACGTGCGGCTGAATCTGTACGCTGGCGTCTACCCGGCGCGGTAAGCTCTCAGATCGATTCTAAGAGCCTCACAACCTAGACCCACCCAACCCTACCAGGGATGTACCAAAGGCCGCTCAGCGTTGCTCTCAGAGCCGCACACGGCACGACAAGGCAGACGCCCCCGGTAGGGATCGATCACGAGCCATGTATGAGGCGGCTCGTGGTCGGCTGGTCCACTAGCTCAGTCCGGTAGAGCAGCGGGCTCTTAACCCGCGTGTCATAGGTTCAAATCCTATGTGGATCACTCAAGGATCGCTAACTCAATGTGTAGAGTAACCGACTTTTAATCGGTAAGTTCTGGGTTCGAGCCCCAGGCGATCCACTTTGCTGACGCAAATAAGAAAGGAACACACATGATCCGTTATCCAGGCGGTAAGCGAATTACCGTGCATCTATCCGATGGCACCGATCGTAAGATGGTCGTGTCGCTAATCCAGATCGTAAGTGATCCATCCGGTAACGGTATCATCGCTAGGTTTGGTCGCGACGATGGTAACGGCTGGAATGAATTCCTCGCCGCTCCGCTCACAAGCATTGTCAGTTGGGACTAATGACAAGGCTGACAATCTACGGACGGTGGGCGGTTTACAACGCCGACATTAAGACAGTCGAAACTCGTCTCGATCAATTCGAGGTTGAACTAATGCCGGATGAAAGCTGGAAAGCACCGGCAGGATTTAACGTATCCGTGGTTAAGGTGAACACATGAAAGATCATCGTGTGACAGCGTGGGTTAAATTCCTGGCTAAAGTTTCCGATCGGGAATTGATCCGATACATCACCTCATGGGAACAAGCCCTAACGTGGTACGAGATCAAAACCTATTCGCACAATTCCAATGCTCGCGCACTAGCGGGAGCGTATGAAGTGCTGGACATTCGTGCCAGAAAGCGGGAGAAAAATGCGCGAACGTAATCCCTGTGAAGTAGACAGGGCCGATATCGATGGTGCTGCATCACAGGCGCTATTCGAGTCAACCTTTCCGGCTAAGCATGTGGTTAAGTACACTGCCCCGGTTGAAGAAGTCAAACAGCTAGAGCGTGAATTGTCCGCTCTGGAAAACAAGTAGAAGGGTAAGTAAGTGAGTCAGAGCAGGAGTCATTACCAGGAGCGGTCAGGGCTTTTCGGTACGAGCGGAAAGCTCGCCGGTATCGAGGGCCGCACGGGTCTTAGGATCAGGCAGGAAAGGCGCATTGCCAATAGCTGCACGATCACCGATGAGCATAGCCACGGGGTTTGGCTATTCGACTCCGGTCGGCGCGACCTTTCCAAGTGCAACGGTGCCCCGTGGCCTACCGCTGCGAGCCGTAAGGCTGATGCCAGTTCGGAGGTAAGCGTATGATGGATGACGAATATCGCGGTTACGATCCCGCCCATTACGCAGGAGGGGCAGAGCCGTTTGATGCTCCCATTCCCCCATTCAATCCGCCCCCGGTAAACGTGTTCCTTTCAGCGGCTCAGCTTCGCAGGCTTTTCGGCTTGCTGAATTCGCTGGACATTCACAAGGTGAAATTTACCGGCAACCTGGAATTCGACGGCCATAACTTCATGGTCGGATACGATGTTACGAACGAAGAACACTTCGTTTCGTTCAATTAAGAAAGAAAGGAAACACCTATGGCCACCGATGGAAAGGCTTCTGTTCCCGAGGTAAAGGCGTATTTCGCTAGCGATGATGTTGCCGAGGATGGCACCGTCATTCGTGAAGGAAAGCCGCTCACCGCTCGGGACCTCATCGCCCTTAAGCGTGGCGAATCGGCGGAAGGTTCCGATAACGCTAACGCTTATGACGACCTGGCTATCGGTATCGGTAACGGTACCCTGACTTACTGACCTACTCATGGAGGGCTGCGCATTCCTTACCACGCAGACTCGGGGCTGAAAGGCTATCGACGTAATTCCTAATGCGGGTCCGAATCCCGCCGCGCTGATCGAGAATGAAATGGTGCTTGTCGCCTATCAAAGCGCGATCGTTTAACAGGCAAGACTGGGAATTGCGGACTACGGTTCAATTCCGTACAGCTCCACAGGTCACCCACCGTCATATCGGGACGCTGATATGATCAGGTCCGTAAGTGGGTTGCGGGTAACGACGGTTACCCTAAAGGGACAAGTACGCGGTGTCTCGCATTACTTAAATCCGTACATCGGCCGGTAATGCGGCAGGGTTCGATTCCCTGTTGTTCCACTATAAGAATTCTCGGGAGTGACTAACGGGTAACCCTAGTCGGGCTATGTGTGCCTCTCCTGCTCCCGCGAATGTGGCTAGGGGTTGATCTCCATTAAGCGTGGTGGCTTAGTGATGTTGATCCCCCTAGCCACTCAATTTAAAGACGTTGCAAATGGCAGTTGGGATTACGGTTTATATCCCTATCGGTAACGAGTGTCGCCCGACAATAACCGTTAAGGGCGATCACTGATGTTTGCACGCGGTGAATACCGATGCGAGATTCGGTAAAACTCCCTGGCTGATTAGCTTGATCACTAATTGGTCAGGGAGTCAAGGCCCTTTCGTCTAGTCAGGATTAGGATACGAGGTTTTCACCCTCGCGACACGGGTTCAAATCCCGTCGGGGTCACTATGAATTAGCAGAAAGGAAAACATGGCCAGCGTAATCTGCACAACCGCCGATAACGACGAACAGCTCTTTACACGCGGTGCGTGTTTCATTCTTGGCGTTGTTCTTCACGGCCTATCCGGCTATGAGCTTGTCGAGGTTTGCCGCCGTCACGATATCGATTGTCACATCATGGTTAAGCGTGACGATGGAATGTATCTTGATATCCGTGGCTGGCAGACAGAGGAACAGGTAAGGGAAACGTGGGGACGGAATGTCAATATCATTCCCGCTGATCTTAACGAGCTGCTGACTGAATGGCATAACCCATTCGACTCCACCGACTGCTATAGTCGAGCGCTGGAAATTGCGCAAGACCTGATAGAGGGAACATATGAAAGTGAATGACATACTCCCGGTGCCCGGTGATCGTGTAGTTTGCGGTCTGCGTTTCGAGCTGCCCAAGAATGAGCGCGGCCACACATGGGCATCGCTGGGAATCGACACGCGGCACAGTGGCGCATTCGGCGCATTCGTAGACATGGAAGTCTTCGCTTGCCTGGAATGCGGAAGGGATAAGCAGAAGACGATTCACGTTCCTCGGGTCACGGTCGATGAGGCACCACTAATCCGGCTGCTATTCCTGGCGGGATTTCAAGCGTCCGATCCTGAAATACAAGCTCTCAATATGAAGAAGGTAAATCGTCCATGAGTGCAGACACTATCACTATCAAGGCCATCGACCTACGTAGGGGCATGGTCGTTTACCGGCAAGCTCGCGGCGGGCAGTGGAAGATCGATTTCCAGATTGGCGAACCATTCACCACATCAGGGCCGGATAGGCTACAGCCGGAAGCATGGAACACGACCAACGGCATTAAGGTATTCGCGCACTGCGCCGATGTCGTAATTGGCACGGGCCGCAAGGTCGAGAATACCGATGAGGCATCCAAGGTAATCGGTAGTGCCAAAGGCACACGTGCGACGGCAGTCGCTAAGCAGCAGCGCGCCAATAGTAGTGCCCGGCGCAAGAATCGAAAGGCAGCGGCAAAGCCGCAAGACCGAAAGGTAGGAGTGCGGTGAACGAGAACTATTGTTTCACTTGCGGGAAATACCTGATACTAATCGGCGCATACTGCGAGGTATGTAATGATGACTGGAATGCAGGCGCGGCAGCGCGGCACAATTCCACCGACCTTGGAATTAGGCGAAAGTGAGCACGTGCATATGCCCCCGGCTGCGAGGCTGGGAGCATATTCACACCTTCTCGTGTTTCCTTTTCAACGTCGCTGATGATGAACGCTGGAAAGTGAGACGCTGGAATGTTCACAACGCACGCTAACAAGCTATTGACTAAAACGACGCTCAATAAATACGAGATCCATGTGAGGGTTCACAATTGCTTCGGCAAGTCTTGCGAGACTAGGCTACGCCTTTGGAACCTTTACATGGTTCTCGCCAAAAGGGAGAACGCATGAATAGTTTCGATCTCGCGAGGGAAGCCATTGAACTAACCAGAGCACACCATTGCAATCCTGCCTGTAACCGCAATGCGGATGGGCATTGCCTCCACAAGCTTTACCTGTGGCGCAATCAGCGCTCGGTAGTTCTCAAGTGGAATGCCCCCGCAACAGAGGAATCTGCGCATACCGTTACTGTGGATCGTGGTTACCTGTGAGCGTACTAACAGACGCTATCGCTTACGGTCTAGGCATAGAAGATGGTACCGCCGACCGTAAGCGTGGACTGCCGCGAAAGACAATGGCAGGTCTAGCGATCCTTTACAACCGGGATTACATTCGCGGGTATTACGATGGCTACGGCTGAGCCTAATGACGGTATCCTTAGAAGGGGTACGCCCGAATACAATCTCCACCTAGCGGCTTGCTGGTCTTGCCGAAAGAACGAAGCGGGTAATACGCTAGGCACACAGTACCGGCCGCACACTGGCCATAACGATTGCTGGTGTGTTCCTGCATCGATTCTTGAACAATGCAATCTTGACAGGGACTACTGGCGCAACCTACCGGAGGTGCATTACATTGCCTAAGCGGACAGCAACCGAAGGGACTGTTTGCCGTGCCTAATCGCGGAGTGAACGTAAGCTACAGCCTAATCAGTGATCTATTCGAGTCGGGGCAACTGGTAAAGGCTGACGGCGGGAATACGGTCGCGGAAGGTGCGGACAGGCTAACGCTTTCCGGCAAGGGAAACTACGCGCCGCGACAGGACTTTGCCGATAAGCTTTCACGCGCTAGCGATGATGAACTAGCCAAGATGTGCGGGGAGTATATCTGGCTGTCTGCATTCGCGGCTAACAACGGTAACAGCGATTATCATTGGATGGTCGATGCTTGTTACTACGAATGCAAACGACGCGGGCAGGCTGAGATTTATCAGCGTGCTTACGATCAGGTTGTAAGGGAGAATACGTGATGAATGAGTCCAAGACTGTCGTGGTCCTATTCAAGTCGGGTGAGAGCCTGACTCTGCGTGTTACGGATTTCAAAGTTCATATCTTGAACGGTCACGTAACGGGTATGGACTGGAAACATCCTGACGATGCCCCTATTTGTATCGCGTTCGTGGACGTGGCAGAAATCGCGGCTGCTTATCAGGTGATGGATTAATGCACCTGCAAATAGGAGACGACCTACACGGAATCGTCCGTAACGGTAAGGTCGTACTTGTGCCCCGCCATTGCCTCTCTACCCATTGGACGGTTAGCCCGGAGGTTAAGCTACCGGCATCCGCTGCGGTGCTATTCGAGGGGATCGAGGTTAAGTAATGGAGATCACTTACCGCCAATTCACCGCGATACTAATCAACGAATCCAACGGCACTCGCATAGCTCGCGACTACTATACCGCTATGGCTAGCGGGTCTTCTGCCGTAGGCGTGGGCGATAGCGCGGAGGATGCCGCTAAAGATTTCCTTCGCAGGATGTATCAGAGGGGTGCCTAATGGAAGACTACGACAACGCTTATGATCTAGGCTGGCGAGTAGCTAAGGGGAATTGGCCATGGCCAACTCTGGATATGCTAGGCTATAACTCATACCAGCTAACCGGATTCAATGACGGGTACCGTTCTTATCAGGACTACGCACGAAAGGGAGTAAGGTAAATGAAAGTCACCGAAGCAGAGCGGACGTTGTTCCTTATGACGCCTGCCGAATTCAACGCATTCATCGCTAAGCCGCGACTCGCGAGCGGCGTAGCCGCACCCGCGCCTTTTGGCGCTGAATTCCTGCGAGAGAATCGGACCGACAACTAAAAGCAGAGACGCCCCGGCGTTGGGATCATTCCCAGCGACCGGGGCTTTTTTGTTTGTCTTGCTTGTCAACCTACGTTGACACCTAGCCTCGGGGCACGTCTGAGCGGCCCGCTGAGCCATCCTAGAAAGCGTACCCACCCAACCATACCGGGCAGGTACGGCGAGGCCGTTAGCGTCGCTCTCAGCGCGTTCTAGACGGTGCTGCGTGTTCCGCGTACCTAGCGGTTCCGTTGACAGCGGAGGATGCGAGTTACCAGAACTATGACAAATCGGACATGGCCCTGTACGGCTCTGAGAGCGACGCTGCCAGGTCTACATAGGGGGTCTAGTGGTACCACCCCAACTAGGGGCTCGGAGCCTGTGAGCGACGCTGTGAGAGCTGCGCAGGCTATGCCGTTACGAGCTTGCCGCCAGCGCCATCAGCGGGACCTGCCGGGCGTCAACCTGCGTTGACAACGAGGGGTTGTCTCGGCCCCCCCGGTCCCTCGGCCGGTGTCTCAAGATCCACGATACCAGGTAGGCGCGGCATGTGTCAAGAGCTGTGAGGCATCTGGGCATAGAAAAAGACCCGACCCGCCCCGCAGTGGCGAATCGGGCCTGGCCCGTGAGATCTGATTAAACGATGTGCGTGGTCTGGTCTGGGTGAACGGCCCAGATGTCGCCATGCTCTGAGAGGTACCATGTTCCTTCGGGGCACTCATGGATTTCGGTGGTGGTGGCCGGTGCGTTCGTGTCGGTCATTTTCTTGGCCCTTCCCTCGTTTGCTTATATCTTTATCTTACCCGACACGGGTCCTATGCGCAAGCCTTAAGTCAGGTTTTCCTAGATTAGATTTCAGCCTCCGCGAACTGTCGTGTTATTCCCGTGGTAACGCCGTTGAGGATGGCGTCAATTGCCTCCATTGCGTAGCCGGATTGCGAAAGGTATTTGTCACCTTCGTCCGATTCGTTGTTGGCGACTTGGACATTGACGATGTGTCGAATAGCGTCGAGTGTTTCGGTGTCGTTCATTTCCTTATGCCTTAGTGGTGCGGCGAGTAGCGGTTGACTTCTTTTGTGCGGCGCGGTAAGCAACGGTGAACTTCTGGTAAGCGCGACCGGCCTTGAATGAGAAGTGAATGACCACGATGAGCAGGACCACGAAGTCTAGCACGATTGAGACGTGGGCTAGAACCAGGACAGCGACGGCGATCCAGAGTAGGAGCGATATGTTCTTGCGGCCCGACTTCGTGAGCTTCATTTTCCTTGCCCTTCCCGTTTTTGCTTATGACATCAGTCTATCAGGCGAGCGCAGAAATTCCTAGAGATTCCCGCGATTTCTTTTGCGTCAACTGACGCACGCAAAAACGCGCCCGCACTAATTTGCAAACTATTCTGGCGGCAGAATGTTTCACAGATTAGCGCGAGCGCGCAATGATTCGTGCGATTGTTCGAGTGGCGCGAATAATAATTGTGTAATTACTCTGCGTTATCGAATTTTACTCGCTTCGCGAGTCCTTATCGAATTCCGAATTGGGCAAAATCTCCCAGGTAACCGACCTATTTTCCTTGTGCTTCACAACCAATCCGCGTTTCACATAGTCGTCAAGTTGCAAATAGATCCACGGCCGGGTAAGTCCAAGAGACTCCACAATATCCAGAAGATCAGAAGCGACAATAGTATTGCCTGCCTTCTTCTCAATGAAATCGTCAAGCAACTTCCGCCCAATTAGACCGCGCTGCTTCTGATTCATTGGCGTAGTAGCCTTAGCCTTACGCCTCGAAACAACAGGCTCGGCATCATTAGTATCGATTTCCCTTACTGGCGTTGTCGGCGCAGTAACCTTATCAGCCGGGCGCTTTCCAAGATCGTAGAAGCTAGTCTCTCCGCGAGCCTTAGCCGCGAAGTACTCAACCATGATCTCGTCTTGCTCCCTTTCCTGCCAGGGGTAATTCTTAACATGCGCGGAAATCAGCTTGTCATTCTCGCCAAACCACCAAGCCCTAAGCTTCTGGGCTACGTAGTCTTCGGTAATGTTAGGCGCATCAATATAAGACATGCCTGGCATTCGCTGCCCCCACATTTCAGGCTGGCATCCACGGTCAATCTGAACCTTTGACAATCCAAACTTAGATGCCCTTGCATCCTGTACGCCAAAGCACCATTTAGTAGCCTGATCCCTTACCTTTGTGGGAAGCTCAGTAAAGTCCGCACGCTGTAGCGACCATGCCACCGTAATACCTGCTGACCTTGCGGCCTTTACCGTGTCAGAGAATGCCTTGATTCCCTTGGACCCCAAAGCGTCCATAACATACGGCGCTTCCTCAATCCACACGACTAGGTATTTCAGACCGCATCCCTTAAACCACTTGCCCAGCCCTTCCGAGGATAGATAGTTAGTTCGCGGGGTAATCAGGTTGTCCGCATCACACAGCAGGTCAATAGCATCCGCAGGCGTGGTAGCTACCCGGTGCAATCCTGGTACCAGCGGACCCAATGTCTGCAAGCCCTTCTTAATGTCGATCGCCCAGACAATGCAATCCGGCCTAGTGATCATTTCACCCAGCGCATTCCACGCACCGCCAAGAGACTTACCAGAACCAACCTGACCCATGATCTGAATCTGCGAGGCGGGAACTTCTACCTCGCATTCGGTGCCGTCCTGGTACATACCAATGGAGATTGAATCCGCGATTGACGCGCCGCCTGTCCAGCTCGGCCCTTCCCACATTACCGGCTTATTCAGAATGCGAGGATCGGCCAGCACAACGTCAATCAGGGAAGCATCGTTAAAGTTGGGTGACGCTACCATTGAACCAGGTGGCCAACCGGCCGCAGCTTCTACCTTATCCTTAACGGAACTCTTAACGGTACCGGCGACGAAATCCTTATAGGCAGTGCCATCGGGAAGCCGGATAGTTGCCCGGACGTGTCGCGCAGTTCGTACCCGCTTAACAGGTCCGGTGTATTCCTCGATCGGCTCAATGGTTGTTATCTTGCGATTGCGCCATTTAGTAATCGTCTTCATCATCTGCGTTCGCCTCCGATCCGTCCCATCGATGCCAGTTACCTTTATTGTATTCGCTTCTGGAAGATCCGCCCTGATGCTTACCGCCATAGTCGTCATAGTCTTTACAACCATGGTCGGCACGCATATGACCCCCGGCCATCTTCTCCGACTCTGATTTCATTCCATCAGACTCGGAGTATTCCTCCGCGTAATCGTCTTCCTCGGTCATTAAGAATTCTTAACGCCGTTGCTCTTGTGAATTGTCATGCTTGCACCGGGAACACCGGCCTGATGAAAGATATCCTCAAGCCCTTGACCTTCCCTGCCCTCGACGGTAATCCGTACCGCCCAGCTAAGGCACACAAGAGGCACCGCCGCAACCATCATAAAGATAGCGAACATAGACCAGCCGGATAGATCGATAACAAACAGCAGCGCTGTTAGCAACCAGATAGTAATCGACCCGTGGATAAACGTAGAGTTGAAACCCTTTGGGGGCACAACCCAGACGAGAACCGACAAGAGAATTGCAGCGATGGGAAGGAATGCCAGCACGTAAATGCTAGCAGGCCAGAAGATAGCCAGCGCTACGCCCAGTATTGCCGTTACCGGCCACATGATGAACGGTGCTAGTGATGCGGCAATGCGCGTAAATAGATCTAGCGCGGTCGCCCTAATGGAATCACCGAAGAAACTAACCGTGTTAGTGTATCGGTAATGCCCGTTGTTACGCTTCGACATAAGCGTTCTCCTTCCTTGTATTCCTGATGTTAAGAGCAGCATGGAGATCTACGTTATCGTCAATCATAATCTGCCGTAGCTGTACCGACTTGGCGTGTCCGCAACGTATAGCGGTAGCAACCTGGTTAGCGCTCGGAGTCCCGTCGAAAACCGGGATACCCTCGTTCTCACCGATGATCTGAGCGGTTGGCTTTACTCCGCGCTTGCCCTTACGGACGCCAGTTGCCCCGCTACGCTGAGTTTCCCTTGTAACTTTACTGGTTTTCTCAGACTTCGGCACAGTTACGCGCCGTCGTGTGGGACTAGCTACCGCAACAGTTTTCATAGTGTTTTTCTTAAGCTGCATCCATGCCTCGACCGCGACGATGAACGCCACAGCGGGCCATGCTGACACGGTTGAGCCTACGAAGCCGTGAGGCAGCCCGTAAGCCACGTTGGCGGCGATGGTCCCGATGATACCCAGCCACAGCCCAAACCTCGCTACGGTGGCGCTCAGGACCGCACGGGACGCACTGACAAGCATGAAGCTTGTGCCCACGATCAGACCGTCAACAGACAGCGGCAAGATCGACGCAGTGAACCAGTCGTAACCGTTGGTCATAGCCAGATCCCTGATGTGGGTATAAGAAACTACCGCCGCGAATGCTGCAACAAGCATCACGGTTATAGTCGTGTACCTGCTCAGTGTTTTGTCGTTCATCTTCCACCTCTCACTTGCTGCAAGAATTCGTCGGCCGGAATAGTTTGCGGCGCTACTATCCACATTTCCTTTGGATTGGAATACTGCAAATTACCGTCACGAACTACCGTGATAGTCAAACCATATGTATCGGTGTCGTCACATTCAAGCCAGCTAACCAATTCGTGCTTGACCGTGAACGCGCCAATAGGGTTATGCTTGTAGCCGTCACTGATATCCCTGACGATCCAGATACTATGTGCTCTCGCCATCAGAAAGTTACCCGCATTCTGTTAAGGATAGATTCCACTATTGCATGTGCCAGTTGCGCGGAACTGATATCGTCATGCACATCGGTTCTTTCGTTTAGCGTGTACTGTACGAATTCCACCATTTCTTTGTAAGACGATACTCCCTTTTCAGGCAACGCTACTTCGGCTGACAGCACAGTCAGGTTGCTTGCCAAATACTGAATCACTTAAAAGATCACCACCCAAAGAAGGAACAGGTTAGCCAGGATAGCTACCGGAAAAATGAAATAGTTCTCAATGCCGGAATCAGCACTGACTAGACCGAGGCACAATCCGCCCCGCTGTGGCCACAAGAATTGAACCTTGCGTTTACCGATAGCGTCTATTAGCGAATGGGAAAGCCAGCCGACTACGACCGCAGCCGCAACCCATGGCACCAGATGCAAGAACGCTACGAAGGAAAACATAACCATCGCGACTAGCGCAGTAGCAAAGAAGCTGTGAGTAAATCCCCGGTGCTTAACGCCCAGCGCCAGCAGTAGCTTATTGATTCCCTTTGTAATCGGGCCAAGCATCCGGGTTATCGTCGCCCTCGGGTGATCAATGTCAGGACCGAGAGCGGCAATATATGCAAGACCCGCGCCACCTATGACAGCGGTCCAACCCAGGTGCCCCAACGCAGGAATAGCCGCCATGGCACTAAGCCAGGCGGCACTGCCTACGAATTCATGCGTCCTGCCCATCATGCGCTAGTCACTTCTTCTATGTCGTATTGCACGCCGTTAGGAAAGTCCATACTCTCAAGCTCCGAAATGATGTAATCGCGGCTAAGGTCGGTATCAATCCAGACGGTAATCTTGTAACTCGCCATAATGTTCTAGTTCTTCCTCACTGTAATTGCCAGTTGAGCGCAACCATTCCTTAATCACTTCGAGCGGTGCCTTTCCGCATACGTGACTGTTGCCGGACTCTGCTGGTCGAGCGCCGCAATCTTTAGTGCAAACGCATGGACACCTAGCCCCGCGACAATAAGCGCAACGATTCATCGTCCATCGCCCCTATGCCACAGCTCGGTCATCATCCACAGCCACGCACAAACTAGCAGGGAACTGGCCGCGCTGGAAAGAATCCATATAAGTGCGTCATGCAGACTCATTCGGTTGCACCTTCCTGCTTAGCTTCCTCAATAGCTGCCATCGCTTCGGGATCGTTCAAGATGTCCAGCGTTTCCGCATAGCTGGCCATCGCCACATTCGTAAACGTGGTGGCGACTGCAATTCGCTGGGATGCGTCGAGATAAATCTTGGACATATACCGCATAGCTGCGGCAATCATGTCATCCCCGGTGGGCATTTCGATATCATCAAAATCGAAATCATCGGGAAGAACGATCTCAATGAATCCCCCATGCCTGGTCTGTATTCGCTCAATCCTCATTTGCCTGTGCCTCGCCCTTGTAGTCTTCGGTTCTGATTAGCTTAACCAGCGTGTCACCATAAGCCACGTCGCAACTGTGCGGCGGCGTCCACTTCTTTAGGCATCGTACACAAATAAGCGTAGTTGGGGTCAACGTCATATCGATTTCCGTTCCTCATCGCAGATGGGACAACCTTGTTCCCATGCGGCATCATGGAATAGCTGGTGCTGATCTTCGGTCATAGCCTTACGGATAAGAGGAACCGCGATAAACCCCGTATCGTTATCTACCTTACGCAGCAAATCTTCCAGCGATTCAAACCAGGTGCTAGCTCGCATTGGGCCTCAGTCCATAGTCATCGCCTAGCCAATTCGTAATCTCTTGTCGCAATTCCCTAAGCTCCGCTGTGGTGAGCGGAATTGAATTGCGGTAACTGTGCCTTGCCGCTCCCGTGCGGAATTCGAGGATATGCACAGAGTCATCATCGCGGAAGAAATGCTTAGGACCGCTAAGCCTTACCTCGATCGGCTTAAAATTCATACGCTCGGGAGGATCGGTAATGCGCCTAATGTTTTCCTCAATCGGGTCAACGCGCCGCGCCCTGGTTCTCTTACTCATTTGTATTCCTCTGTTGTTAAGCCGGGGAGCTGAGTGTAGCCGGGTCAGCAAAGTCAACTACTTGCAATACCGCGCCGCAGTAAGCAATCCTGTCAGATAGTATATGCTCCGTGCATCCATGAGGACGCCACGTAACATCGCAGCGGGGACAGATATAAGTACTGCTGACCTGACTGATACCCGGCCCGCCGCAATGCCAGCAATTATATATCTTAGAACTATGGGCCATAACCGAATGCCTCCATCTGGTCCGCGTCGAATTCTGTAAAGTACTCTAGCAGCAACTCATTGCACCTTCGGTACTTAGCATTGAGAACCTTCATTCTCTCCTGCTCCCGCTCAGTATATGCCGATACCAGAGTGGGCGGGGCAGTATCCACTAGCCGCGCCCTTTCCTCAAAGGCATAAGCATATCGCGCCCACGCTTTTTCAACGTGTGAATTACGTGGCCTTGGCCTTACGCGGTCCGCGCTTTTGTCCTGCATCGCTGCGCCTCTTTCTCTGCTTCGGCAAAGCCTTAGCAAGTGGTACACGGGCTGCCGATTCCTTAGTTTTCTTTTCCCTGTGGGGACGGACAGCTACGATCTGGTCAGGGTAGTAGGAAACGAATCCCCCATTAGGATCGAAACCGCTAATCCATCCCTTATTGATATTGTTGTTCAAGACGTAGTAGTCGAACTGGAACCAGAGAACACCTTGCTTTCGCTTACCCGGATCATTGGCAATTCTCAGATCAAACTTCCGCGACGTTACCGTAGTTCCGCACAGTTCATACTCATACGATACATCCCAGCCAGCCGGGGGCCAATTAGAAGTTAGCTTCTTTCTGCGTGCCATTGCTCCACCTTAGAGATACATGCCAGTGTTAGAATCGGGCAGGTTGAATTCTTCGTTAGCCTTAATCGCTTCTTCTGCAAGCTCGTCAAGATCACGCTTAGGTGACTCGGTATCGTCTAGATCGTAAGCGCCGACAATCGCGGCAGCGGCCAAGGTGCAATTGCGGAAGACTAGATCAATAGCCATGCTCAGTTTCATCACATTCATATGGCCAAGCGTGGTCATAAGCATAGACTGAGACTGGAAGAAACTGGCCAAGTCATTCTCTGACATGGTAGGCCATGATTCCTTAGCGTCCTTAATGACTTCTGCAATCTGCTTGTTAACCTCGCCTCTATCTTCCGGGCCTGCTGCAAGTACCGCTTCGGCCGCACGTTTATATGCCGCCATAGCTTCTTCGGATATATCCTCCCGCTCTGTTACCATTAGCGAGTCCTTCCGTAAAGCTTATCAATCGCGGCGAGCAAATTAGTTTCGGTATTGGGGTCATTCGTGGTGCCCGCGATTTCTTGCACGCTCACAATAAATTCCTTAACAGCGGCGAGGCTTCGCATATCAACCTTAATTGTCAAATCGGTCGTAGCCATTTAGCATATGCTCCAATGTTGTCGTCTTCCAGTAATCGGCGCTGGTTTCAAGCTGCGCCCCATGCTCCAATAGCATTACCTGAAACCGGAGCGCAGCTTCTTCTTTAGTCAACCGTGTGCCAGCCGTAGGAAACTTCGTTGTTAAAAGTGTCTTCGGCAATCTCTGCCATGACGCTTTCAAGTTCCTTGGCGTCGTAATCCTCGTAGTCGTCACCCAATTCAACTTCGACTTCATGCGCGCCGTGCTGCCAACCGGGTTCGATTGTTACTACCAGCTTCATATCAAGCTTCCTGACTCTTAGGCTTCTCGTCATTCTCAAGAGTTACCTTGAACAGTTCATTAGCCGCAGTGTGATAAACGACTACGCCCTCTGGCCTGTTGAATCCGTATGCTGCCCTTGATCCGTTAACACCTAGATCCACTAGACACGCCCGGATATTCAGCATGTCAAAAGGACCCTGGTAAAGAACCGGAACAGCGCTAAGCTTAGGAGTAGCAAACCGCTTAGGCAGCCTGCAATTGTCGTCATCAGAATGGACTAGCATACAAGGCTCGGTCCAGCGCTTGACGTTAAAGAGACTGAAACGCTTGTCGCCCTTTTCAAATCCGTACCCGCGCTGAATACCAGACCCCCACCATTCACCGAAATGCAGCCCATCGCCCAGATCTTCAACCAGCGTTTCCGCATTGTCGTAAACCCACTTAGCAAATCCGTAGTTGTCGGACGCGGGAGTAATGATACGCTTCCTGCTCTGCGCATAGACGACGGCGTAGTTGACCATTCCATTAACGTCGCGCCCGCCACGATCCACGAACCTTACACGATCGTCGTGATGAGGCAGGTTGTAATCCGCTCCGAGATCCACCGCATAAAGCCTGATACCAATCGCGGCGTGAGTGCCGTCGATCTTCTCGGTTACTACAATAGGCCGGTTAAGCCTGGCAATTTTGCCGAAGCCCTGAAATTCTACTGCACTCAAGATGACCACCTTAGCTCTGCTGATTCTGCATCGTTTAGATAACACTGCATGAACGTGTATAGCGCTTCCTCGAAGCGGTCGAAAGTAAACTCGTCACCTTCGTCATTCGTTACGATAAAGATGCTACTCACTCAAGCATCCAATTCGAGGTAGAAGGAATTGCTAGCGCTAGGGATAATACGTACTCCGCGCATACCATAGGAGCCGATGTAAAGCCTTTCCTTATCGCTCTGATGATCGAAACGAATCTCGACCATATTGGTAAGCATGTCGCGACCTTCACCCGCGTAGAAGAAAATGCGAGAATCAGGCGGCAGAGTGGCGTCAGGCTCACCGATGCGCCCGCCCATTACTACATTGGAGCCGGGATGCTGCTCTGACAGTTCCTTGATTCGCTTATCCTTGCGAACAAGATCTCGCCGCATATCATCGACGTAATTCTGCAACCACTTAGGCTGCTTACTCAGATCGGGAGCGGGGTCAGTTGCGTAGTTACGCATTTATCCGATTCACCTCATAGTCGGTACTCATAAGAAATAGCTCGTTAACGTGGAAGTGGTGGCCGCACAGAAACACGGGACCGCTAGGCGTGGTGATCTCAAACTTGGCATAGTCGCAAGCCTGATCTCGGTCACACTTAACATACCGGATAGGTGCATCGGCCGGGGGCTGCTCAACTGGCAACGCCCCGGCGTGGGGATTCTTCACAACTGTCATATCAACCCTTACCATTCGTTGTCGGTGGTATCCACCCTACCATACTTTCGTCGGCGGGGCAAGTGACCTGGACTCGAACATTTTGATCGATCTTTACCGGCGCGTAGTGCTGCGGCCTGAGTACGGCGTAGGCCAGCAGGCCCACAGCAATAGCTAGAAATACTACAATGACAGTAGCAAGCTGAGCCAGCATAGATCTCAGGTGCTTATCGCTATCGCGTTTATCGTGGCTCAACTTCCTTATCTCCAATCTTTACTACTTCGGCACTCATCGTATAAGCAGGCTGCGGCTCGGGCTGGTTACCGTGCAAAGCCTGCGCAATCAGCGCCGCATATGGAGCTAGGGCGTCGGCCTGAGCATTAGCCGTAATAGCTGCCTTGCGTGCGTGACGTGCGGCAAGCTCATCGTAATACTGCTTACGTTGCAGTTCCCTCGTGCGGGCATATTCCAGATTCTTATCAGCTCGGCGCTTGCGAGTCAGTATAAGAAACGCACCGCCGCCTGCAATGGTGAGGGCAATAATTCCCGCCACCCAGTAAAGCAATACCGTGACAGCGGAGATAAGACCTGTCGCTGCACCACCGCCAATAGCGGCTACTACGATAACGCCCAGAATAATCAGGATGGGCATTTTAGAATCACCCCCGCCCGTTTCTGTCCATGTTCCATGTCGAGCCATTACGGCACCTTCCTGTTGTATCGATTAAAACTCTCGCCGGTAAATGCCAGAAAAGTGGAAAACATTTCTTCCATGGCAGCGGCGTAAGCTCTGATATCGTCTTGCGCGTGATCGTCATTCCGCAAGTGAAGGAAGTTCATTAGTGCCCTAGCGTTCATGGTCACGTAGAATTCCTTGTAAAGGGCTAGGGGCAGAACCGCCCGCGCGCTTTCCTTTGTCTCACCGTGGTCGAGCAACCATTGGTAAGTGGCAGCACATAGATCGTATGTCTGCTGATAGACACCTACGTGCTCAGCACCAAGAGGAATAGCGAAGTCGGTACGCAATTCAATGTACCTTCCGCTTTCCTCATTGTAACTCGCGATGCGGTGACGTTCCCATTGCTGGACTACGTACAGCGGAGCCCTAACGCGGAACTGAAAGATGACGTGCTCGAAAGGTGAGCCGTGTTCATTGCGCATCAGGTAGTCGATAAGCTTGATAGCCTTTAGATCCATTACCTCGGACCGTTTGCTGTATGAAACTCGCGCCGCATTAACGATGGTAAGGTCGGAGCCCAGGAAACCAATCAGCTCAATAAAACCGATGCCATCGCCCATTGGTTCCGCTCTTGCAATAGCGTCACTCATAGTACTCCTGTCAGGATCAGTGCACCCAGAATAGCGGCAATGCCCCATCCTGCTATCGCCACCGATACGATGAACGTTATCGCTGAGCCAATTCCAAAGTCATCCAACGTTAACCTCCACCGTGATACGAGTCGGGCACGTCTTCACCAGCGCGGGAATCTGTGGCGCTTCCAAGCCGAACTTAAGAAAATCGCAGAGCATCCACACCGGCAGGAAAATGCTTTGATGCGCGGCAATCTCCGCGATCGTACCGGGACTGGTTACCCAGTTCTCATCAACCAGCACCATTCCCTGCGAGTTAAGCATGATCCAATTCAGGTCGGCCCTAAGAGCCTCGCGCCTGTTGAATCCGCTGGCGTCAATATCCGCATAGGTTCCAACATAATCGGGACCGGGATCAAAGCCATTGTCGCGATCGTGGTCGGCCGGGTTGAATACGGTGTGGCCTAGCATTCGCAGCAAAGCCGCGCCCTCATCGAAATCCTCGAAGCCTAGACCCGGAATACCGACCATCTTTCCACCAAGGTACAGATACATTAGCGTCCTTCCAAATCTTCATGTAGGTAACCTAGTACATTGAACGCCAAGGCGCAAAGTGCTTCCTGCATTTCCTCGGGCATGTCTGTCAGGTCGCCGTTGCTAAGAGCTTCACGGTGGATAGTCCACACGTCCATAAAGTGACGCCACATGGACGACATATAAACCTTCTTGGGAATCCCCTGCTGCCAGTTGTCGGCGTTGCGCATCTTGCCGTCCGACTGCTTCCGGTTTTTGTGCATATACTCGGCATAGCGCTTGATAACTGCGGGGTTTAGGAATCCTTCATAGTCCAGTTTGTTTTCGTCAACATCCCGGTAAGCGCCACCCTCGAAATAACGGCGGTCCGTTGATCCATCTGCCACGTTAACCCCTTCGCTACTAATCGGGCCTACAATCACTTGCGCCCGGCTTCCAGCTTCGGCACTACATTCTGAGCATCCCTCATCTGCTGCAATTCCTCAAGCAGCCGGGCTACTACGAATTCAACCTCTTGTGCAGTGGGGAAGATACTAGGAATCGGGAGCCCGCCGATAATAGGTTCCTGGCCAAGAAGAACGGACCGCAAACCAATCTGCAAATTCCACAAAGGCTGAAAGCCCATAAAAGCCTGTTCACCATTCTCGGGGTTAGTCGCCACTAGCGGGCCGACCGTGCCGAATCCGCCAATGCCATAGTAAACATCACCCTTGGGAATTCCCAGCGCCATGCAGCTCTTAGCGATTGCGTCCTTGACGCGGTTCTCAATGATCCTTGTTAGGTCTTGCACGTTTTAATGCCTTTCTATGTATCTGATAGTGACCTTGGTTTCATAAAGGATATCACAACTAACGATGAAATCCTCGCCCCAGCGCACCATAAATTCTTTGTCATATCCTGATGGATTGTAAGTTACCAGCGTGGTAATTCCGCTCTGGGCAACTGCTCTAGCGCATTCAGCACAGGGAAACCAGGGTACGTAAAGTGTAGCCTGCATTAGGCTAGTCCCGGTTCGTGCCGCGTTGTAAACTGCGTTGCGTTCCGCGTGCTCGACCCACTTGTATTTAACTGCGCGGTTATGATACCGCGCTAGACTGTCAGTAGCACCGCGAGGAAACCCGTTGAATCCCTGGCTTAGAACCTGATTGGAACTGCCGACAATAACGCAGCCGACCTTAGTGCTCGGGTCCTTCGACCATGTACCGAAATGCTGAGCTATCTCCATCCATCGCTTATCCCATTTACCGCTTTCCATATGCCAGCTTCCACAAACTCTTGCCGCACCAGACGATTCCCTTGTAAAGATAATAGACGATCAAAATCACAATGCAGATAGCCAACCAGATAGGTCGCCACACAAAGAAGTAAATGAACCAGCCCAGCGGACCCATGGAAATCCAGAAGTCGTTACCTACTTTTGTTCCGACGCGCATTCCTCCGCTTCCTTTCTTTCCTGTTCGGCTGTTCGCTCGGCAATCCTCTTGGCCACATCTTCGGACCCTATGCCTTGGATGCAATGTGCAAATGCGTACTGATGGTTGCCAGCCCTGCCACCATATCCCTCAATGCTGCTCATATCTTATTGATTCCATCCCAGCGTTCGTAAGTAATATGACCATTGAGCCATACGATAGCCAACGGCTTCTTTACCTGACGGGTGTAATTGATCGTGTACCAGGTACCGCCCGGCATCTTGCCCAATTCCACAACCTGTTTAGGACACGCTACCATCAGCTCTGATGCATCAACCAAATCCCGGTCACGAATGAAGTAGCCTCGCTCGGGAAGTACGGTTGTCTTAGTATCGTAAGCTCCGCAGAATGCCCGGAACGTATCCTTAACTGGGGGATGCAGCGTAACGTTCGTATTCATAGCCCTGGCCAAATGGTAAAGCTGGGCATCTACGCCGACACAATCCCCATCGCGCAATTCTTTGAAAGCATATCGGGACCAAAGCCATCCAACCGAGGCAACCTGTAGCCTAGTGGCACCATCGCGGGTGCCTGTCTCGCCCCAAATCAATCTGTCAACCTCCCGCTTTTTCTCAGTACCCCATTTTCATAAAGACGCCACTGCCCCGGCTCGTATCCATCCCTTACCATAATATCCACGGTGCCGTAAAGAGGCATCGACGGCATAAATGGCGGCGCGTACTCGTTATAGGCAGGCGGTGGCGAATACTCAGACCTGAGTCGTAGCAATACGCCCGGATGGCAATGCAAATCATATCGATGTGGGCCGGGTGGCAAGTTACGGACGATATCGTTAAGGATCTCGTACAGAGTCATTCGATTGCTCTTATCGTCATTCGATCAGGCTCTTGATATAGTGGTTAGCGGAACATACGGCGCAATTGCAACTGTCGGGATGCTCGCGCAGAACGCGGCGCATCTGATGCACTGCACATTCGCAATCTTCGCCGTGTCTCTCATCCATTTTGCGATCCCAATACTCCGTCCAGGTTTCAGTATCCAACCTGTCCGAAGTATCAGGGCCGCTGTAACGATGCTGGGTCATTTGGTGATTTCCGAATTGTAAACCTTGGCATAAGATACGCTCATGGTATAAGGCAGCGGGGCACTAGCAGGAATATCCCCGCCCATCTGCCCGCCAACCGCGTAATTCAGGATCAGGAAGAACGGCTTATCGAACGGCCACGTCCTGAAATCAGACTTGTGAACAGTCCAGTAAGTCTGCCCGTCAACGCTGAATGACAGCACAGTAGGCTGCCAGTCCAATGCGAAATTGTGCCACTGGGTAAGGTCGTTAGTCGCTGGCAGCGTGTAAGTCTGCGCCGGATTATCCGTAGGCGTATGCAGCGCTGAGCTGAATGTCACCTTAGACTTGTTAACTCCAAACGACTCCATAATGTCGATCTCGCCGCACTTCGGCCAGCCAACATCAGGCAAATCCTCACCCATCATCCAAATGGCGGGCCATGTACCGGGCTGCCCCGCTTGCGGGATCTGTGCCCTAACCTCAACATGGCCATACCTGAAAGCGACCTTACCGCGAGTCCAGATCTTTCCGCTGGTAAACTGCGATGGGCCGTACCATGCCGGGTACGTTCCATTGTCGCGCCTAGCGGTAATAGCTAGTCTTCCCTGACCGTCGAGTGCGGTACCTTCTGGAATGTAATACTCAAGTTCGTTATTGCCACCACCGGGCGGCTGATTATCCACAAACGTCCATGTGTTTGTGTCCGGTGGAGTCCCAGCGGGACCATCAAATTCATCAGACCAATTAGTCATATTGCCTCCTATAAAAAGCGGAATGATAACAGTGAATGTTATCAAGAGAATTAGAAAACTGATTGCGGCTGCTTTTACCTTTGCCATTTCCACGCCCTGTAACGCTTACGTGCAAAGTGAGGTAGCAAGGCAGGCTGCGCCACAATGCCGTAATTGGGTAGCAGCAACGGAAACAGGACTATAGTCTGAAAGGTAGTCAAGACTACGGCGGGCCAATATGTCGCCCAGCTATACGTTGGCAATCCATGAATAATGCCAACCCACGTTACCACCTGAGAAATCAGCACCCAGCTTCGTACCGTCCAACCTGCCCGTCGAGGAACACTCCCAGAACTCGTATTCGCTCCGCTCGCTATCCAGTGAAATCGGGTGTTTCGGAAGGTATCGATTGCCGCCAGCAAATGAGCCACCGAATAGACCACAATGATTCTCAAAGTGGCAGGTCGCCATCCACGGATAATCAAGGGCAATGCGAACATGCCCACCAATGCCGGGGCGATTGGAAGATAGTTACCTATTCCGACCAGGTACGGATAAAACCACAGCATGATAATGCTGGGCACGACTGCTATGATCAGCACCAGAATCGACTGAGCATAGTACAATGCACCGGACCAGAAAACAATACGCTGGCCGATGTCTAGTGGTGCATCCCTAAGCGCCTTGCTGTAAGGATTCTTACCGATAAATAGTTTCAACGTTGATAGTGCCCAGCGGTATTGCTGGTTAACCGCCGAATCGAAATTATCAGGGCATACGCCCTTAGCCAGATTCACCGGGACATAAATGGTGCGGAACCCTTCGGAATACATATCTAGCCCGGTGACAATATCTTCGCCACCATCGTCTACCCGTGGAAATCCGCCGATAGCCTTAAGCGCTGAGCGCCGGTAAATCACATTGGTTCCGACACACATCGCAGCATCCGCTGTATTCCGCGCAGGCTGAGCCCAGCAGAAAAACATATCCTGCATTGAACCTGACAATTGCTGAATCCAGTTTCGTGTTTGTCGCATCTTCACGTCGAAGTATTGCGTAGACTGCACAATGCCAATATTTTCGTAAAGCATGTACGGCATTAGCTCAAGCAGAAAATCGGGAGCGGGCGCAAAGTCCGCGTCAAAGACAACGACGAATTCTGCATCGCTGTGAGACAATCCATAATTCAGATTTCCCGATTTCCTGTGGGCCGGTCGATCTGGCCTAGTGCGGTAGTTGGCTGCATACTTCGCGGCCAATTTCTTTACGGCTAGTGACCCGCCATCGTCAAGAACATAAATCCTCAACCGCCCCTGCCACTTAATCGCCGTAACATTCCTTAGCGTATTTTCAATGATCCGCAAATCCTCACCACACACCGGCACGAGAATATCCACTGACGAGCTAAGCATAAACTCACCAGCTACCTTAACCTTTTCGTGAGATTCCCAGGTAATCCTAGGTCGGTATGTGGCTAGGGCTACGATGTAAATAGTCCAGGGAACAAGTACAATCAGCAGGAACAGGAGCGGATACCAGACTAGGCCAATCGACAGGATGCCGTAAACGACGCCCATCGACAGGACGAAAAGAATCACGGAAAGAATCCGCAAAGGCTGCTTTCCTAGATATTCGTAGTACTCATCTTTGCGCGGAGGGCTCGGAATTATCAAGTCCTTTGTATAGTTACTAGTCAAAAGCCGCGCCACTTTACTAGCCCTTCTTAAGGGTTTCGACCTGATAAGTCGGGTGGCCCAGAGCAAACTTAGCAGCGGTCGCCTTAGTAAACGGACTACCATTGCTGTCCAGCCACCAGATGTAACCGCTAGATTTATTTAGAACAACATAAACCATGGGCTCGCTAGGAGCTGTGGCCTTATGCGCGGGTGCCGTAACGGTAACCCTTGGCTGCGGCTTAGCCACCGACTTATCGGGGAAAGCCCTGTTGATCATGCCTAGTCCGAACAGAACTACGATGAAGATAAGAATCCACATCATAATCTTGTCGCCCTTACCCATGCCTCGCGGCTTGAATTCCGGCAACTGGTTCTGCGGTCCTGTTGACGGTGTGGTCATTAGTTTCCCTTCTCGGGGCTAGTTGTTATGTAATTGGTGTCAACCCAGTCGTAGTCGGCCGCGAGCTGAGCACTAATGCCGTTCTCTACTACTAGCCTAGCGCTGTCAGCCGTATCAGCTTCTACGTAAAAGGCCATATCGACCCGGTACTCACTCATTCAATCACCTCGATAGTTACGTATTCTGGATACCTGTCAACCTCCCAGAAAAAGCCGTCGATAAGGCGCAGCCAAAGCCAGGTTGCAAATTCTTCCTCATCTTCCCAAACTTCTCGCGGTACTTCAAATCGCAGCACCGTCGCCATCATCGGGACTCCGGGCGAAGGTCGGTACGAGAAACGCTCTTGCCAGTCGTTAGCCAAGTGCCACAAGCACGGCAACGGTACCTCTGGAATTTACCTGTTAGCGTCTGTCGGAACCCTTCCTTAGTCAGGTTCGTGCTGCCACAACGACAGGTCGCATTTTTTCCCTGGTCGAGTGCATCACTGGGGATAATGCTTCCGCCAATCCAGGGCTTGATGATATGGAAAACCCGCTCATTCAGAACAACGTCCTGAATGTTGTAGATCTTCATACGCTCCCAGGCATCGGGGTCATTCTCAAGACACAGCTTCCAGTTAGCCGCGTGTGACCCAATCTTTCCGGTGAGCCCAAGAGCTTTAGCAACCTGATCCAGTCGCTTATACGGGAAATCGAAGTGCCGCTTAACGATCGTGTAAAGGTCAATGCCCTTACTCGGCGCGGGCGGATCGAATCCGGCAACCAGCAATTCTTTCTGAATCTTCGGCCTGTCGAACCTATCGCCGTTAAAGTAAACCAGGGCATCAGCTTCGTTCATTAGATTCCAGAAGCCCTCCATCATTCCCTGATATCCATTGTGATATGTGGAATAGAACATGGGCTCGGAGTCTTCACCAATCCATGTTGCCGCAAAGCACATGATCTTTGATTGCTCGATAACCATGTCGGGAGCCACGTACATATTAGGACCCCACAGCTTATATGTCCACACCTTGTGCGGGGAATTTTCGATATCGATCGAAAGGAGCTTCATCAATCATCCTTAAATTGTTTGGTAATTTCGCTAGCCCTTCCCTGTATCAACATTGAGCATACGTCTTCATTGCTAGGCATCTTGATTACACGGGCCTTGAAATTCAGTGTCTCGATCACGGCTGCGGCCATTTCCTTACCGGCCTTATCGCCATCTTGCAGAACATGAACGCGCTCGAAGTCCTTAAACAAGGGAGCCCATATTCGGCTCTGCGCAATCCAGGTAGAAGATCCGGGTATTCCAACGCTAGGCATTCCCAGAAACTCCGTAGCAGCGATAGCGTCAACTTCCCCTTCCGCAATGCCGATCTCTTGGTGCGGACCGAATAGCGCTTCCGAATTGTAGATGCGGATAGGCTGGCCCTTATGCTGCCCGACCTTAGCATCGTCGTTCCCGGTAAGGTTTCGGAATCGAATAGCCTTAGTGCCACCGCGCCTTGTTAGATACGGAATAGCCAGCCATCCGCGAAATCGTTCGTCGCCGGGCAAAGGATTAAGCACAATGCCCAGCATATATTTCCGGGCAATTGCGGCACTCGGATGCTTCGGGTCGAACAACCCGTGATCAGCCAAGTATTTCTTTCCAGCTATCACCGCTCGCTGCCGGTCGTTTGAAATGTCTAGGAATTCCGCGTGATACCGATGTGTGGCTCGTACCAAATACTCTTGCCGCCTGTTCACATGCCTCCCTGTAATTCATATGTTCCAGCTTTCGGATAATGTCGATAGGATCGCCAGCAGTTCCGCAAGCGTGACACCGGAAATGATTGGTGCCATTGTTAACGGACGCACTAGCGCGGGAATCAGTGTGAAATTGGGTGAATGGGCATTTCATGGATTTCCACCCAGCGCCCTGCGGAATTCGAGAAGCGCCGTAATGTCTCAGCACTGCGGCAATTGTCAATTCGTTAGAGTCGTCAGGTTCATCGTCCTTTGATATTAGGTCGTCCAATTCGCCCAACGAAAACGCCTCCCTTACATAAGCTTTCCGCCGTGGCGGTATGCCCTAGTCCGGTTGTAGACTAGTTTTCTTTCATACTCATAGTACAGGTTAACTCCATAATGATCCGCCATCTGAACAAGGTACTGGTAAACGTCCCGAAGGCACCTGCCGATAAAAGGCAATTCTTCCGGTAGCGGACACGACTCGTAAGAATCCATCGCCATCGACAGTTTAGCAATCAGCGTATGCAACGTATTACACGCAGTGCCGAACCGATCCGAGAAACCGAAACGCCCGGCACCAGAATTAAGGTACTCGAATCCAACAGGCAACATATCCATGTTGTCTACCAGCCTGATAAGAACGTCAGCCATTTCTGATCCAACACCCTCGGGCTTAGGATTAATGACAACGATATCGAGGCCACAATCACACAGCGTAGAATACTCCGTGCCATCATCAAAGCCCCAACGCCTGTAAGCGTCAGTCATTTCCGCTACCTCGGTATGTAGCAAGGCCAGTACCTCACCCAATTCCAGCTCGTGCGGCTGCCATCCAAGCTTGACGTTGTTCTTGCGGATCTCATCGAACATAGCTTTAAGCTCTGCCAGATCAAAGGTCATTGGTCGTTTCCTTTTTCTTTTCTTTCTTTTCCGGTTTAGGTTTCGGTGGTGCGGGCCTGCTGTCATTGCGATAAAACCCGGAACCCTTGAATACTACACCAGCAGGACTAAACACCTGGGTCATTTTAGTTCCGCATTCTTCACAGTAAGGGCAGTAATTGTCCTTCTGCTTAAAGGTCAGAGTAACGGTATGCCTATATCCGCAATGGTGGCAAAGAAATTCGTAAGCGGGCATTACGTATTAGACCATTTAACAGCAGGCTGATTAGTACTGAATGCCGGTGCCTGATGCTTTGACACAACGGTAATCCCCGCGAAGTTGGAAAGAGTTACCCGCTTGATGTGGCGAGTATTGTATATCTCGCCCTTCCAATCGGGCCTAAAGCAGTAAGACGAGAGAATCCAGTCAGCAATTACGTAAGGCTTCTTGTCCTTATCTGTAACATTTCCAAATTCTGCCAGCCACGCCGGGGCCTTGTAACCAACCTCACTGACAATAGCCTCATTCACTTCTACCGAAGTCGAATGCTTCACTGCATACAGGATTACGTCGCCTACTTCAATTGGCGTACCTCGCCAGTCCTTAATCTCTTTCATGTCATCCTCATACTTGCGTAAAGCGACATTCCCTTAACCTGGGTCCGTACATTGTCGTAACCGTCGAGGCTGAATTGCCGCACAAGTTCATGCGGGGTTACAATTCCAACCGTCGCCCTAGTCGCACATACCGCATTCCTGAATACCTTGGATTCGATCAGCCGTCCAGCTCGGATCATGCAGTCGCCGTTAGGACCCATTGAATCCTGGTCAACGATACCGTAATCAATTGCGACTCGTAGACTAACTCTACGGCCGGGACGTACAGCATTGTTGTACGCCTGTAGCCGCGACACAACTGTAGATTCAAATTCCTGGTAAACCCAGGCAGGCGTAACGGTCGATGGCAGCACGGTAAGAATACCATCGCCACGACCTTCATACCATGTGTCGTGATCGGAGCCGAATGCCATCGTGGTAATTTCCCAGATGGCGTTACGGATCAGCCGCCTGTCGTCACTGGTACGCATAGGCGAGCTGTATCCGACAACATCGGAAAGTGCAATTACTTGATGCACCATTAGTGACGCCGACCTCTATTCTTGTGTACCCACGGCAGCCTAAGCGCTGCAAATCCTCGCGCCCTAGAAGCCTCCGCGTAGCCGCGCTCGACAATGCCGCATTCAGCCATAGCGTCCAGCAGATTAAAGAGCTTTTCCTTTGGAACGTAAGATGCCGGGAAGTAAACGTGGTAATGCCCAGGTGTGGAAGACTCGATAACCTGCATCGGAATATCCACATCAAACATAATCAGATGCTTACCCTGAAAGCCGGGAACCTCGAACCTAGGCGCAGATGTCACAATGTCCGCAAAGTTTAGATTCTCGGTATCTTCCAGATTGGCCAGCGGGTTAGGCTCATGCTCGGGCAGCCATGCTCCGCTATTGCCATCAGCGGTCCACTTCTTGACGATGTAAAGCCTAAGACTGTCGAAAGGAATAATCATTATGAACTCTCCGTATAGGGAACGTATTCAATACCTGTTTTGGGTCGGGGCATCACGCGATAGAATTCAACCGTATCACCGTCATCCTCGAATGGACCGTGATCCTGATATTCCGTCAAGCCCTTTTCGTAAGTAGTCTCAAAGAACCTGTCATTGATCCTAACGACCAGGACGCAGATAGCCGACCATCTACTAGAATCGGTCTGCTCGTTTACAACCACCTCGTAATGATCGCTGCCCTCAACAAACTTGCAACCGACCATTTCCCACGCTAGGTCGCGTGCAAGGTTCGTATTAAGCTGTAGCTTATTCAAGGCAATTTCCAATCTGTCTGAGTGGAATTCTCGTAAACAACGAACCTTCCGAACTGATCTTCTGGCAATTGAATTGATGCATCCGGGTAATCGTAGTAGCGGTCGAACGTAACGTCTCTGGTCCATGTTTCCCAGCGGATTGGAAATCGTTTAGTGAATCTGCGAATTATGAATCCGTTGCTATGCTCGGCCTTGAAATGCTGCCACCACGTAGCGGGAACTTCGAGAGTTACCGTTTGTACTTCATGCACAATGTGATCGCGCAATACGTTGGCGGTAAGACCTAGAAGCATGTTGCTTCCCATGTGTTCTTGCGTTGTGAAACTAGCTGTACGTGCCACATAAGAGGGAATCACCTGACTAGTCCCGACGCGGACAATATGCAGAATGCGCCGGGTGAATTCTTCATCGGTCATATCAGGATACATCAGGACTCCATCCCGATAAATCGGTAAAGCATATAGCGAACTTCCCCGTTCATGTTCACCGTAGCCTGCCCCGTAAACTGATACGTGGCGACAGGGATTACCGGCAGCCTGTCATTCAGCGATTCGTTAAGGCAATCCGCCATTGAAACGGAATCCATGGGACGGGGGATAGGTATCAGAAGTAGGTACAATTTGGGGTGCTGAATGACCCGGCCATCAGCCGGGCCACCCATCAGGCAAGCTTTCACTTAAAATCGCGGGAACCTTTCGTTAACATCTGCCCAGTATTCGTCAATTTCGGCACGGTTCTGCTTGTGCTTCCGCCAGAACTTGATGCCTACCGTGAATACTACCAGATAAACAATTACGTCGAGATAGATCGGTGATATAACAAGCCACCAAGCCCACGTAATTGCACCCGTAAGCTTAAGAATGATGAACGCCAGTAGTAGCGCTTCCACAAATCCCATCAGTTACTCTCCATGAAAGAGCCGCCTTGCTGGCGGGTTGGTTAGATAATCGATACCGCGCCTAAAGAAAGCGATGGCGTCTCTTGCGTGTCCGAATAGTTTATTGCATGGACCACATAGCAAACCGCGCCAGCAGTTAATGCAGCTTTCTGTATCCGGGTCGTGCTCACACATTTCCCTTGCACGCTTATGGTCGTGGTCTACGGAAAGGGATTTAGTCCTTCCCGTAGCCCACTGACACATATAGCATTTCCCGCCTTGGAACGCCTTAAGACCTTCATATTGTTCGAGGGTCATATGATGAACCTTTAGAAGACGGGACTTTCGTGCAGATAGCTTTCGCTTATTCGCAGCCTCGATTTGCGCTCTTGTGCGCCGAGGCATTAGCTAGCTCAGAACGGAGGTTCGTCGCTACCGTCAGCACCCCACGGATCGGAGTCATCCGCACTCGCAGTAGGCGGCGTATAGGTAGCCTTGAATAGCCTGGTGTCATTAAACTGGGGGTTATCGCTAGGCTTAGATCCGGTGTACTCAACAACCAGAACGCCACCAGCTTCAAACTTACCCTTAGACTTGTCCTGCGCATCACCCAGAACAAAGAACAGATTAGAAGGCTTCTGCGCCCACAGCGAACGCCGCACGCCCTTTACCGTCCCAGTAAGAACAACGTTCATCTTCGGCTGGGTCTTTTCATCGTCCCACCAGTCAAGATCTGACTTTCCGTACACACGCGCCTGCACAAGAGACGCCGTAGCGTCAAGAATCATTTCGATCTTGGCACCTACGGGCGCATTCTTCCAAGAAATCGTCTTGGCCTTATCCGGCACGTAAAACGGATCGTTTTCGTTACTCACTTAGTTTCCTCTTTCCTTACGACCAGGGGTCATCTTCGTCGGCTTGCGCCTGGCTGGCGCTGGTGGCAGTAGACGGCGCTGTAGTGGCCGCTGCCGGGGTTTCCTGCCTCTGGGCACTGACTGCCCAAGGGTCGGGCTCGGAAGGCTCAGCGGCGCTCTCAGCGCTCGCTACGGCCTGTGTAGTGTCAGCCTCCCACGGTGGAAGCTCTGGCTTGGATCGATCAGCCGCGTTCACGGTGTGATCAGTTCGTACCAGCTTAAGAATCTGCCACGCTAGCTCAACGCTAGCCTCATCGGCAAGATCTACAACTAGTTCACTCACTCAAATAGCCTCTCATTGCGTACTCAATTACGACCGGCGACGTGGCAACTATAACTTCCGCTACCACGGCAACAGCTATATCGCTCTCGATAAGAGCATCGGCAAGTTCCGATAGGACTCGCGCCGCATTCTTAGCGGCGCTATCCTTCGTCAGGGATTGTGACACTTTCACCTACCTGCTTTAGATAACCCTTGTACTTGCGAGCATTACTCACACGATATGCAAGCACCGACGCTGCCCATCCAACCTTAAGGTTCACTTCGTAAAGTGTGGCCGTAGCTTCGCCAGCCGGGAGGTGAATGATAATGCCGAGATCCTGATTGAGCCCTTCGGGCATCGGTTCCCAAGCTTCGGCATCCATATCCCAAAGGCCGCAACCGCGAGAATAGATAGCAAGCTGGATAGCGATTTTCATCGCCCCATACTTGAGGCCCTTTTCTACACTGCCGCCAGTCTTAAGGTCGGCAATAGTAGGCAGGCCCCTATATCCCACGATCTTGTCCATAGTCCCGGCAACCTCAAGTTGGGGAACTAGGGTGATTCGCTCGCAGTAATTCGGGTCAGTGGTGATATCCCACTGCTTAAGAGCTTCCGTATAAACCGCAATATCGGGAGCCCATCGCCCATGTGCCCTACTGGGCAAACCGCGATCGACTCGCTCAGTGTACTTGTGCAGCGCGGTTCCCTGATTGGCTCGCTCATCAGCTCGCGCCGCAGCCTTAGCCTGCTTTGCGATTTGAGTAAGCTGCTTAACGTCATCAAGATCAGACGCGGCTGCAAGGTCGGCTAGATCTAGCCTCTTACCAATACCGTAAACAACCATGCGCTTATCCCACTCGTTAAGCCCATAGCTGTCATCTAGGGTAGAAGCCAGCTTAGTTGTTCGGGTCCAGCCGCGCCTTTCTCCTGTCTCAGGGTGGGGAAGCTTATAGCGCCCCCAACGATCCCTCTCAGGTTCAGCCATATCTTACCCTTCCTGCTTTGCAGCTCGCGCCGCTGTCATACGGTCGGCCGCAGCCTTACGCTGTTCCGGTGTCCAGGTGCGCCCTGATCCCTTAGCTCGTGGCTTCCGAACCGTTACTAGTTTCTTAGGCAAACGGAAGATAAACCCACCTTCCGGCAGGATGTCTACCTGCTCTGCTGCCGTGTTTTTTCGTAGTGAATTAATAAGAACTTTTGAGTATGTTACGATCTCGGCGTTCTGGCCAAGGTCATCGTAATTGATAGTCGTAGTCCGCTCAGCCTTGATTAGGCCCATTAGGCATCCTTAGTGATTCGAGCATTACATATTCGTTGCCGTCAAGGATAGCTGCGGTATATGCGGCCATCGCATCCGCCGCATTCTCACCCTTGTACCAGTGCTTCCACTGCCTGCCATTTTCCGATTCGACCAGATACCAGTACCTAACGGTATCCAGAACCTTAGCCTTTTCGAGAGTAGCTTCGAGCGTAACCAAAGGGGCAGGCATTTCATCATTCGATACTGCGTCGGGCTCTCCTGGGAAATCCAGTTCAAATCCGTTTTCCATGCTCATGCTTTCATTCCCTCAATCCAGTTGATAGCTGCGGCAAATTCGTCCAGCGAATAAGCGATGTCTATTGACAGTTTAAGTGATGCTTCGTCGCCTCTAAACACCCTGATAAAATCCCGATGCACGGCGCTAAACCAGAAGCCATTAAGGTTGCGCCGCTCCCGCTTTGTTAGCAGGGGCAGACGCAACCAATGGCGAATTCGTAGAATCAAACGTGAACCTTTCCGGCAGGCTTACGCTTACCCTCCGCAATAAGCCGCTGCACTCGCGGATGCCTCTCGTCATACACGAAGTTGTGAATGAACGCGGCACTAAAGCAGAATGCGTGAGCCAGGAATCCCCATTCGTGGTTAATGAGGATGTAAGGAATGTAGAACGTCTGGGAGCCGATAGCCACCAGCCATCCTAGCGGGTGCTTAGGCACCGCCCAGAAGGAACACGTACCGACAACGGTTACGCACCAGCCCAGAATGTTCAGGATGGTTACCGCGCTCAGCGTGAACAGAATGAAATGATACTGCTGGGTCATTTCGTCTTACCTCTCGGTAGCTTCTACTACTCGCATATTGGGGTGAACTAGGAACGGGTGCGATACTCGCGCATCTGGGTACTGCCACCCAAACCGATTCTTTACAACAGCCAATCGCAAATTCATACCGGCTGCGCCTAGTGTCATCACCAGCGTTGGAAACTGGGTCATGCGACCTTGGATTTCCTGTGCGGGTGGGGGAAGACCGGGAGTCACGTCCATTGCGGAATCGTGACTAACAAGTCTTGCGTGGTGCAGAATGTGGACATGAGCGCCAATCCTTTTGGCTAGCGAATCCGCATTCTTAATGATTGCCTGCATTTCGCTGAATGCATAAACGTCGGGCGCTAGGTCGATCAGGTTATCTATCACGACCACATCGGGATATGCGCCGTACTTCTGCTCATATGATGCTACGTGACGAACCATCGAATCCCAGCTTTGATTCTGGTACTCGAACATTACCTTATCGCCCAGCCGGTCATTTAGCTGACTGTCAAAGTAGGTGGGGTCATGGCGAGTGAATGCTTCAACCTCTTGCATACTCTTGCCGGTGACGATTCCATTAAGCCTTTCCACAATCGTAGACTCGTCGGAGTCAACGGAAAAGTACTGCGTGTAAAGTCCTTGATCCGCCCATGACACAACCTCATTAAGTGCTAGCGCAGTTTTGAATGCACCGGGGACTCCTGCCAACATGCTTACGCCGCCTCGACGGAAAGTGACCTTAACGCTGCTGTCACTGAAAATCTTGTACGGCGATGGCAATGGAGCGCCCCGGCTACCTACCCTGCGGCTTGCTTTAGTGGGACTATACATTTACCACCGTCCTTCCAATTCGGACATATCGTGGTCGAGAGTAAAACCGTAGTCGGCCCTAGCCCGGTACTCGTCTAGCAGCTCATCGATAGCGGTGTATGAGAACGAATTCTCACCCCACGAATCCCTCTTTGCCTTAAGCCACTTGGCGACATCATCGTCACGCATAGGATGGTGCGGCAGTCTAACCCGAGGTGTATCGTCATCCCAGTGCCAATGACCCTTACCGACCAGAGCGTCAAGCAAAGGCATTGGCGGGTCAGGTTCCACAGGCGCGAAACTCATGGAATCCCGACCGCACAACGTACCTGTAATGCGAGCCAGCCCATCATAATCCAGAGCCAGCTCTGTCGAAACCTCTACAGCAACCGTACCATCATCGCGATGATCCACGCTAGTTACAGTAGCCTCACCGATAATCTGCCTATCAGGTCCGCGAACAGGAACAGTCTCGCCTACCCAATGGTCGAATGCACCGCGCTTTACAGTGCCGATGAATTCTTCGGACATGACCATCTTGTAATCGGACATGGATTAAGCTCCCTTGTAGTTTAGCACCTGAGTCAGCTCGTGCTCAATTGCACACAAGTCCGACTGCGATGCCATAACATCCTTGATCGACTTGTAAGCACCGGGATGCTCGTCAGTCAGCTTCTTCGCGGACATAGTTCCCCACGTCTTATCCGACATTGCATACCGCAAGTCAGAAGGCGAAAAGGTTTCCCGTGCCTGACGCCGTGACATCTTACGCCCCGCACCGTGAGATGCTGAATGGAACGCCGCGTCACTTTGCAGGCCACGAACGATATACGTGTTCGTACCCATAGAGCCGGGGATAATCCCCATGTCACCAAGACGCATACGAATCGCGCCCTTACGGGTCAGCCAAACATCCTGCCCAAGGTGGTGTTCCTTTTCGCAGTAGTTATGGTGGCAGTTAATCTGCTGCATAACCGACGCATGAGGAACTACCTTGACTAGCGACTGGAAAGCATTCCGCATCATCTTCACGCGGTTACCCATTGCGTAGTCCTGCGCCCACAGCATGTCATTAATGTACGCCTCGAATTCAGGAGTACCTTCGACCAGATATGAATACGTCGGGTCGTTAAGCTTGATGTGGTACAGCTTCATAAGCTCTCGTGCGGTATCCATGTGCTTCTTCGCGATGAGGTTACCCACGCCGCGAGAACCTGAATGCAGCACTAGCCAGATATGGCCGCGCTCATCCACGCACAGCTCTACGAAATGGTTACCAGAGCCCAGAGTACCAAACTGCGTTTCCGCTCGCGACAATTCCTTTTGGTCGAGATTAACACGGTTAATGTCAGGCAGATTATGGTCCCGCGCATCAAATCCCTGACCGACGCCTGCCGGAATCGCCTTCGCGATCAGCGCGTAAAGCTTGTCGAGTGAATCAGGAAGATCGTCCAGCGTTAGGTTAGTCTCAAGCGCGATCATGCCGCACCCGATGTCAACCCCAACGAGTGACGGAACAACCGCACCCTTAGTCGGGAGGACCAGGCCAATAGGACCGAAGCCTACATGACCGTCAGGCATCAGGGACGCATGACCGACCACAAAAGGCAGACTAGCAACATCACAGGCTTGACTGATCGCCGCTGGATCGATATTCGCTGCACCCCACACAAGCAGATGATCATTAATCCTTGTAATGTTTCCCATTGAATCCTCTTTCTGTGAACCTGCTAGATCCACCTTACCATACTGGGCGGCGATCTGTCAACCTGTTTTTACCGGGCGCATAGCTGCAACGTTTCTGAGTACCCGCCTGAATGATTCATCCCACGAATCAGTCTGTCCACGCAAAGTAGGCTCGCCGTCAATGCTGACGTAATGGAACCAGTTGGGTCCGTACTTGCGAACGAATCCTTTTACCTCAGAATTGGGACAAATAGCCCAGCCGCTATCAGAGCGAAAGATCTCGTTACACACGCAGCGCCATGAATCGGGGTAAGCGTCAAGTGGATGAACGCGGTGCCTCATTCGACCACCATAAAACAGTCGCCGCAGATAAGGCTGACAATGGGCATTCCCTGAAACATCCCTTCAAACGATTCACCAAAGTACATTCCGGTACGGAACTGCTGATCACACTTTTCGCATACGTGGTCATCGGCGTGCATCGCGAGAGTAACCGGCTTAAGACTCAGCAGTTCTTGCCTGGTCTTCTGGTCCATAACTTCGGGATGCATTAGCCTGATATGGTTCAGCATGTCAGTATCGAAGTGCTCGACACAGATTAGGCAATCCATTACTTCCCGTTTCCGTCATCGACAATTGCGCCGCCCTCAGCTTCCCAGCGGTCGAGATCTTCATCAAAGGCAGCTTCTATAACTTGGGCAGTTTCGTCCAAGGCTGCATCCAGTGAGTTTAGAATTGTAATTGGCTGCGGCTCGGGAGTCAGTGACGCGAGCCGGATAGCTTCCCGTTCTCTTTCGAGATATGTGATTCTCTCACGCAGGCTAATAATCGTGGCGTGATCCTCTGCGATGAAATCCTCGTAAAGTCTTATCGTCGCGTTGTGATCCCGCCTGCTAATCCAGGGCGATAGGAATTTCATAGTTATGTCCGTTCTTTACGTGAATAGATTGAGGCCGACTACAATGGCTATAATCCAGAGCGTGAATATCAGTACGTACCATCGTGATCCATACCAGATCTGCTCCAGGGTGATATCGCCCAGCGATTTCCTAGTAGTTTTAACTGGTTCCGACTCTGCCGACAGGTTAGGTACCGGATGGTCCAAGCGAACCAGGTTAAGCATCAGATCGTAGTCTTCTTCACTGCCAGTCTCGGCGTAGCGGGCAGCTACGCGCCGCCAGTCTGCCACGGTTGGTTCATCGGTCGTCTGGATACTTAGCGGCCCCTTGTGCTCTACAAAGTATTTTTCCGCTTGCTGCGCTGCCATCACGAGATCCAATTTCTCCCGTGTGTTCCTGAGCCGTGCATCCAAGGTTGCGACGTATTCAGTATTGAACCTGCGAACTGCTCTAGTGCGCTTCAACTGATAGTCCCGGTAGTCTAGTATCAGGCTGTCAATCTGTTCTTCGGTAGTCATCAGATCTCCAAAACTAAATTGATATGGCAGAGCGCGGATCTCGCCGCGCTCCACGATAACGATTTACTTGTTGCCATTCGTGACACTGGCCGGGGGAGTCGTCGTTACCTGAGTCGTCGGATTGCCGGTAATGACAATCTGATGCTTCGCTGCATCCCACGTAGCCGGGGCCATTACGGTATGCACAGTTTCCTCTGCACGCTGCAATACCGGCTTACCGTTGATGATGCAGATAGCGTAAGTACCAACCGAAGACGGCGAGGTATGAATGCCGAAAGGCTCCATCTGTGGCAAGGTAGTCCACTGACCAGAAGGCAGAACCTTATTCTGCTTGTTACCCACTACCTGTTCAGGATTGGAAAGCTGAGCGCTATCCGGTACCGCATTACCCAGTGAAGTACACACTAGAATCGGGTCCTGAACTCCGAAGTTGAAGAAAAAGCTAGTGGACTGATCGCCCTGCGCCGATGCTACTTCGGCGTCAATAAGGATCTGACGCTCAAGACTCCACTTGAAATAGGGGATGGGCTGCGACTGGGTGTACTGCGTTAGCTGGTTATTCGACTGACGTTGCTCGACATTGGTACCTACCGTGCTGCTAGAAGTACATGCAGCTAGGCCGAGGCCCATTGCAGTAACAGAGCTAATGACGATAGCAGACTTGATCCTACGACTGATATTCAATTGATTTCCTTTACTGTCCGGGCTGACTGGTTACTGCGTAAACGCTAGTGGCGGAAAGTTCTCCACCGACACAGTTAGTTGTGACCCACGACTGATCAGCCGGGGCGATTTCGGTGAGAGAGTTAAGCTGGGCGGCGTCTCCGCAAACGAGCTGAGCAGCATAAGACCGGCTTTGCTTAATATCGTTCTTCATGTTAGCATAAGCGGGATTGTCAATCTGCAATGTATAGCGCTGAACATCCGCGATCTTCTGCGGAATCTCGCTTACCATTGCGGACTGATTACCTACGCCGTGCTGCCGTAGCGTTGCGTCGCGGTTAGTATTGGCCGTGTGGAAAATCCAGCCCACCTGCCACATACCGACAACGGTCCCAACTACTACCGCGATGCCAAGCAGCACACCGGGCACGGAGCGCCAGAATGAGCTATTGAATAGAAACATTTAATCCTTTTCCTTTTCGTGAACTACACAGATAGGTCGTTTTCGTTGCCCTCGCCAGAATTCGGGGCAAGTGCAGAGTGCGTCGAGTAGGTTAGCCATTAGTGGACCTTGCCAGATCCGCGATTATCATAATGGTAAGGATCAAACCCAGACCGCCCGCCAGATAAATGAGCGCTACCGCGATACGGGTTTTCCATTTATCATACATAGAGCCTTTCCACCATCCCCACATACCAACCGAACCACCAGCCCATGAAGTAAAGCAGTGTCACGGAATTCCTGTGGCCTGTATTAAAGCCATACGTGAATTCGTCCATTATGAGTCTCCCGGTTCCGCTTCGTGGTCCGTGCTATTGTTAACATGGTACCATGGATTGCCGTTGCGGGTAATGTCTAGGCGGATTTGCCGTCCGCATTCTTGGCAGAAGGTCATTCAGTTTCCTTACTTAGCGCAAGTTGCGCCCCACGAATTCGCAGGACCGGCGATGTCGCATTCAATAGGAATGATAAGCCCGCTGGGCGAATGCCATTCCCAAGTCATTGCAGCCTTTACGACTCGCATAACGTCTTCGACAATATCGATCGGGCAGCAGAACACGATCTCGTCGTGAACTGTCACTCGCACATATGGCCGCACGCTAGCAGGCAATCTAAGAATGCACTGCTTTAGAATATCAGCGGCGCAGCCCTGACCCATTAGCGCGGGTGCCTGAGTGTAAACGCGATCGGGATCGCATTTCATCAAGCGACCCCAGCCATTGTTAATCAGCCCGGCTCGCGCCTCTGCACGAATGTTCCGCTGCCAATTCATCAACGTCTGAAACTGCATTTCGCGTTCGCGGAAGTAGTCGTTAACTACCTTCGGATCGTGGCCCTGCTTAATCAGCTTATTCTTACCCAGACCGTAGTTAGCACCGTGAGTAATAGGCTTGATCTTATCGCGGAATGCAACGCTGCCAAAGAACTTCATCGCAATCTCAGAGTGAGGATCGCGGCCATTCTCGAACAACGCCGCATAATTCCTGTCACCACTAAGCCCTGCAATTCCCCGCATGTCAACCTGGCTAAGGTCACAAGTGAATACTACCCAGCCCGGTTCACCAATGAACACATCGCGTTCGTGGTACCTCAAGCCCTTCTTACCGAATACGGTTAGCCCCGGCTTAGTAACGCTGGAACGTCCTGATGCCTGGCCCATATTGATATGGGGGAATACTCTATCACCGACTAGGTAATCGTCAACCGTCTGATAAACCGTGCGACTGGTTGTAACGATCATCATTAGTTCAAGGACATTGACTAGATCAGGATGCAAGATATCCGTTTCGATCATTTCCCGCAGAGCGTCGGCACCTGTGGCCAGTTCTTTAGTTTCCGTAACGGGAGGATTGACAACTCCGAATGAATGCCACGCATCGGCAAGCCATTCCTTACCTTCTTGCGTTCGGAAGGGGGCCTTGAATTCTTCCCATACTTCCTTCTTGTTAGGTTTGCGCCCGGTCCAACCCAAACGGCCCAGTGGCAATCCGTAATCATTGGCCAAGGCGTGCATAGCCCGCTGCTTACGAGCCTCGGTTTGTTTAATGCGCTTAGCCAGCAATTCCTGATCGACGCGGAAACCATTCAGCGTCATTCGGCCTAGCCAAGACTCAACCTCGAATTCTCGCTTGGCATACTTCTTGCTAGGTATCCGATCGAATACCCTGTCAAACAAAGCTTGCCCTGCTACCAAATCACCTTCCAGATATGAAAGGTACTCGGGATCGTCCAAGGGAATCTGATCTAGGCCGCCATGCTTAGCGGCCAATTCCTTAAGATTGTCGGTCTTGCCCTCGACGCCGTTATTCCGGCAGCTTTCGGTAAGGTCGTAGCGGTCCTTAGATCCGCCCACATCCCTAGCTTCTGGTGGACGCCTTAGCCTTTCGAGAACCATTGTGTCCAGTGACTTAGCGGCCAGCTTTTCCCAGTCTACTTGTTCCGGGTAATGATACGCCAGCGCCAAGCCGTCGAAACCAAAGAAGTTGTGAGCGTGAATGTACTCCGCTTTGTCCAGCGCGGGAATCAATTCGCCCTCAATATCGGCCGTAGTCTTCGGACCATTGTCGGTCATCCAACCACCGACCCTAACGAATTCGCCTACCGGGTCTTTAAATAGCTGGGAAGCGTCGTTAGTTTCAAGGTCGAATCCTACGAACTTCGGCATTCCTCCGACCCCTTTTCCAGTAGTGCTGCGTAAGCCGCCATCATGCGGCGGTGTCTGCGTGACGAAATCAAGTTGAGAGTTGCGCAGATGAAATTGACCACTGCACCAATCGTAAAGACGATGATCGCGATATGCATAAGCTCCCCAGAGTCACGTGACCGTCGAAGTTCCCATTGTAACGATCGATGGTACTAGTCGATCCGTCATTCTCAACTACTACAATTGTGTTAGAGAACAGGAATACTGCCGCTACCTCATTCATGGTGGTGACCAGAAAATTCTCTTTATCACGTTCAGCCATTTTGTGCAAGCCTCCTAGCACGCTTCGTATTCCAGCGGATTTCCTTTTCGTTGGACCTGTCAGCGATCCGGCCCCAATTGATATCGGGGTTATGATCGATGAAGAATCGCAGCGCGGCGTAAACGTCGCCCATTTCTTCCTCAAGGTGCGCGAGCTGATCGGGGCTATCACAGCCACCGATAATCTTCGCAGCGGACTGCGCAACCTCAGAGCATTCTTCCGCCAGCTTAGCTAGGCCCGGCAAGTCCTGACTCGTAATCCGGTAAGACACTATACCCTCGCATACTCTCGAACGTCGCCGCTTTCCGTGACAATAACAACCTTCGTATTGAACACGATTACGGTGTTGCCGTTCTGCTCTGACGTGTATTCGTGTTCGGTTGCGGGAAGACCAAAGGCTTCCTCATAAAGCCGCGTGGTTTCAGACACGTCGTGATCCAGATAGGCTTTCATGTGATCTAGCGGCGAATAACCACGCCGATAAAATTCGTCACCCATTTACAAAACCTCCACTGCGTGAGCGATCGAACGCCCGGATCTCTGACATTTCATCAGGGCCGATTTGCTCGATAGCTTCCTTGAACTTTACCTTGTCAGTGCTGTTCGGTGCTGCAACTTCCGCGCCGGGACCAGAGTCAGCCCAGAGAGCGTCGAAGTCTTTACCGCGCCGAATGGTAGTTCGCGCTTCGTAGTAACTTTCCACTGTCGCCAGCCCTTTCCTTGAGTAGCGCGGAAATGCGCCACAACGTGTTAGCTACGCCGTGGCCGTCAAGACCGATTTCTTCCAGGCAAAGACCCGAAGCACGGTTACCCGCGTCATCGAAGAACGCCGCGTTAATGCGGTTAATGCCTTGTGCAACAGTTTCTTCGTTGTCATGGTTCTCAATTGTCATCGGGTCTTCCCTTCCTTTTCCTTGGCGCACTTCTTGCAAGTCAAGATGACAGCCTTACGACGGCGGTTCTTGCGATAACGGTGCATACAGAAAAACTGCTCCCATGCAGAAGCATTCTTAACTTTCTTGTTACCGCACTTCTTGCAAGTCTTGCGCTTCTTACCGGCGATAAGCTTGGACCACTTACCGTAATCGTGGAAGCAGAAAAACGGCATGGGATGCTACCTGCTGACCTTCCTAGGATTCATGGAACCAGGGCGATTGTAGCCCTTCATAAGCCTAGCCTCACAGTCGCTAGCACGAGGCTCGAAATGCGCTGCCCTGATAGCTGCCCTGCGAGCAATGCCAGCAGGGGAATGCACACGGGGCCGACCATTGCGAACGTGCTTCTTACCAGTAGACTTACGACCACTGGCCATAGTATTCCTGGTAAGAGCACCATTCGTCTTAACGCCTGTTTCGGTGTCAGACATCTTCCGCGATCTTCTCGGCTGCGGCCAGCTTCACCTTAGCAAGATAGACGATACCGGCAAAGGCCAGGTCGAGAACGTCGGACGGTGGCGTGATAGCCAGCGCCAGAGAAAGAGCCGCGAAAGTATCCGTATGGTCGTCTTCCTCCCGCATGAATCGCGCCACATTCTCGGCCTTGAAATCCAGCTCGGCGGTTACGGCTTCGAGAATGGCTTCGAGTTCTGCATTCATTAATCTATTTCCTTTTCGTTTGGTTACTTACAGGTTAGTGAATCCGGGGACCTGGCTGCCGCGCTGATCGGCGGGAGTAATTCGCCAGCCCTTCTTGGACTCGCCATTCCGCAGCTTGCGCATAACGAAGTCCTTCGTAGCAGCCGGGAGCGAATCGAAGTATCCGCCTACGGTGATGATTACCCTAGCGTCGTTCATTAAAACTCCTACTCGTTTACGGTTACGTTGACAGCGGCAAGGTTAGTGCCCTTACCAATTCGCGGAAACCCCACGATTGTCACGTTCTGGCCTTGGTGCAATTCAGGTGCGAATAGCTGCTGGTATTTCAGCGTGCTAACCCAGCCTGTTGCAGTCTCTACGCGGACGGTATGGAACTGAAAGCCGCGCTGATCTGATCGATGTCGAAATGATTGGACAATGCCGGTTACGGTAATCGGCGTCGGCTGCTTCACTGTCCTAGTCTTTCTAGCAGGTATTCCATACCGCGATCATTCTTAACGGCGTTGCAGGACTGACAAAGCCATTGCACGTTACCTGGTACGTAACCCAGCTCAGGAACTATCCTGTCGATCGAGGGAGAATTAGGCTGAATCCGTCCTTCACCTCGCTGCATGGTTACACTACAGGCAGGACAGTTGGCGGGACATTCACCAACCGAATCCATAAACGACTCGTCAAAAGAAACGCCCGATTGTGATGCCCTGCGCTCAGCCATACGAATCATAATCGCTCGCAGATATTGCTCAGGGTTATCCTTCTTCCATTGCTCAGTAGCCTGTTTGTGTTCATCGTACTTATCAGGTTCAATTACGTACCTGACCGTACTGTGATCACAACCGATAATCCTAGCAATGGCTCGATAGCTAAGTTCTTCCTCTTGCCGGTAGTAGCGAATTCGCGCCCTGTCGCCGTCAGTGAGCTTCATTACTGAATCAAATCCTTACCTTCGCGCCAATCGAGAAAGGTCTGATCGCTCAGTATCTCCATTGGGTCACGCGGGTCATCGAGGTAACTATGCTCTGTTACTCCGGGCACATACTCGGGATCGTCATCTCTCCATTCAAAATTTACGTCACACATTTGCATTACCTCCCAACCGCGAATAGGTTCGTCTTAGCTTCTACTAGGTCTTCTAGGTCTTCGTCGCCCTCTACACAAAGCAGGTCAACTCGCCCGTTGTCAGTGATCTTTTCGCATACCTCAAGAACAAGATAATCGTAAAGACCGCTGTTACGAATCTTGGTCAGCTCGACTCGGGTCAAGGTCTTGAGCCAGTCACCGAATAGCGAGTCTTCATAATCCCATACTGGGGTCAGCAACTCACGCTCTTGAGCGAGCCGGTACATTACCGTTCGCCTAGATACCTTAGCTGCCTTTCGGATCTCATCCACGGTAAGCTCACCGATAGCCTGCATCGCCAGGAATGGGAATTCCTTTACGAATCGGCGCAGGTAACGAGATCCAGGATCAGCCAACGAAGCCATGATTTCATCGTAGTTTACGCTTGGCTCATCGGGAGGTGATATCGTGTTAAAGGTTTCACCTGGACCACACTGCGGCTCAGCACTCCATTCCTCTTGGATACGATCCAATGAGTCATGCATCGACTTGTCACCGTTACGATGAATCATCCTGCTAACGTTCTTAGCTAGGTTGATCCGTAGATTGTAAGCAAGGATAGACTTAACCCTACTCTCATCCTTAGCTACCTCAAATTCCCACCTAACGAGTTGACCGGAGTAAGCTACATTAACGTCTAGCAAGCTTGCATAAGTGATTACCAGTATGTCAGCTTCTTGCTTAACGTCATCACGAAAATGCTGTTCGAGATCAAAGCTCTGCATAACCGAATCAGTCACCCAACGAATCTGTGGGGCGAAACGGTCGAGAACGCTGATAGCATCGATGTCCTTGGTCACTGTCTTCCCTTCTGTAAGTAGCTGGTAACAGTGCGGATCTCTCAAGTTTTGATCGACGCGGTGAATCTTCAATATTTAGGACGGGCAGACGACGCGGCGCTAGTGCAAAACACCAGGTCAGCAGCTTTCAAGATCCACTGCACTGTCACGATTTTCAGTTGTTAAGTCAACTTTACCATACTTCCCCGCGAACGTCAAACGCTCCCTAGTCCCAGATACACAAAAAGACCCCAGCCCGCCGAAGCAGACTAGGGTCTTCCTGATGAGTTACTAGTAGTTTAAGATAGAAGTTAGGCGGTAACTATCGTCTCAGCATGTGGGGGAGCAGTAGCGCCACCGTTAGCCCAGACATAGAATTTATACTGCCATCCTGGTACAAGCAGATCAAACCTGGCCGACGTTCCGGTAACAATCTGATCGGCTGCGCCCCGAACACCGTTCATCTGGTAGCACTGCACTGTGTAGCCGGTTGGCAGGTTTCCGTTAACCTTCGCGGTAACTGCATTCCAGCGAATACTTACAGATGTACGCTTACCCGACATGGACAGATTAGTCGGAGCAGGGTAAGCAGTAGTGCTCGGCGGCGTAATGATTTCTACGGGAGGCTTAACAATTCCTGCCCGCCAACCCATCGCCGCAAGCTCAGACACGGAGTGATGCGCAATCGAAGTGTCACACCTTCCCGCGCCTGCCCAGTTAGTGATGTTAGCACCGACTACTCCATTGGTACTCTGCCACAGAGTATGAGGCAGAAGCCCAGTTTCAGTAGCCTTGTAAGAAGCTACCCACGTATGACGTGCGGAGTTAAAGATAGGCGTTAGCCCCTGAGTCTGCGCGAAACTATTTCCGCTGTAAAGCCACGACCGCATATTAAGCGGCAGCTTGTCCAGCCCGTAGAAATGATCCACGTAACCCAGCCACGCATTAGCCCGGCTCGACTGATTACCCGAACCTTCTTCCAGGTCCAGCATAAAAACTGTACCGGGGAAGACGGCCGATGCGGGACCAATCCACGCGCAGAATGCCTTAGCCTGCGACACTGCATCTTGGCCTGCTACCAGGTAATGATAAAGACCGATGAACGGGAAATTGTTAGCCTTTAGGGAAGTGTAGTTAGATACGAACATATGGTCAAGGTGAGCATTGCCATATCCAACGCGGATAATTCCAGCACCACCATTCTGCTTTTTAATTCCAGCCCAGTTAGGAGCGCTGCCACTTGATACAGTCTGGAACTCGCTAACGTCGGGCATCTTAGTATCGGTCATGTTAAACCTTTCGGTCGTTTTACTTTAATTAGCTGTAGCCCTTATCCTTTTCCCACGCGGCCAGTGCATCAGTAAGATACTTCTTAGGTCGCGAAGAATCGCCGTACCTTGCCGCTGCCCTGATTAGAGCAAGCTCCGCAGCATCCGGTCCATTAGCAGGGGGCGGAGGCGGTGGAGGCGGTGGAGTGACAGTGGGGAATGGATTCGGAAGGTTAGTGAGAGCTGCGAACTGGGCACCGAAATCGTACTTGTTCACACCCTCTGGGTCCTTACCAGAAGCCGCGTTAATCCAGTCTTCCGAGATAAGCGCCCACGCTTCTACGAAGTACTTCTTGAAGAACGCATAGGTTACCTTCTGGATTCCGCCCCATGTTGCCACATACAGATAAGCGTCAGAGTAACCGACGAGCAGGACGCAATGCCCGCCCTCGATCTGGGTATTCGTGGAAGAAACATCCCAAGGCTTGCCCTGATTAAACTGATCCATAGCGAACGCGGGGAAATTCAGAGCCAGATCAACAGCGCCAAACTCCGCAACAGCGTTCTTGATATCGTTCATATTATTGATATCGAGCTGCGCGAATGCCGCGATCTTATGGCCACCGAATCCGTACTTCATCTGGTAGCCCAGACCGTTCTGTAGCGTGTCGCCCTGGTCAGTGTTCGGGTCGGACGGGTCGAAGCCTGTCATCTGCGAATAAGCCCCAAGTGCTTGCTGTTCACTGACAACGTAAGCTGCACCCTGACCAAAGAATGTCTGCTGTACGGTAATGTGCCCGTCCGCTGCGTAAACGCAATCTCCGTAGTTGTCGTTGCCTAGCATGTCATTCGGAATGAAGGCCGTATAGTCAACGGTAGACGGTGGAATTACACCAGCCTTTGCGAACATGCGGTAATAGAGTCGGGGCTTACTCGGATCATTGGGCTTTACACCGGGAGTAAACTGAATAGTCATTTAAGTTACCCTTCATTCGGGATTTGTTCAACGGTTCCTGCGGCCACACACGCATCAAATCCTTGGGTGGCCAATGTCAATTGTGTTTGTCGCGGAGGATGATCCAGCAAATTCTGCTGATCGGCAGTTAGCGTACCGCCAAGATGCAGCGCTCGCATATACCACATCATCCGATGGATTGTGTAATGGCAGCTATCGCAAAGGCTCGCAAGGTTTTCCTGAACGGTTGGCCCGCCTGCCTCGTGCGGCTGTATGTGATGCAAAACAAATCGCACCACATAAGGGACGTGGTAAGTAGTTACCTGACAGGACGTTGGCTTAGGAAACGCTGCCAGTAGTTGATCATCCATTACTTAGGCGATCCGAAAGGATTACGTGTCGTAGGCGGAAGCGGATCAGCCGGTTTGGCGTTAACCATCTTGGCATCACTCTGCCCTGCCATAGGCGTATCTAGCACAGAAGCCTTACCCTTGATAGTAGGCACAAGTCCCGCCTTAACGTTATCGACCTTGGTAACAGGGATAACGCCTGCGTGAACCAGGATGCCGAAGATACCTGCGACAATTGCTGCCGTCGCTGCAAGCTGATCGACGCTGAAATGCAGACCGAACGAAGCGGCCAGCACTACTACGATATTTCCGATAGCCGCTGCTGCGGCCGGGTACTTGGCAATCAGCGTCCAGATTCCAACTACCGCATTGAGTATTTTCATGTTAACTTCCTTCTAGGTCATCATTGTATTTGCGCAGCCGGTCAACTTCACTAGCGAGCGAGCGATTGCTAATTGTGAGGTGGGCAAGCTGTCCGTCGAGAGCGTAATTTGCATCCGTCAAAGACTGTACCTTGGATTCCAGCAAATTAACACGCACTCGCAATCCTTCCACCTGCTGTTCCGAAACCCGTAGGGCACTTTCGTAAATCAACTGAGCACGTTCGTAAGCCTTCTGGTCAATCGCATCTCTTGCCGTTACTTCACTGGAGCGATTAGCTCGCGCAGCACCAAGGTAGGCACCGACTCCAATCATTACTGCTAGTACACCTAGCAGAACTTCAACGATTAGTGACTGATTCATTCCCTATCACCCGCTCCATTAATTAGTTCGGAAGGCGGCGGGGGCAATTTACGAAAGCGAACGCGGGACCTTTCGGGCCACGTGCTAACCATAAATACCGTCAGCGCAAATGAGATCCAGATAAGCCCTTGAAGCGCCGCATAAGGTACGACGGAACTGTGGAAGATGCCCAAGTTGAACCACTCAAAAGCAAAGCCTACCTTAACAGCACAGGCTGCGCCGTAAGCATATTTGTCACCTCGCTTAAGGAACGCTCCGACAAATGTAATGATGGCAACAGCAAACCAGATGTACGCCCAGTCGTGAATGGGCAGAAACAAATCAAACCCAATCTTGGGGCTATGGAGAAAAGTCCACCCGTAAGTGATATCGATCACAGTGAGGAATAGCAAGAATGCGCCGCGATGACCAATCCTGTGTACTAGATTATCTAGGTATTTCATCGGGCCTATCATCCTCGCTGTCTTTGTCTTCGTCGTCAGTAACTAGCTCGGAACTAGTAATGATGTATAGCGTCTGTTTGTACGTCTTAACTACGCTTGGCGTTACTTCTGTCACAGGTTCCGGCCAGATGGTGCAAACCAATTGAACGAAGCCAAGCCCCAGCCACGACATAGACGCAACCCAGCCAAAGGGAGCAGCCCAGAACCCTGTCAGGATAAATGCCCAGAAGAAGGATACTGACGCTGCTATGGCAGGCGGAAACCTGCCCCATTTAAGCAAAGCGCCCAACGTTAGAAGTGTGCCATCTATGATAAACATCAGCCCGAAACCGAAATTCGGAATTCCAAGAGCCGAAGTAAAGGTAGGCTGATATCCGGCAACTAGGCCGAATCCATAACCCAGTGTGGTAAAAGCGAACGCAAGAAGCAATATGCCCCTTTGGCCAAGACTTTGGGGCAGCTTGCGCAACATCTGCACAATAGCCATAACCCTGTTATTCATGTTATACCTTCTCATCATAACGGGCTGTTCCCCAACGCCCCGTACATTAGTTCGGACCAAGCCAGAGAATGCTAATCCTCGGGCAGTTATTAAGAGCGCTGAGAGTGAGAGCATCCACACCTGATCCGTTCCAAGAGTTGAGCTGAATGTAATCGCCAACGCCCAGTGCTACGGTACCATTCAGAGAATGGCCAAAGTCAACAGTCGCGCCAAATCCACCATCGCGCTTTTGCTGGCGGTAAAGGAGAAAGGCGCTATTGCCGTTTAGCCACAATCCAAGGCCATACGTGTTAGCGGCACCGGGGTTACGATAATCCACATTCGCCCAAACATGATAAATGCCGGGGCGCTGTGCATAGAAGTTAGTAGTAGGCAAAGTTTCCTGAACCATACCATCGTCATCATTATCGATTGTGTTAAAAGTTACCGCGTGCCAGCTATTAATTGCGCTTGTTTGGTCAACGGAGGAATGAGCTGTCAGCAAAGGTCGCCGCAACAGTACGATATTCTGATCTCTAATTCGAGCATTAAGCGTAGCCGCGTCTAGTTTGTCGCCCACCTTCCACGAGTCAGGATATTTCCACCCATCCATAATGATCCTTACTTGTAGTAGGTGAAGTGCAATGAGGCTGGCGCACCAGCAGCACCGTACATGAATCCGTAGTACGTTAGGCTTGTACTCGGACCTGGACCAAAAGCCATTCCTGTAATCGTACCATTCTGGAATGCCCAGCAATGCCAGGGAGTTAGGTTCACGCTATAGGTACGACCAGCTACGCAAGAGCCGCGCCGAATCTGATTCGTAAATACGTGATTCGACGCCCATGTAGCAGGCTTCGATGCATAGTTATGAGAACCGATAACGGCGGTAAGTCCTGCATTGTAGTAACTGTGCTGAACCTTAAACGTAAAGTAACCCGTGATATTGGTCGCTCCTGCCAGGGTGCTTTCGATAGATGCGAAGTTGAACCCAACGAGAGATTTCGTGTTACCTCGGTTACTATCATAACGACCTTGGTAACAATAACTGGAATCATCCCAGGTAGTAGTATTATCCCCATCGTAAGTACGACTATACGTAGCACCGAATGCAGCCGTATGCTGAGTTGGCGTATGCGCTGTTGGAGGCGTACTCTTAGGCGGCGTTGGCGAAGATCCTGTGCTAGTTCCAGTAGTCGGATCAAAGGTCAAATTCAATGCTGCGGTAGAAATCAGCCTAATAGCAAGCCTGGTTTCCGCGACGACATTTAGCGCAGCGCCCGACACTTGAAGAACATTGGTAGTAATTACATCGCCAGCGTTCATCGCGAGAACAACGGAACAGCCCTGATTCGTAACACTCGTCGTAGACGCCTGACCGCCAGTTGCCGCAACCTCGGTACCATTAACAGCAATATGGGTAGCTCGCAAGTCTGTAGCATTAGCAGCAAATGACGCAGTATGCTGAATGGAGTAAATGCCGGGGCGCTGAATTGTTACATTAGCAGACGGCGCGGTAAACATATTGTCCGTGTCAATAATCTCGGTATCGTAAATGACGTTTACGGAGGTGTTATTCGCAATCGACTGGTTAGCCGTTCTGGTAACAATAGTGGTAGGCGCATAAGCTAGGAATTTCTGCACGTCTCGAATATTCCTGTTGAGCGCATCGGCAGTAATGGGCTGACCAGCAACCCAAGTATCGGGCACCGGATATCCATAGATATCGCTTACGTCCTGGCTATCGCTGGTACCTGTCACGCTCCACGCCTCCTAGTAACTGAGAACAACGGAGTAAGCCCCGTCGCTGTAATTGTCTGACTCGCGCCCGCATTCTGCCATAGCATAAATTCAACATAGTCGGAGGTAGCTAGCTTAATCAAAACGGATACGGTGGCGTTAAGCGTCACTACCGGCGATCCGCAATTTTGCGATCCGCCGAAATAGAAAACAGAACCATTAACGCGCATTGCCGCTGTTAGAATCACGGCAGCCGTAGGAGTTGTGCATCTGGCCGTACCAATACATTCGTACCATCCGGGGGACTGAGCAGTTACCTTAGTGTTTGCACCCGAACTCCATTGCGGACTAGTGTCAGTACTCAAGGTATCGTACAATAGCGTATCGAATCCTACCGCCGTCCAAGTGATATTCGTCAACGTAAGGTTAGTTGTCCGCTGCAAGCCTACGGCGGGAGGATTGAGCAGCAGAAGATAGGCATCACGAACCTCAGCATTAAGGTTCGCGTCCGTCAAATCTGCTGACCCATCCGCCCAAGTCATCGGCGTAATGTCCGTAACCGGCATTTAATCCTCCATTACCAGGCAACTACGACGGTTCCAGTCGTATCCCTGCTCGTATTGTTCAAAATCCCAAACGGAATAGCGGCCGAAGTATCGTAAGTGACGTTCCATTCGTCATCAGTAATCTCATAGGACCAGCCCTCAATGTAAAGATCCAGCGTTGTAACTTGCTCGATCGACGGCAGCCCGGTAATGTGAATGATATTCCACATTTGCTGCGTAAACAACGTCGTCCAGTTCTGCAAGAAATGAGCCCGGATCAGAACTGAATCACAGCGCTGTACGGGATCGGCATAAAAGGCCGTCAGGTATTCACCATTGTATCTTGCGTCATCCACGTTGAGTTGAATGGTATCGACATCCTTATTGTAAACTCCATGAAGAAGCTGCGAATTCAGATCATTAGACACCTGCGTAGAATTAGCACCTAGCCGTTTAATGTTAGCCTGGTTGATAAGCAACTGATCGTCTGTTATCTCGGTCATGCCAACGTCAACCTGCCCGGCTGTAACCGTGAGCCATGCGGTCGCCGTATCTTCCTTATTGATTCTGGATTTGAATGTAACCGATCCATCATCATCGATAAATAGGGTACCGCCATCAGTCCTGCTAGCTTGCTGAACAGCATTAAGCGCGGTCTGATTATCAGGCAAATGCCTATCACAGATCGTATCGCTCGGGTCCAAGTTAACGTCTGCGATACCAGCCCACTGACAAATACGTGCAATCCGTTCATCCACCTTATCGCCAGAGAAAGCAGTACTACCCGCTTCGTAAATGTTAGCAATGGTATCTGCGTCAACCGCGTAATCGAACAGCGCGACATGGCTGAAAGTACCAGACATGATGTGCTTTGTCGGGGATGCGTTAGCAATGCTGAGTGTCGTAATGTCGGGGAAAATCGTGGCCGTGGTTGCAACCGCGTTAGTCGCAACTTGTACGCCGTCAACATACAACGTAGAAGTAAGATTACCTCCGTCGATCTCGATTGTCGCAACTGCGAAGTGAGTCTTACCGTTAAAGTAATTAGCCGCGCTCGTTGCGGTAGCAGTAGAATTCAATATTTCCGACTTCACCGCACCGTTAGCTTGCAGGTTGGTTCCCGAAGTGCCCCGGATTTCAGCATAAGCATATTCCATTGAACCGGCATTAGTGGGGGAAGCCTTAACCAGCGTAAGCGTGCTGCTTGTGTCAGTATCGGTCGAAGTAAACCACGTCATAATCGTAATCGCATCAGCGTTAGTAACAGGGTTAGTCAAGGTAGTTTGCAGTACAGCGCCGTTATTGATATCGCTCTTGGTTACTACTACTGCGGGCAACCCGTCAACTGGCGGGCCTACGCCTGATCCCCATCCCAGCGTACCGCCTGCACCAAGCTGCAATAGCTTAATGCCAGCCTGCGGAGTAAGCGAGGAATTAGCACCTTCGGTAGTACTCGGATCACCGGATTCACCCAGCATATAGTAAGCTACTGGAAGTGCAGCCTTGATAGATTCCATAACAGCCGGGCCGACGTTATTAGCGGCTAGCTGCTTAGACCTGTCTGTGGCCGCAACCTGCATAAGCGACATTTCGCCTGCCCAAGTCTTAGTCCACGAGTCTGTCAGACCTGTGAATAGATCCTTCCAATGTCCGCCGCTGACCCATGCTGACGCACTTGCAGCCTGTTCAAACTGCCATGCGCCCGCATGTACCATTACAGAACCGGGACCTGTACCAGTAGCGGGAGCAATTGCTACCCTGGCCATACTGGCGAACTGAGACTTCACATTAGAAGTGAATGCCGCTCCCACGTAAGTACCGATAGCAACTGCCGCGTTATTGTCGGTCATAACACCTGTAGCTGCATTACCGCTAGTGCAAAACGCATTAGTTCGCAGCGTAACGCTACCAGGGATAGTCCATACCGACGTGGTAGAGCTGGTGTCGAATACCACACTTTGAATCCAGCAGTTAGCTGACGTGGTTGTAATGCTAGGGGGCGTGTGCGCGAACTGGAATACTGTTTCAGTAGTCTTCGTATGCGCGTTAATCGGAGTAGCCTGGTTAGCACCTGAATAGGTCGTCATCATAGCAAGCCAGTGTTTGCCCGTCTGGTTAATGGTCCATTCGGTAACTAGGCCAATATCGTCCTGCTTAAGAATCTTCCAATATCCGGCAGCCTCGCCGCGCAAGTCAGTGATAGTCTCGAAGTTTGTCCAAGTTCCATCGGGAGCTGTAAACGTGGGCTGAGAGCCAGCATAAAGCCAAACAATCGCCAAGTCTCCGACGTTAGTTTCCTTCTGAATTGTCAGGTGGGTTTTAGTGCCGCCCCTGTTAACTCGATCGGAAGTAAAACCAGTTACCGCAATAGCTGCCGTAGCAGGACCGACCAGAGTATCATTAGCGATTGCTAGCCTAGCTGTATATGCCGTAGCAGGCGAGGTAGCCGTAACCGAGACTGTGGCGTAAGAAGTGGTGAGAGTAGTAGATGTTCCGGTACTCTCGGAAATAAACTGCCCCTTATTGTCATACCAGAGAATACGCCCGCTAACCTTAAAGGTAATGCCAGTACCGGCTGCATCGCATTTGACCTTGACACTTCCAGTGTACTGCGTGCTAGGGCTGACATACATGGGAATATCATCATCAGCCGACCGCGCTGAGAAATCTCCGATAATGATCCGGTTATTCACAGTGGCCAGAACACCCGTGTTCCAAATCAGAGACGAATCCTGGCCTGCTGGAAAGTCCACAAGATCCAGATCGGTTGTGCCCTGCTCAACGGCAAAGAAGTCCGCGCCATTTGTGGCAGACTGGTCATCGCTAAGCATGTTGATTGTGTCGGTAGGAACGCGAGGGTATCGCGCCCTGAATCGCACGGGTACGTCAATATTGATCAAGCCGAAATAAGGCAGGTCCGACCTGTCATTGTTAAAAGTTCCTAGAGTGTTATCAAGAGACAGTTGCATTGACCCCGAAGATACGTCATCGAAGATAACCGATCGACGCCTGGAAATTTGGATACCCTGGTTCGCCTCGACGTAACTGGAAAGATCCGTCCACGCTGAGCCGTCATCGGTGTTGAAAAAGCTTGCCTCGAATATCGTGTCAGGTCGCACCATAAGGGCCATTTAATTCTCCAAATTCTGCCTCACATACAGAAGCGGCGGTGATCCACCAAGGGCTAGTGTCCTTAGCGAGAACCACCGCCGCGTCCATTCGTATTAGCGCCAACGGCGCACGTGCGACTTTAGTCGCTATTTCCAGGGCACACTACCGCCGTGCCGTTCGAGATTCGCTAGGCCATCAGAGACAGCCTTAGAGATTTCCCTATCGGTGCTGAGTGCGCCGCGTACATTGACATTCACAATCGTAGTACCTCCACCAGAACGCCCGCCAAGACTTCCGCCAGGAACGATAGATTCCCCGCCCCGAAGGTTAATCAGTTCAGGTCCGTTCTCTCCAACGACCGCCCAACCGGACGGTGCGTGAGAGGTTCCACCAGCGAAATGAGGAACCTTAGATTTAGGCACCCTGAAAGCAGTAACCGCTTCGTGAGCAAGACTCTTTCCCAGTCGGCGCATAAGTGCGTGAAGTGATGCTTCCTGTGACTTAAGCCCCTTAGCAATGTTAACACCGTAAACGGTAAACGCTGCCGTATTTCCTAGACTTGTGGCCGCAGTATTAATCGCGGAAGTCGTCCTATTAACGGACGAAATAGTACCAGCCGTTGCACCTACGAGCGCAGCCGCATATGCGTAACCTGTATCAGGTCCCATATCGATAATCTGCTGGATAACACCCGCACTTACACCACGCTTCTTAAGCTGGGTAATCATAGACGCGAAAGCCTTAAGCTTGCTCAGCTTATTACTAAGACCGCCTGCAATACCCAGCCCGGAATTCAGGTCTACGTTAGAAAGAGCGCCAAATCCAATAGCATTAGATTTGACGGTGCCTGCGTAAGACTGTGCCGCTGCAAAGTTCTTTTGAAGCGACGTTAGCTGGTTGGCTGCCGCGATCATTGCCTGAGTCTGCTTATTGACAGAATCGTCAAGATGCCTAGCGGTAGAGCCGCTGTAATACTTGGAGATATCCTTCAAGAATGTAATCTGCGAACTATGCAGTTTTGCAACTGTCAGTAGATCGCCATGAATGTACTTGAGGTACAGGGAGATACCGGCATTAATTTCTGCCGATGGCGTTCCCTTGGCATATCCGGTCATGCCACCATTAGGCACAACTGTTTCGCCGCCGTTGAACAGAACCATTTCAGGTCCGCGTTCACCGACCATAGCCCATCCGGCCGCAGCGCCGCCTGTTCCCATAGCATATCCGTGACCAGAACCAAGGCCACCTCCACCACTCATAAGTGAGGGACCGTAAGTATGCTTTGCATAATTGATAGCGGCAGCTACGTTAGCGAGCGGGTCATAAATGTTGTTACTAGTTCCCGCCACATGGTAAGCCGCAAAAGTTGCACCGATGGTCTGCAACAGGCCACGCGAAGGATCTCCGTGCTGAGCATTAATGTCGGTAAGGTTAATGGCATTTGGATTTCCACCAGATTCCGTAGAAATCTGCCGCAATACCTGATTCGCAAGGGATGCAGGCAATCCGTTCAATGCGAGCGCTTGCAATACTACGCCCATCCACTGACCTACGCCACCGCCTCCACCGCCACCGAATAGCTTAGCAAAGAAACCGCCAATCTTACTACCCAAACTACCCAAAGCCTTCATAGCCTTAGCGGGCAGATGGGATAGAGCAACCAAACCCTTACCTACAATTGAACCGAGAGCTTCCGGCAATCCGCCAAAGATCTTCCCGATAAACTTAGTAGGATCGGCATTAAGAATTCCTCGGAACAGACCGCCGATAAGGTGGCCACCAATTCCCGCCATAACTGTTGACGGAGAATGGATTCCAAAGAAGCCCTTAACAGCATTGACAATAGGGTCAACCAGATTAGATTTAATCCAGCCACCTACATTCGCCAATGCCTGCTTGATACCATTAAACAGACCGCCGATAACATTCCTGCCGACGTTTAGCAGCAAAGTACTAAGGCTGCCAATGGCGTTCAGGATTTTACCGGGTATTGTACGGAAGAAAGCAATGACAGTATTCCAAACGGACACAATTGTATTCCACATTCGGGTCATTGTGCCCTGCAAGAAGGACCGCATTGCATTCCAGATCTGGATAAACATATTTCGGATGCTATCCCACGCTGCGCCCCAACGTCCGGTCAGGAGATTTAGAGCCGTGGTCCATATACCGACAATAATGTCCCATCCGATTTTCACGCTGGTACGGATTATCGCCCATGCCTGCTCGAAAACCAGCTTAATTACTGCCCAAGCTGTTTGCCAGATCGCTAGTACTACCGATGCGCCAATCTGGAATACTGTTTTGATAATCACCCAACCGGCTTGTAGTACAGTGGTGATAACTGTCCAAGCAGCCTGGAAGATAGCCTTTACAAGTGGCCAGATTGCGCCCCAGACTCCGAGAATGATAGTCTTTCCAGTCTGAAATATAATTGCAAGAGCGCCAATGAATCCTTGTGCGGCAAGTACAATACCATTCCAAATGGTTGTGGCAATTTCCTTTATCTTTATCCAGACGCCACTCCAAACGGCAATAACTGCTTCGCCGTTCTTTGCCCACCAGGCATCGAAATTGGTAGTGATGAAGCTCTTGATACCGTTGAAGATACCAATAACGAAATTATAACCGGCCCTGAAAGGCCCGGTAATTGTCGTCCAGAATGCGCTGAGAAATCCAGCTCCGGTTGAAGTAGCGCTCTTTAGCGTGTTCCAAACACTGTCCCAAATCGTTTCGATCTGGTGTCCAACGTCAATGAAGAATCCGCGAGCGGCGTCAAGACCGATAGATACCGCATGAGGTAGACCACCGATAAGCCAGGCAGTAACGCGAGTTAGAGAGCCCATCGCGCCCGCCACAAAGCCAGGGATTTTAAGCAGGAAAGCGAGAACGCTGCCCATGCCCTTAATCAAACCAGGGTGATCCGTAAAGGCCGAGGCCATACCGTTAATCCCGTTAGCAATTGCGTTAACAATGCCGGGAATCTGCGGGGCGAATCCCTTGAGGAATTCACCAAACGATGTAGCCAGCCCCTTAACTGCCGTTACTACAGCAGGCGACGCCATCGAAGTTGCGAGGATTGTACCGACCTGCTGGAATGGTCCAGAGATAGTCTTTTCCGCAGTAGCGAATACGGGAGTGAGAGCACTAAGAGTTGTGTTAGCTGTCTTAAAAATGGTGGACATCACGGGAGCGAAAGAAGCACCGATAGTTTGGAGACTTTTCTTAGCGTTAGTGGCCAGGTTCTTAAATGCTGCCTGAGCCGCTATAGTCTGCTTGCTCATAGGCGGGCCAAGATCAGCGACCTTGCCCTGAGCGGCAGTCTGCGCCGCACGGGCACTTGCCAACGCGGCCTGAGCCGACGCTAGCTGTGAAGTGGTGGCCTTTCCGCTTGTTTGCAATGCGTTAAGCTTTGCCTGATCGGCAATAACCCTGAGCGATGCCGCGTGCAGTAGGTTATTTGCCGCCGCTGCATCCCTTGGATTACTCTGACCAGCACCTAGCCCACCTGCAATTCCCAGACCTGCTAGACCTGTACCGAGAGCACCCAGCGCACCGCCAGCGATACCTGTACCGATGAACGGAGCGGCAACAGCCGCAGCGCCAGCGCCTACCGGGCTAGTCAAAGCCTCAATAGCACCAGCACTAGCACCAGAACCTACACCCGCGATACCCTGGAATGGGCCAGAGAATGCACCGCCACCACCGGAACCGCCACCACCGCCACCACGTAGAGCACGCGAAATAAAGTTACTGCTTTGATCAGTCCTAACCTTGACAGTAGCGGTAGCAGTTTTCCCGTTAACCTTATCCAGTGCTGCGTTAATGCGATAAATACCCAGCAGCGTGCTATCGAGTCCCTGTAGTTCAACGCCGGGACGAGCCATATATTTGTTAAGCTTGTCGAGACGAATGTCGATAGCCAGAAGCTTCGCCTTAGCCGCATTGTCGTTCGCGTCAACAGCGAATTCGGCACGCCTTTTGTTAAGCGCATCGACTTCGGCCTTGACCTTATCCATCGTGATATTGGCGGGCTTATCATCGGCATCAATGGGGATAGTAACAGGCTTAGATAGATCCTTCTTCTTAAGAGAGAGCTTATCCATAATGCCCGAGACGGACTTATCTCCCTGCATAAAGAAGCGGAGAACTACGTTTGCTTGTGTAGTCATGTTACTTCCCTGCTTCCCTTATCCCAGTTTATCTTTTGCCAGATCTTCGATCCATGCCGCCATCTGCTGTTCCATGTCAGACTGCGTATCGCGCCAAGCCCACGTCATATAAGGCCGCTTAGGCGTAGGTGCCCAGTGCCTTTCACCACCAGCCGTCTGACTCGGGTAGTTAAGCGGGTGACGAATGCCGCCCTGAAATGCGCGGGACTGCGGAGCAATAGCACTTTCCGTCTGCACGGATACCCTAGTGCCCTCGACCACTACGTGAGTAGCGCGGGGCATTCGGGTTGACCATACGCCAGAATAGCGGCGAGCAGCCCTAGCGGTAATCTCCGCACCGGCCTTAACATATTCTACTAGGGTTTTCATTTCTGCTTTTTAGCCTCTCGTCGCTGTGCGTCAACCTGATATGTCATCCCGAAGAAGACGTTAGCGGGCAGCTCCCAGATATCCAGAACATTAATTCCGAATAGGGACCAGATGTCGGCCGCGTAACTGAGAACCTGGGCCTCTAGCCCACCCTTTTTTAGAGGCCATTCACGATCTCTACTTTTGGGTCCTCATCCGCGTCTTCTTCTACGGCTGCCAGTTCCTTAAGCTCCTGCTCGGTAGCTTCCATTGTGAACTTAGTAAAGTCCAGATCTACATCGTCAAAGGGAATGCTAATCTTATCCCGCTTGTGCAGTACGTAGATCAAAGCCGCAAGAGCCTCGGGATCGCCCTCATCGCCAGCTTCGGCAAAGGCTTTCTGACCCATGCCGGTAAGCTTCTTAATCACTCTCAGCTCTTTAAGAGTCATAGACTCGAAAAGCCACTGATGATCAATGTCGCAATTCAGGCAATCCCTGATTGTTACTAGAGGCATAACCTCGTAGTCCTTTCTGGTTTACAGTGTCGTATCAGTGCTGACAATATGAATCTGAATGGGCGGGTTAGTGCCGTCGTCAGGATCATAAACCATGAATTCTCCCGAGACAGATACCAGGCCGGGACCTGAAACAACAGCAGGTGCCTTAGTAATCTTCACGGTCGGTAGATGGATTTCCAGCGTATAGGGAGTAGTGCCCTCAATAAAGGTGGGGCTAGTTGACTTAATGTGCATTCCGGTAGTAGTACCCGCCCGGAAAGCCGACTGGAATTCAGATTCGTTATACTCCGCGTCAAACGTTCCGGTAATACCCGTAAAGTCTACCTGGAATTGTTCCTTCTTAGTTCCCGCATTTCCCAATCCGAACCGATCGGTTGACAGCGTATTCTTACCCGCAAGGGAAAGCTTACTGACTACCGACGTTACCGCAGTAGCGCTCGCTACCGTGGTTTTACCCGCAGCAGTACTAAAGGTTCCGCCCAGTTCAAACAGAGATACGTGACCAAAGTTGAACAGCGGGTTATTCGTAAGATACGAAGCCGCCGAAAGAGCAGGAGTGGTTGCTTCATTCCATGCGTCAACCGACATAGAAAGCAGGGTGTTAGCATTATCCGCAAAGGTAATATCCCAGTCGGTAACCTTACAGCCATTGTAGTTAAACGGCTGGACAGTTCCCGAAATAGGTTCTGGCTTACCAAGCTGGACTGAGAAGGATTTACCGCGAAGACCACCGGGAGTGAAATATCCCTCAAAGGCAAGAGTGCCGGTAGGGACAACCGCGAGAGTCTGAGTAGAACCCAGAACATGCTGCATCCACCAAGACATACCCTTGAACATGAATGGCAGTTCCATCTTACCCGTTGCGGACCTTCGGGAAATAGCGACCTGGTTAACAGACTTGAAAGTCTTAGTCGCCCGGATTCCGGTACCTTCCAGATAGGTCGGTTCAAAAGCCAGTTCTGCGGTATCGAACGTGAAGAAGTGGTCGGGTGCAACAACTGTACCAACTGTAGTTTCAGTCTTAGTACCTAGCTGGGCATCAAGCCCTGATCCGGTCGCCATTATTCACCACTCTTTTCGTCATTCTTATTGGTACTTGTGTCGGCAGTGCTGGCCTTGGACTGAGCCTTAGCAGCACCATCAGCCCAGTTTTCTTCGGGCCATGAAAGGGAGTTAGCCAGGTCGTCGGGAACCGCGATTGAATCGCCAGTTTCGACGTAACCAAAATCTTCGCCGCCGAGAATGACCGAAACCGGACTCTGGTGGCCGATGTAACGCTTAAGCATTATGTAAATCCTTTACGATAGATTGGCGCGAACAGTAATAACAAATTGCATCTGTACCACCGCACCACCAGGTACATTCAATGATCGTGTATCGACAACATCCGAAACTAGGGCGTTCCAGGTATCGAGCGTGCCGGGATGAAAACCAATATTTGTAGCTACGTTATTAATAACGCTAACTGCCAAACCTCGCGCTGCTGCAATTGTGGTACTCTTTCCAACTGCCACACAATTGATGTTCATATCTTCTTCGCGAATTCTTCCGCCCAGACCCTTGTAAACCTGACTCATGTTTGCGGCATTAACCGGAGGGGCTTCCTCGCCAGTTTCCAAGGGCGATTCTGCCCCGATGGCTACAAACTGGAATTGATCCCTGTCAGGCATACTCGTCGGCGGCCCGTCAAATACCGGATAGCTTAGTGCTGCCGTAAGAGTCGCAACAATCCAGACAATTACATCATCGATAGCCGTAGAATGCGTTGAGGGCATTAGCGGAACCCCGGCCTTTCCTCACCCGACAACATCGCCATAGCGTGCGGCGGGATCTTATATGTATTAACCAGGATTTCCCAGTTAGCAGTAGCGTTTGGTCCGGGCTCAAGCTGGTCCGCACCATAAGGCCGCTGAGTCGCCCACATATCGTAGCAAATCTCAAGCGCGGCAAGCTGAATCTTCTGTGAAATCACCGCTCGCCCTGCCGTGAATGTAGCTTTCCACGGTCCGTAATAGAACGGCTGATAGGAAGCTAGCTCGACGGTGGCACTATCGGGGTAAACGACGAAATCGTTATTAGCCTGAGTCCACGTAGGCCCGTTCAATCGAACAGAACTAATCGAAGTAATAGACGTTTCACTAAGCAGCGGACCGTGAGGCAGCTTCAATACCATCGAAGTATATCCACCGGGAACCCTTTCGTTAGTAAAGGTTCTGATGACACAAACTCCCACCACTTCTTCAACCAGTTCCGTTACTGCCATCATCACCTGACGAAGCAGAGATTCCTTTTCGTTAGATGTACTAGAGCCGTAATTGATGAACGTCTTAACGTCATCGATACTTACGATAGACCTGAATGCTACAACGGGAACGTAGTCGGTCTTGGAGGTAGATGGTCCTGTCGAAACCCACTGAAATTTATACAGCCCTTCCAGCGCCAATGTGTAATCGACGTGGTAGTGACCTAGGCTGTCATGCGTAACGCTTGGCGTTGCAGTAGTTTGATTGGGCAAGGTAACGGTGAGCACAACCGTAGCATCGATATAGTTCCCGTTTACGTCCGTTAGAACAAATGTGGAAGTATAGGATTCTCCCATTTCGATCGCTGCCATTATGTCTCACCCGCTACCTTACTCGATGTCTTAGATTTACCGGACACAGCGCCCCTTGCCTTATCTGTTTCGGTCACGGTCGTATGGGATTTAGCACCGTGGGTTACAGTCGCGCCCTTTTCACCGCTGCCTGCAACAATGGCGTGGTAAGGGTGAATAACTCCTAGCGTGCCAGTTCCGAACGCTAGTGAAATCGCGGAGATTTGAGGCTTCTTAGCCCTCGAACTACCAGAGCCCAAGAATTGCTGAGATCCCGTAGCAAGCAACGTAGCCTTTTTGACGATAACGCCGCCAGCACCAGACCAGGATTCGCTACCCGTACCGTTAGGCGCAGGCTTCTTAGCTGTTACCGAACCAGTTCCGGCCAGCCCACCCGCGTTGCCTGTTCCGTTAGCAGCAGGCTTCTTAGCCCTGCTACTTCCAGTTGCAGTAAACTGCTCGACGCCTGTACCATTAGCGGCTGGCTTCTTAACAGAGGTAGAACCGCTACCAATAGCTCCCGCCAAACCTGTACCGCTTGCGCTAGGCTTTTTAACCGTCGCGCTGCCAGTAGCAGAGTTGCCCGGAATCGAGCCAGTGCCCGAAATCGCAGGCTTCTTCGCGTTAACGGCTGCGGTAGCCGTGTAGACTTCGACGCCAGCACCAGAAACACTAGTCTTTTTACAAGTAATCTGGCCGGTACCCGTCAATCCTGCGGGAGTGTTAGTCCCGGTACCGCTCGCAGCAGTTTTCTTGATAGAACTACTACCGTTTGCGGTGAAGGTTTCGACGCCGGTACCAGATGCAGCGGGCTTTTTGAGAGCCGAACTGCCAGAACCATAGAAGTTTGTACCTGTTCCAGAAGCGCTAGGCTTCTTAACGTTAGACGAACCTGTCGCCGTAAACGTTTCGACGCCAGTTCCAGATGCGGCAGGCTTCTTAACAGAAGAACTGCCAGTAGCCGAAATGCCTGGAATTGAACCAGTACCATTAGCCGCAGGCTTCTTAACGCTAGAACTTCCCGAACCGTTAAAGTTCGTTCCCGTTCCATTGGCCGCAGGCTTCTTGACGTTACTCGAACCAGTAGCAGTAAATGTCTCTGTACCAGATCCGCTAGCCGCAGGCTTCTTAACAGCACTACTGCCAGTAGCCCAGAAGTTAGTCCCAGTACCAGAAGCGCTAGGCTTCTTAGCACGCGGAGCACCCGTAGCTGTGAATACTTCTACGCCTGTTCCATTAGCCGCAGGCTTCTTAACGCTAGAACTACCAGAGCCCCAGAAGTTTGTTCCAGTTCCGGCTGCTGCTGGCTTCTTAACGTTCGATGAACCTGTTGCAGTAAATGTCTCGGTACCGCTACCAGATGCGGCAGGCTTCTTAAGTGAAGAACTTCCAGTAGCCCAGAAGTTTGTACCTGTTCCATTAGCTGCTGGCTTCTTAGCGCGAGGTGCGCCAGTAGCCAGGAATTGCTCAGTGCCGGTACCCGATGCAACCATTTTCTTAACAGTGCTGCTGCCCGAACCGTTAAAGTTCGTGCCTATTCCTGCCGCTGCTGGTTTCTTAGCGAGTGATGAACCTGTCGCTAGGAATTGCTCGGTACCACTACCAGAAGCGCTAGGCTTCTTGGCAGATGGTGCGCCCGTAGCGGAGAATTGCTCTGTACCAGAGCCATTAGCGCTAGGCTTCTTACACTGTACTGAACCAGATCCAGAAGCTCCTGATGCGGGCAGCGTTACAGTCGTATCCAGCTTTATCGGATAGGGACTTGACGTTGTATCCGTATACAAAATAGGCAATGCATCAGCGAGTCTATCTTGCGTCTGAGATATTGCGGGCACATGAGGCCACCTAGGATTAGATGAACCGCCACCCGCAACTAGAGTTGTGCTGCCACTCGCTGACGTAAACGGAGATACAAGCGTGGCATACTTAAGGTTGCCCGATGCAACAGCATCGGTCCAAAGTACCCAAACCTTGTTAGACACATCTACCGCAAGTGCGATATCTACGGGAGCTGTTGATGATCCGGCAGAATCTACGATAACGCGAGTTGCAAAACTCATCGTAGGCGGGGAACCAGCCGACCAGGTACCGTGCCAGTAAGTTACGCCGAACCAGGTAGGACCGCCCGAATTCTGGCAGGCCCTCGATACGTGAACATCGCCGGTATTCTCATTGATTACAATTTGAGGACCACCGAAGCCACCGGCATCCGAAAACTGATCGAAGACAGTCCTTCCGCCCCAGTTAGCCAGGGCCGGTGTGGACGAATCAGAAAGTGCGGCATAGTGCAACTGAGAATTAGCGCCGTAAACGACAACAGTTCCGCCCAGTGCAGTACTATGACGTGCAGCCACCTGGACAATAGTTGACCAAGTAGCCGATTCAGAGAACGTTGCTGTCGTAGCCCATCCGGTAGTAGCAGTCTTATCGGTAGTGTAAGAATAGGATATCCGGTCTGTGCCCGAAATCCCATCCCACCAGAACACGATAACATACGTACCATTATAGACGATAGTGCTCTGAATGGTGGCCGCGTTAGTGGTACCGGCAATTAGCGTTGCGGTATCCCATGTAAAAGTAGACCCGTTATACGTACCATGCCGTACATGCAAGGCAGGTCCCGCGCCACCGGATGCATCATCATAAGAACTGGAAATCCAGATATCAGATGAGGTTCCCGACGAGTTATCCGTCCAGATACTAATAGCGTCTTCGGCGGTCGTGATAAGGTTGGTAGTGACAGGTGCAGTTAGCGGATTAGTAACCTGCGCTATCTGCCCCGTCGTGCCATTCCAGTAACCGATAATCGCAGAACCATCGAATAGGTACGCGATCTTATCCGCAGAGGGACGCTGCAAAGCCTTAGCCGACGTACTTGTAGCCAGCGGACCGGGAATAGATCCCGAACCAGAAGCGCTAGGCTTCTTAACAGTCGCGCTGCCAGTGCCCGTAATAGGAACAACAACTAGTGTATTAGAATAACCAGCAGGTTGCTGGAATGGGGCACCAGGACCAAGCTTGCGCATCAATGGCGCGAATCGTACTGGCGGGAAACGGAGTGCCTGCCCCGGAGTCAACATAATGGCTTCGGTAACATCGACACCGAAGTCGTTTTGGTCCAGCGCTAGTACAGCCGTAGCCGTGCCGGGAGCCGTGACATTGACGCCCCAGCCTATGCCAAATGACCCGCCGTTTCCCCAGGTTTGCCCTGCGGACGTTGCAGTATTACTCAACGTTCCTGGCATGGTGATAGCTGTAGAGACGCCACCGTTACCGGATGGCTGTCCACCATAACCCCAGATAGTAGCATCCCCGGAACCGGCGACAGTCAGCGCGGGAGCGGTAAGAACCGTATTGCGGGTAGCATTGGTGAACTCAGCGCTGTTCGCTACCGACCCGACACCCAGAGAGCTGCGAATGACATAAACGAATCCGCCAGCCCAGGTTGTTGTACCAAAGGTAACTGTCCACTGGGATGGGTCGGTGGTAGCTGAGCCGGGAGTGCCCGCCGCGATCCGGTAACTCAGCAGGAAGTTGTCATTAGCCGACGCGGCACCGCTTGTATTCCGCAGCGTGGTGAAACTAGCCTGCGTGATGGTGCTGGCGAAAGCGGAAACGACCAGGATTATCAGGTCGCCGCCCTGCACCCCAGCCGGAAGGGCGGGTGTGTTACCAGTTAGGGCACTGTTGGCGATCTGCCCCGAATTAGATCCGACAAACGACCAGCTCATAGCTCACCGCCTTTCCAGTAAACGGCGGTTTATGCTGTCAATTCAACCCACACATCGGAAATGGTGACAGAGGGAGTACCCGTGACGCTGCTTAGCGTAACGCCAACATCAATCTGTTGCGGCTGCTGCGTCGGGAATGTACTTACCGTGCGCCCGGCAGCCGTAATGCCCAGCGGGTAAACAACTCCCGTAGCCGTCAAGCCCGTGTTCATAAACGAGAACACTTCGCCTGAGCCATGGATAATACCATTAGCCGAAACGCCTGTTGCCAGTGCTCGGAACGTGCCATTGTAAACAGCAGTAAAAGCCCAGGCGGTTGCAGATGCAGACACGGCCATACCTGTAGTAGCGCCAAGCAAAGTTTCAGAACCAATTGCGGCACCAAGTGCGCCGAAGTAAAAACCGATAGCACATGTAGGGGTTGCCGAAGTCGAGGTAATTTCTCCGTGACACCGGATACTAAGCCTAGCCCCTGGCTGATAAACAGAAGCAGGGATAACGGGGAAGTTACTTCCGATAAGCCCCGAAGTCAGGGCAGCGGCAGTTACCGCTGTACCAGCATTATATGCTTGCGGCTGAGCGGGAAACCTGTAAAGTACAGCCATGCCGTTCCTTTCTTAAAAATTATTCAGGCATTACAAGCGTGAAGCTGGAAAGCGTGATGTTAGCACCAGAGCTGAATGCAACGGAGTTGAAGTTAATGTCTGCGCCAGAGGTTCCGACCGAACCGGCCGCGAGTAGCACCGCACCAGAACTGACAAGGCCAAATGTGGCAGCAGTTCCCGACGCTAGCGCCGTAACGGTCGAGGCTGAAAAGCTTGCGGTAACCGTCCAGATCTTAGAAGGAAAAGATCCCGTCAGTGAGCCAGTACCCGCCGAACCAAAGGCGGTAGCGCTGAATGTAAACTCCGCTAGCTTAGTTCCTGAGAATGCTACATCTGGGTCCTTACCACTCGACACCTGGGCATCCGTCCAAATCTGTAGCTTGCCAGCATTGAACATTGCCTTTAGCGCATCGTTCTGTGTAATCACCGCACCAGCAGCAGCGGTATTAAAGTATGTCGTCATTTAAATTATTCCTTTTCTGCCATAGTTGCGGAAACAGACGGAAGTGTAATGCTGCCAGAACCGACGATATCCATAATAGGCTGTTCCTTGTATTCATGCGGCAGCGGGCGCTTACGTGCCTTTCGCTGATCTTCGCGCTTAGGCGTAGGCTTACCCTTCGGCGGTGTCGTTGCTGCCATTACTTGTCCGCGCTCTTAGCGGCTGGCTTAGCGGCTGGCTTAGGAGCGGCCTTGCTAGCTGCGGGCCTAGCAGGACGCTTAGCCGGTTCGTCGGGCTTAGATTCGGTAGTCTGCTGCTTGGGTACTGAGCGCCCCTTGGGAGCCGCTGTAGCTTCGTCTGCGGCGTCAGGATCGAATCCTAGACTACGGAGCACCACGGCAAGTTCTGCCCTCTTAGCGGGCTCCTGAGTGGCTGCGAGCTTGCGCCGTAGCGGCGCGATACGTGGGTCTTCGTTTGCCATGTTCTTATCCTAGCTTGAGTAGATCGGCTGTATTAGTAACGTTCGTGTTCAGGGAGTAAGTGACCTTGATGTATCGGTAACGCTGACCGACAGGAATCACCTTAACTGCCGTAGTTGCAGTAGTGATTACAAACGGAGCCGCTGTAACGGTGCCCAGTGATCCGATATCCGCATAGTTAAGCGGGGCGAAAGACGAGTTATCTACCGAACCGTTAATGGTATAGGTACAAGTTGGAGTAGCACCGATTGTTGTCGTAACTCGCACAAGAACAGGCAGGCTCTTTACTTCCGCGACGCCAGAATCCCAAGTATTGGTCGTGTCTGCGTTAGTTGCCTGACCAGTTCCCAGTACAAATGCAGTAGGGAACCCAGTAAGCGTCGGAGTAATGGCGTTCAAATTAAGGAACTGCACAATCTCGGTAAACTTGCCGGGATTGTTCACAAGTGGAGTGCCGTAAAGTGACATTTCCAGCCACTTTTCGTAAAGGTTGTCAGTGTAAGCGGTCATCTAGTGTCCTTTCAAGATATCATTTCTTTGTTAATTTCATCAATACCAGGGAATCGAGGATACGCCCTAGCATGAATTTCCCTGAGCCGGGCGTCGGTATCTTGAAGGAAATCCCAGTCTTTCCGCCATTCCTGCCACCATGCAAGATCGTAAGTATGGTGGTGCTTAATAACCCCGTGAGTGTGGGGAAAGTCTACGCCGTGCGCTTCAAAGGCTCGTACCATTCGCACGTCTAGCTGATTCCAGCAGCCCTTATTGGCACAGTGACGACAAGGTTGCCACGGTACATCTTCGCAGATGAATTCCTTGGGCTTAACCACCTGCTGCAACTTCACGGAAAACTTTGCGCACGAAAGACCGTGATAAACTAGCTTCCGGTAAGGCGACGGCAAAGTCTTACAACCGAAAGTACACCACGGTTCGTCACAATCGAGAAACGAAGGAATCACCTCTGCGGTAATTTCCTTATCGCCCTCGATATTTACGAGAGTTTCTTCGCCGGTCCAGTGCGCGGTGATAACTTCACCGTAACCATACAATCCTTTTGTTTCGATGAATTCACAATCGGGTGCGAACTTATCGATTGCTTCCACAGTCTTCGGGTGAGGTTCGCTGGAATAGCAGCAAATAATTTTCATTGAATTATCCCTGGTTTTGAAGTGCCCTGAGTTGACACATAACATCTAGGTTGGTCGGATTAGTCCAGTCAGCTTTAAGCAAGCCGAATCCTTCTCTGGCCCCTTCTGCTTCTTTAAGGACGTTAGTTGTTGGCTGATGCCCGACATGAGCTGTTCCGTCAAGAAGCCACCAGCACACGTCTAGGTCACGCTCGCGGGCATATGTAAAGAAGTGCCCCACCCACGTATCACCCAGACCCAGAGGATTAACGATATCAATGCCGAACTCACCAATCCATACCGGAGCGATATTATCCCTAACGAGATATCCGCCGTTAGCATCCATTGCGGCCTTGTAATCGTCGTAGGTCATGCCGCCAGTATGAAACCAGGCGTAGTCATGCATCGAGTAAACTGTCTTGTTCGCTGACATAACAGGCTGAGACGCCGCGTTTTTAAGATTCGTAGCATAACTCAGACCTTCGCAGAAAAGAAGTGAGGTTGGGTCAACACTATGGATCATTAGGCCAGCTTTTTCGTAGGCTAGGCGGAAATCAGTTTTAGAATTCTGGTCACCCCACGTTGGCTCATATGTCACACCGGCCGTAGTTGTATTGCGAGGCTCATTCTTTAGATCGTATCCAATGACCAGCGGATTACCCTTAAAGGTCATTGCCATTTTAACCCAGCCATTGTAAAACTTTGACGCGGGCCAGTTGCTATTCCACCACAAACCGTTACCGTCAATATCAGCGCAACATACGCCGGGAAAGAGCAGACTACAATTGGGGATAACCATGATGCCATGATTCGTCAGAGACTTAACACAAGCCTGATATACCTGGAAAGGATTAGCACCGCTAAGATCAGGATTAGCCTTAATAAATGTATCGTCTACTGGAGTAGACACGTCGAACATCTTAAGGGCGAAAGTAAGACGGATAGAGTTAAGCCCATATGATGCAATTGTATCGGCTAGCTGGTCACGGTGCCGAAGGTGAAGACCGCCCGGAACCATTACATCATTATGAGCATTCCAGTTCGCGCCAATAAGCTTTACGCGCTGACCAGCAGAATCAACAATGTACCGGCCACTGACAGAAAGCGGGGTCTTAACCATAATCCTCCAATTATCATTTCTTTGAGCCACACGGAAATGCTGGGATTTCTCCCAGCACAACCGAATGATTCCAAGAACCAAAATACAACTTAGAATCCCGCAGGCGCAGCAAGTGCAGCACCGTTGATCTTCTGAATTGCCAGGCCGTAGCGCTGGTAGGTATATGCAAAGTAGCCATAAACCACAAGCAACACGCCAAGGGACGCTGCTGCGGGCTGTTCGGCCCTAATGTAAACGGGGTTACCGGCATCTTCCCAAAGGTGACATTCCTGCTGCGGAACCACGAAAATGTGGTCCTGGGTACCACCCGTAGGGGCACCAGCCAGTCCAACAGTAGTCACGTTAGCGTCGGTTACAACCTGCATACCGTTAGGCATAACACCGCTAGAGCCCTGATTGTACGGGGCCGCGGAGTTAGCACCAGCAGCCTTAGCGTCGGGGGCGACGCCCGGCTGAGTAAACGCAGGCCAGGTGCTAGTCAGAAGCGACTGGAGCCAGAACCACCGGCGAGGGTGCATAATGACGTGAGTCGGATGGGCCAGCCCACGGGTCGCAGTATCACTCTGCGATGCCGCACCCATAATCGCGGGATACAGCGTAGGCAGGTCAGCAGTGGTAATCGCTGTAGTAGCGTTACCTACTGCGTCAAGACCCGTAGTAGCCTGGTTCAGCAGAGTGCTGTCAAGGCTAGTTGCGTACTGACGGAAAAGGTCCTGCATTACAACGTCTTCGATACCAGTTCCACGCTCAATTGCCTGACGTGAAATAGTCTGCTGGCCAGCAGCAGTCTGCACGTTAAAGGTCAGCAGAGTGTCGTCCATAGGCGTTGCCTGGACGGCGTTAGATTCTGATGCCTGTAGTGCGGTACCCGAAGCGGTCGTAATACGCGAGATATTCAGCGACATACCCGAAGCAGGCAGAGGGTGCTGATTACACATGTCCGCGAATGGACGCAGGTTGGCTACTGCCGGTGCAACCATATCGATAAGGTACTGGGGAACAACCAGACCGGAGAAAGCCGAAGTTCCGACTTCACCGACACGCAGTTCCATACCCGCACTGGCGCGGTTAATCTGTTCCTCGCGCATGTGCTGCTGTAGACGACCAGCGGCGCGAACGTCGTTAGTCGTGTACTGGCGTACAACGTCGTTCAGGAACATCTTACCAGTCGGGTCATTGCCCTTGTGATAAGTGGTTTCCTCATGGCCGACGCTAACGCTAGCACGCTGGGTAGTAGCGTCACGCTGCGGGAGTCCCGCTGGCGTAGTAGCCTTAAGCAGGTCATCATCGGTACGAGACTCATCGGCCTGTACCTGACGTGCCTTAGCCAGCTTACGCCCAATGGACGCCTGGTCAACGCGAGAATTCTGCACAGTATCCTTGAGCGAGTCAAAGCGTGCATCTTCCTCGGGAGACAGGTCGGTGCGCATTTCCTGCTGAGTGGTAGCTAGAATAAGCTCCATCTCCTTGCGGGCGCGCATTTCCCGCTGCTGAGCCGCTTCCAGCTCAATTTCCATGGAAGCGACAAGTTCCTTAATATTCATAAGAGCGAATACCTTTCATGGTTAGACATTAAACCTAAATAAGCAGGTTGCTTATTAAGGGATTGAACGCGCATTCGCTCTGATTTGCGTGTATGTCGTCCAGAATGCCGGTATGATCTGTACCGGCCAACGGTCTGAGTGCCGTTTAAAACAAGCGGTCTGATTGCCACTTCAAAATTAGTCAATCTCGGCGGATCGGTCAAGCTGGTCGAGCTGCCTGCGGTAATCTTTGTTAATCGACTTAAGCTCGCGCATAGCTGCGGCTGCCGAACGGGTGTGAGTAGGCTCGGGAGCCGACGCCAGTTCTTCTTCTGCATCGTCAAGAACGCGCTGGGCATCTGAATGTGCCTGAGCTACGTTTGCGTACAGTTCTGCATTGCGCCTGATCACTGTTTCGGCCGCATCCCTAATCTCGGGGACTAGCGTCACGGAATCTCCGCGCCTATGCAGTCGGTTAAAAGCCTCACGCACGACAACTTCGGGCATGTGCTCAAGATCCTCAAGCCAGTCAGCAGCGCGAGCTGCAATGCTGGTAAACGGATTAGCCCCGAAGTTAACTGCCGAGACATCGCCGCGATTAATGTTAAGTTGCTTAAGGGTAAGCTGCGTGTAATCGTCATCCCAGACGTGATCCTCAATGCGGAATGCAAACGACATTTCATCGACAATCCCGTCATCAATGGCGGATGCCAGATCCTTAACGTCCTGCCTCTCGGCATTCAGCCAGCTTTGGATATGCATACCTGTAGTATCGCTGCGAAGGACCAGAGTCGGATTACCATTACGGGACCTCGACCGCGCCATTGCGACGCCCAGGTGATTCACCAAGAATGCTACATCGGGAGTCTGTGCGAGAGAACGGTCTAGGGAATGCTGGTCAACCACTTCCATATACGGACCGGCCATATCCCACATTTCGTAACCGCGATTGTAAATGGTGGCGTATCCTTCAACCTCATAAACCGATCGGCCATCCTGCTTAGTGTACTTGCCTCGAAGCTCAGACGGGAATCCCCTGCGGCGCATTTCTCCACCGGGAACATCCCGGTAATGCTCTAGCCGGAAGTTACGCATTTCGTCAAGAGTTGACATGCGATTCTTTTCCGCAGCCTGCACCTTTGTCAGAAGACCGTCCAGCTTTGTCTGAGCGTCAGCCTTGTTTGTGAGTCCGTCAGTCTGAGAAAGCCTAGACAGCGCGGCCTTTACGCCAGCGGCATTAGGTGGGCTCGACGGGGAGTAGCGGTAAGGCAAAGCATGGGCTGCCTGAGTCTTCGGGTCGCCCGCTTTCTTGCCCGCGCAAATACCGTCGTAAAATGCTGCGGGATCGTCTGAGCTTGCGCCTGCCGCCCACGCCTTATTAGCGTCCCACGTACTGAAATCAATAGTAGCCATTTAGAATTTTCCTTTCACCGTGGCTCATTATGGAGTGGAGCCGCTAGGCGGTGGGTTATTAGCTCCACCTTCGATTTGAGTGTCGATTGCAGGGTTGACGTTGGGGTCGCCGGGATCTCCGGGCAATATGGCCGAAGCCTTACCGTGGACAAGTCCTGCCTTAAAGTATTCTTCGTAGTCGTCATCACTTGCCGGATCGCGGCCGAATACGGCGCGTGCCTCGGTAACTGTGATTGCACGACAATCGATCTGGGTCTTAACCCATTCAGCCCTAGTAACCGGGTCCATTCGCATAAGATAGTCAGTGTCAAACTCAAAGAACCTCGGGCGCGGAAGAATGTCAGTTAGCTTTGCTTCACGCCGGGTAATTGTCGGTCCCAGGTGCATGACCAGGAATTGCAGGTTACGCTGAATGATGTTGGAATAGGTGATGTGCGAACCGCCCGAGATAATAGCGTCGATCATATCCGCAGGTACGTTAAAGAACCTGGCAACGTCAACGCTGTTAAGCTTTGCGCCCTCGATCCAGTCATTAGATGCACCTTGCGCAGACAGCAACGTGTATTCCCAGTCATTGCCGTGAATGAAAGGTTCATCCATAGCCTGCGATGCACGCCACGATTCTGCGACGATTGCCGCTTCCTTGTCGTTGATCTTTTTCTGGGTATTCTGCAAGCTGGCGCGGGGTCCTTGACCAGACGTAAAGAACTCAGTCGCAAATTCCTGAATGGAATTGTACTGCCCTAGTGTGTAAGCCGCGTATGTAACGGGGCTCAAGCCCACGGGCAGGCCCGCGACGGTGTACTGCTTTTCATGCCAGATAAACTTAGGGTCGAACTCAGTGCCGTTAATCCGGTAACTGGTGATATTCATACCCTTAGCACTAATGACTACCGACGAACTTGGCACTAGCTCAATAACGGCCGGTGTCCTAGTTCGCTCGTCCCACTGGTTAATGATGCCGATAGCGTTACCTGTTCGGTCCAGCTCCACCTGGCTCGAATAAAGGAAATGGATAAAATCAATTCCGCTCATCATCGGAGTAGGTGCAGCATCGATCTTGTAAGGAACCTTAGTATCAGGCAAATTCAGCTCGCTGTAAACTCGCCAAGGCAACGTCGAAATCAGGTCGGCCCTGATTCGGATCGCAGCCCATACTGCGGAGTTACGCATTGCGGTATCGAGATTAACGGGGGCGCTACCGCTAGCGCCGTTATTGTAAACCCTGCGAGGAATTAGATCTGACGACTGAGAAATTCCCCACAGCGGGGTATTACTTACACCAGTTCCAAGCGAACCCCGTTCTTCTTTACTTCGGAAAACTAGTCCCATTTCATCGCCTCATATCAATAGCAGCCAGAATGATAAACAGTCCCCACAAGATACCGCCAGCGGGACGGTAAATAGCTGCTACACTCAGGGAGACAATTGCAGCGCCAACGGTTACCAGTACTGCGGCACCGTTAAACCTACGGGCGAAAAACACCTTAACGGCACCACCGCCTCTTGCGCCTACGGCGCGAACGTTTCTACTGATGAGAACACTTGCACGGGTAAGAAACCTCTGAGTGTTCTTTCGGGCTTTAGATAGTGATGCCCTTTTCGGCCAAGGCTTCCAGGTCATCTGCATCTATAATCCCTCTTTCGTAAAGACGGCGGATATCTTCCAGACCGTAATGTCCTGATCGGTACATTTGAACGACCCGCTTAAGGTCGAAGTAAACTGAATCAGCGGCGTCGTAGTCGCCTTCATCACCAAATTCCATAAAGCCCCAATACGCGAACGCTGCGGCCATCAGCGGAGCTTGTTCCGAACCGGCGTTAACACGATCGAACGCCCTCGACTCGCTAAGCTTCCGCCAGTCCGCACCCGCGATAGCGGTGCGCCAGCTAGCCTGACCATAATGCCTCAAGGTATCATCCCTGAATGCATCATACAGCAGCCCGGAAGCGTGCGCGACTTGTGAAGCCTGCAACGTTTCTACGGGAATCCCGGCCTTTTCCATATCGGTGATTAGCGAACCTGCTGCGGCCCTCTTATCGATGATCCACTTGATAGGCTTCCACCTTTCGTGGATCTCCTTAATTCGAGCAAGCAGCCAACCCGTACCCGACCTGAATTCGATGATCTGAATTCCAGTTCGATTATCAGAACCTCGGAATCCCGCGACAGAAATAGCGGCACAACTGCGGTCAAGCGCAATGTCAACGGCGAACACGGGGCGCTGTACGCGCTCTGGTTCGGCCCTCTTATCCTTTGTGAGCTTCCACCATTTCTCAGGGATAACTGCCCAGCCCTCGGAATCAGCAGGCCACTGTCCGACGCCTAGACGTTCGCGCCACCATTCAGGTTCATCGCCCTCGAACGCATCGCGTTCCTTTTCGATAAAGCGCTTAGTGATGCGAATGCCGTAACCTGGGTTGGCTCGGGCTACTGCTTCCTCACTGTCAGGATCATCATGCTTATCGCAATCAAATTCACAGTATTCGTCGCATATGTCAGCGGAATACTCAATATACAGCAGGCTATCGCTGGTGCCTGCAAGCCCTCGACGCCTGACCTTAGCGGCCTGCGTAGAAGTTTTAAGACCGGCTGAGCCAGCGTAAAATACTTGGGGGTTTGGTCGTGCTGAAAGGGAAGGGAGCGAAGCTCCGATTTTCCCCGCATCAAGAATCATGTCTTCGTCGTAGGCGATAAAGTCTCCGGTGAATCCTCGACCGGAACCGGCGCTACGTGCAATAAAGATGAGTCGCTTTCGTGCATCTTCTAGGACATGCTTGCCACCGGAACCAATGATAATGGTGGGCTTTGGTTTTGTTTCGATGAACTCGCGCCCATAGGCTGACGAGTGACGACCGATCTGCATATACAAATCGTGGTTGTTTTCGATCAAGCGCCACACTCGCTGATAGTGTTCGCTAGCAGTTTTGTGTTCGTGCGCGGTATGAATGAGCAGGCGGTCGGACTTAATGCAGAATAGGCCGAACAATTCCCTAGCTTCGTAGATCGAGCCTTTACCATTCTGCCTTGGTACGGTAAGCTTAACTTCAAACGCAGACCACAGCCCATCGGCATCCCTGGCCAGCGCATGTTTCAGTGAATATCGCTGCCAGTCATCGAGATCTAGGCCGTGCTGCTTTGCATAATCAACAGCGTCGTTGCCTGCATCCAAATTGTGGTGCTTCGGGATATGGTAAAGGCGGGGGCGCTGGTCGCCAATTAGCGCCATAGTTTTCCCTACTTAAGATCGTACTCCCTGGTTGAATTACACAGGTCGTGGGCTGGTTTAAGATTATCGTAAGCATGAGTGCCGCCTAGGAATATCGGTATAACGTGGTCGGCGGTGATATCGCCCTTGTATCGGAAAGGTTTCAGGCAGAGCCAGCAAGGGAGCTGGTGACGCCAAGCGTGATAAACCATCTTCTTCTTGTTACGCTGATATTCCGGGCTCTTATAGTGCCCGTTCGGCATATCAATATTTGTTCTCTAGCGACTCTTTATCGGTTGCCTTAGCTCGTGGCATTGCCTCGACCTTTTCTAGTGTTAGGCGAAGCTCGCGGTTGACGCTCGCTACTGCCACTTTGTCATCCTTGCCGTACTTAGCGTCACCGCTCATCTTGAAAGTAGCATTAGTTCCGTCGAGAACCTGCGCCAGATTGATCGCCATGACTTCCCATGCGCCGGTAGGTTCGAGAATGCCCCACTCGGTCAGCGTAGTCCTGACAGCTTGTTCGACTTGTCCGGGGTCCATCACTGCCCGCCCTTCTGCACATAGCCGCGAACGAATTCTTCTGCGTTTTCTTCGAGCACTCCGTCAATCTCGTCAAGCAGCGCGTCAATAGCATCGAATTCCTTGGGAGCTGGAATCGAAGTATCCTCGGTATCCTCGGTATTCTTGGGAGTTGGCTTATTCTTTTGCTCTTTCATTTGGCAGCTACTTTCTCCTGAATGTCGTGGATCGGATAACCCCTGTCGAGGAAGTTTGTCGAGTACTCTCGGAAGTGGTGAGCGCAGAAATACAGGTCGCCGCCCGGAACCTCGATCTGGTACTTTGCGTGAGAGATAGGCTTGCCATCTACCTGCGAATATCCGCACTTGTCACAAGCTCGCCAAACCCTTTTTACGACCACGGATACGACTTCTTTGACCTTCTTTGTCGCAGGTGTCATAATGCCCATAGACTGATGAGGCTGTGGGCGGGGGCGGTCATCATCGCTGCTGAGTCTGCCCATGCCGATCAGCCTCCTAATGAGTTTGTACGGGTTCCAGATCATTGTTACGACATCTCTGCGTGTAATTCCACGCCATTATTTAATGGCTTAATTGGGTCCAATCATGTGATGGGAAAAGGCTCTAATCACTTCGGGTTTGTTCGAGTAGATGATAGGGTTCGCAGCGCTCTGACCTGCGGTTTTGTGTGTGTGAGGGGGTCTGGTGTTCGACTTAAGCCTGTGACCTGCGGAAACTCGAGAAATTCAAGGTCTATAGAAAATGAAATGGGGAC